CTCACCTCTTGTTTGATATTATATCTATTTATAAACTACATCTATCCCTGTGTCTAAAAGCAGCGGCTTGCGGTACAGAAATTTATGACATTAACATTTTAGTTAATGATGCAATAGATATATTATTATCTATTAGCCCATCTTGTATAGATTTCTTTTTATTTACAATATCTAGTATATGTTCATCTATTGTATTATGTGCTACTAAAACATATACAGTTAATTTTTCTGTTGTTGTAGCCCTATAGCATCTATCTATTGCTTGTGTAAATCCTGCATATGTCCATCCTACACTAAAGAATATCTCTGTATGCGCTTCTTGTAGATTTAATCCTACTCCTCCTGCTCCTATTGTTGTTATAAATACTTTACAGGATTCATCTTTCTTGAACTTTTCTACTTGCTCATTTTTATTCTTTGTAGTGCCAGTTAGTAAAGCACAATTATACTTTTTAGATAGTTCTCTATACAGAATATCACATGTTGTGCTAAATACACTAAATATAACTACTTTACCGTCTATTTGTTCTAGTAATTCTTTTGTTCTTTCTATTTTTGAACTTTCTAAAACATTTGTAGATAGTAATTCAGTTGTTTCTGTTGCTTGCCTTAATCTTGTTAATTGACTTAACATTGTTGGTATATTTTCTATTTTATCAAGATTATCTATAATATCTTTAGTTATATTATTATATACCTTTTGTTGTTTATCTGTTAATTCTATATATTCTTTTCTGATAATCTTAGGCGGTAATTCTAGTATATCTTTTTTTAATCTTCTAATAGACACACTATCTACTAAATCTTTTATTTCATTTAGATTTTTATAGCTTTCTATGTTATTAAACATACCAAAGTTACAAAAATGATTCTTAAATGAATAATAATTAGTATCTATTCTTCCTATAAATTTTAATGGTACATATACATTTAGAGGATTATTTGTTATTAGTGTACCTGTCATAGCTATTTTATATTTTGTATTTAGCTTTAATAATGCTTTAGTCATTATTGCATTAGGATTTGTACAAAGATGTACTTCATCTACAACAATCATTTCTATTTCTTTTTTCTTTATCCAATACTGTAGTTTCTTTACTATATCTTTATTTTGTAAAGAATGTATATTAGTTATTATAAAAAACTCTTTTTCATCTATTTTTTGTAAATCTTCTAATTTATCTTTATTTGATTTTATAATATATTTATTATTCCTATTCTTTCTTAGTCCTAAAACAGTAGAATTTAATCCTGTATGTGTTTTTATTTCATCTTTATAGTTCCATATCAGACTACTTCTACATACTATGATTAAACAATGTTTTATTTTATTTTCTTTTTTTCTAATAAGAGAAGAATATATAGTTACTAAAGATTTACCTAATCCCATTTCAGATAATAATAATGATTTATCTATACTTGTTAAATAGTCTATATCTTCTTTTTGATATTTATATGGTTTAGTAATTATTTCTTTAGGTAATTTATAATGGTTTAATTTAACTATTTTATTTTCTTTATCTAAAGGAGTACCTGTTATATTATAAGTTATACTTATATTACTATATTTATTTAATACTTCTTTTAATCTATCTAAAACATTATAAGGTAATTCCCAACATTGATAATATTTATCTTTTTTATCATAATGATAATATTTTTCTGTAAAAGAATTTCTAATAATATTTACTATATTAGCATTATATACAAATTTAATATAAATACTTTGTTTATATATTTTTAATTTATTACTTTTATCATATGTTATATTTATAATCATTTTATTTTTCCTTTTTTATGGCTCTTAATCTATATATAGATATTATAACATATATAGGATTTCATTTCAAGTTATATTTTTATTAAAAATAAGTAGTGGAAATTGTCTTTCTAAAAAGGACTCATGTTTATTCTGCCCTATTTATATATTATATATGAACGTAGTGAATATATAATATATAAATAGCATATAACTATATATTATTTATATTATATAGTTAATTTTATTAAATAGATAAATATTATATATTATTATTTATACATATTATACAATAAAAAATACCCTTTGTCAAGGGCATTTTGATTAAAAATTTAATAAACAAATTTAATGTAGGTCTAATTGACCTTACTGATTTTTTGTGATACTATAAAGAATAGAAGAAATATTAATTCTGCTTCCTTTGTTAGCTTTTTATTATTTTACAATATTCGTAAATTTAGATAAATCCTCTACTTTGAAAACTGCCACATCATGTACACTTTTCTTAAACCAGTCTAGTGTAGATATTCTATTGATTACTCTGTATGCATATGCTAAACTATTTTTCCCATGATAATTTATGTATACACTTCCATTTAGCCATACAAAATTAAACTTTGCAAGTTCCTCTTCTATTTCATCATAGGCTTTGCTAGTATCTCCATATTCCTTCTTTAGCTCATCTAAATTAAAATCAAATGAAATTGCGTACATGATATAACCCACTTTCTTTTTATAAATTTATTTTATAGATATAGTATATCACATTTTACTAGTAGATTCAACCCTAGCTTTTACTTTTTCTGTAAGTTCCTCCATGAAAGTTACAATGGTTTGTCTAAGCAAATAAACTCCTGCTATCATGCTTGTGTATTTAGTCCATATTCCAAAATTTTTGAAAGAGCTAAATGGATTTATCTCACTTCTTTTAGTTACAAGTTTATCCATCAATGGTTGTATACCATGTATAACACTTGCTGTTAGATTCTTTCCTTGTGCGGCTATTAAATCATAAGCATTATCTTTTAGTGCACTTTCTAATACTCTTTTTTGTTGTTTGAAGCTGTCATTTAGTGCATTAAATTGGTTTTTTATATCATCATAATTATCAGTATCCTTAAAGATATATGCGTTTATTACATTTTTTAGTGCTGTATCTGTTGTTGTTTTTATATTTTCTTCTGTATTACTTATAGCATTTTCTATAGTATCAGATGTTTTAAGTATTATGTCTTTTATATAGCTTTTTGTTTCATCATCTATTATGAATGTTTCTATTACATTATCTATTTTATAGTTATAAGTACCATCATATAGACCTGAAACAGTTACTTTACCATTTTCATCTGTTTTCCTAGATATTACTCCATACTGCCCTAGATTAAATATTACATCTTTTGCAGCAATAGGGCTACCACTAGAATCTTTTAGATTAAGCTGAATATCTGCCATAGTCTATCATTCCCTTCTTTTTATATTACATTATTATAATTTTTTCTATATAAGAATTTGTAGATGGTATAGATAATTCTATAGTTTTATCTTCATAGCCATCTTTTATTATTTTTATTTTTGTATTGTCTATAATACCTTGTAGCTTTATTATTCCATCGCTATTTCCTATTTTAGCTATTTCTCCATATTTTGTGCTATTAAATACTGCTATTGGTTTATCTATTTTATTGTTATTCTTGTCTATACATTCTAATGTTATAGATACATCTGTCTTGTCTAGTATTTTTTGAGAAATATATTTACTAAAACAGTTTAGCCATCCTTCCATGTGTTTAGAAACAAAACTAACAAGATAGGGCAACACAAAGTTTATTATTTGTGCAATTATATTCATGCCTGTTCTCCCTGTCTAATTTAATTCATAATGCCCTGTACAGCGCCCATATTTAGCCGCTGAGGGGCGTCTAGTCCTCTTTAGGTATATTTATACCTATCGGCTAAAAAATTCCCTTAGAGGGGCTTCTACGGCTTTATGTCAGCCCCATTTTCCCTTTAGTTCTTCATATAAGATTTCTGGTGTTATACTATCAGGTTCTACATTCCCACAAACATTATATCCAAAAGCTCTAAGTATTCTTGTTACAGCTTCACTGCAATCCATAGTATCTTCGCCATCACTATATGTTTGTTTATTTGTTACTGTATATATAGCACCACTAATTAAAGCTAACCATCCGTATGGTTTACCCCAACACTTGTTAAACTCTTTTAATCCTGCTTTTATAGATTGCTCATCTGCACGATAGGAAATAAATTTTCTTATATTTTCTTTTTTGTAATTAGATAGTTTTGTCTGAACAAATCCGCTAGTTAATGCTTCTCTAAATTTACCATTTATGTTTATACCAACATGTGATGGAACAAAACTATCTTGTTTATTTTTTCTAAATAGCCCACAAAACCATTTAATTATTTTACTATACCAATGATTTGAAGAAAAGAATATTACTTCTATTCTTACAAGATTTGTATATTTATTCCCCATAACAACACCTACTTCACACATTATACATAGTGGATTGGTCGAGCGTATTATCGTTTGTTGTAAACTGCCACATCTTTATATTTTCTTCTAGGTCAGGATTTTCCTCTAAAAGACTATTTACAGGATATCCATACTGGGCTACCCAAATAAGGTAGCCTTTTTCTTTTATTGTTTCAAGAGAGACATATCCACTATCGAAATAGCTATATCCTGCATATATTCCATATAGCCCACCAGGATTTCCGCTTTGCCAATCTATTAGTGTGTCTAAGAATGTTTGTACTCTTGTATCTGCTTCTACATTCTTTGTGCTTTCAACCTCTAGGTCAGCCCATATACCTAGTGTAAATAGTTTATTATCTTCACCTAGATATTCATAAATTTTATCATTAACAAATTGTGCTTCTTTTTCAGGTATGCTATCATCTATAAAATGATTTACATAATATATGCCGAATGGTTTGTTATATTTTACTGCCGCATTTACGTTTTCAACAAAATTATCATCTAGTGTTGGTACACCTGAAAGTGTTTCCCCTAGCTTAATTATATATCCATCAGCATTATCACGTGTATCTTCAATCCAGTCTATTGTTGTCTCATATCCATGTGTACTATTGCAATCTGAAACATCATATATATTTGCTGTTGCCATATTATATATTACCTCCAACTTTTATTGTTTTATAGGCAGTTTTATCGTTTTTTCTACTATTATATTTAATCCATGATTTCCACCTAGTTTTTTATAGCTATCATACATATCTGTAATAGATGTTATTTGTTGTTGTGTGATAAACCCATTATTTTCTATATGTCTACAACTCTGTGTTATTCTATCTCGTAATAGGCTTACTATTCCTTCTTTGATAGCTACTATTTCTTCTTTATTTTCTTCTTTTTCTTTTTCTTTTCTATCTTGTAATTCTTTTAACCTTTCTTCTCTCTTTTTGAATTTGAATGTTATCCATGATATTACTAATGTTAATAATCCATTAGTAACCATGAATCCAAATTGTAAGAGAATTTCCAAAAGAACATCTTCCTCCTATTTATGTTATCGAGTTTTGTGTGATTTGATAGTTAAACTTAAAGTCACCATCTGATAAAATATTAAATTTAAGCGTGCTGTTTCCTGTATAGCCATAAGAATAATCTGTTCCATTTATTGCTTTTGACCATGCACCTCGTATATCAACAGTAACAGATAGTTTATCTATACTTGGCACTTGTGCAGAATTTGTTTGAGATATAGCAAAACCTATTCCTATTCCATCAACATCATTTTTACTGTCGTAGAATGTAGCCCATTGTGTTGGTGTTATTGCTCCTAAAGAACTAGCGTCAATGCCTTCATTTAACACAGTATCAACGTCCATAGCACTTAGTCTAACAAATTTACTATCATAAAATGTATAATAGTCTTTAAGGTCTTTTGTTATAAAATAAACAATTTTACTATTTTTTTGTATTATATCTGTTACAGTAACATTATTTATTTTATCGAAAGAGTCTCCGAATAGCTCTCTAGGCAAGCATAGTATATTGTTAGGAATTGCTGTTAGCTGTACTTTGCTTACTGTGTCTGTTTCATCTTCTGATTTAACAGCTATTTTGAATTTGCCTAAATCATACAATTCTGAAGGTGATGCCTGTTCATAATTATTAAACAATGCTTCTTTTTCTGCATCACTTAATGCTGTAAAATTATCTGCTACTTTAATAAGTTTATACAATTATTTCTCACCCCTTTATATTAGTATTCTTTTTGGCTTATATGGTTTACCATTCATTTTATAAGAAATTAACCTTGAATTTTCTCTAATTATATCTTTTACTACATACATATTTATATTCTTTTGCACGAAATTAAATATCTTTTTAGAATAACAATGTGTAGCCATACCTAATCTTGATGTTATTCCTTGTGCTTCTTTTACAGGTATGATTTTTAACTTACTTATTCTTCTTGTTTGATTTAATATTCCTTTTAATACTCTTTTTCTTAGTATTATTTTGTTAGGATAAAATCTATAACCTATGAAGTCTAGTCCCATGTTTTCTAGTCTAAATAGCTGATAGGTATGTTTTGGTTTTAGTTTATATTTTCTTAATACCTTTTCTACAAGAGGTTTTATTAGTTTTGCTTTTTCCCAGTCATCACAAAAAGCCACAAAGTCATCCATATATCTTACATAGTGTTTTACTGTTGGTTGACTTCGTATTACTGAATCCATTTCTTTTAGTAGCAAATTTGCATCAAAAGCACTACAATAATTTCCTAGTGGTAATGTTTTACAGCTATATACAACTTTAGCCTTTAAGGATAAATATTTTTTATCTTTTATAAACCTCTTATAACATTGCATCAATATGTCAGGCTGTACGTTATCAAAGAATTTTTCTATGTCTCCTTTAATGACATATGTTGTTCCTTTCTTGTCATTTGCTATCCATTTCTTTATAGCAGTAAATGCTTTCATCTGTCCTCTGCCTTTTATGCTTGCTACGGCATAAGGGTCTATTCTTTTTACTAATTTATCTTGTATTAACATAATTAGTATATGATGAAGGCATTGGTCTGGGAAGAATTTTGGTTTTTGTAATTTTCTTAATTTCCCGTTCTCTATCCTTTCTTCATATATGTATTTATTTGGTGTAAATGTGTCATTCAATACCATTTCTCTTAGTAAGTCTGCATATTTATCTATATTAGCAAAGACTTTCTGTACACTTAATTTCTTGTGCTTATGTCTAGCCGCTTCTTCAATAGCAGTTATACAAAAATCATGTGTGATGTTTTCTTCTGTAATTAAATTTCCTATCCTTTTCATTTCATTATCCTAACACCATGTTTATATTGAAATACAAAACTGTATTATTTATTTCTCTTGTCAGCACTACAATTAACACTAATTACATTTCCAAATTAACTTCGTACTAAGTAATTTTTATTTTGTGTATATTTTTACCTAAGTAAAGTAAGCATCACCTCATTCATTTGTATATTGTGCTGACAACTTCACAAAAACCATAGTTCACATTAACAATGCCTACGGCATTATTACACGTAAACGTGAACAATCCACAATGTGAACCATTCTACGTGTTACTACCAACAAGAGGGGCTGTGATGCTTACTCTTGAGTTACATTACTGTAACTATTTATATTATACAACAATAAAATGTAAATGTCAAATCTTACTCAAATAAAATAAAAAAAACTAGGCACATTAAAAATGTGCCTAGTTTTTTTTGCCCTATTTTATTTTTTTTCTCTTTTTCTCTTTTTATTCTTTTTAAGCTATAGCACAAAAACCATAGTCCACATCAACAAGGCCCACGGCATGATCACACGTAAACGCGAACAATCCACAAGGCGAACCACTCCACGCGCTACCACCAACAAGAGGGGCTTGTAATCCATAAGCTGACCAAAAGTTATCATTTACTGTTTGTGTTGTTGCATTAGTATCACTAGAGGGTGTAAATAACCAATCGTAGTCTGCATCATTTGCTATAGCTGTAATTAGTGTAGAACTACCACCATTAGGATATGTACTTGTTGTAGGAGTCCATGATGCTAAATCATTTACTGTTGGGTCTGTTTGTATTGTATCTACATCCTTAAAGTATGTTTTACCTGCATAGCATACTGCTCCATCTATATATGACCAAACATTACCCCAAAAATCTTCTATCCCTAATGCTAATGCACTTTCATTTGCTGTTACTGCTGTTGCACTACCATCCATTCCTTTTACGCTATCTGCGCCACCTGTAGTCCAAACATGACTTCCTTCGCTATATCCATTTGCCACAATAGCTTGTACATCTGTTGTTGCATATTTTACTAGCATTAACATTACTAAGCTATATTGTGCTTCAAAGGTTAATTCATTCATTCCTTTTGCTTGTAATGTTGTTCTTGCTGTATTTAATGCTGTATTTGTTCTAGGTGTTTGTCCACTTAAGCTCTTGAAGTCTCCACTTAGTTTATATTTTGAGATATATCTTTTTTCATAGTGTTTTCCATTTACGTAATGCCAAGGGTCAGGCTTGAATCCTGCTTTATATTTTGGTGCTACGATTATCTCAAATTTCTTATCTTCTCTTTGTACCCTTCTATACCAAAATTCATTGACTTCAATCATGATGTCACCTTTGATAGAAGCATGAGTACCTTTTCTTATTGTCTCCCATTCTTCGTCTGTATAATCGTCTTTATACACATATGAAGCTGTCTTTGCTGTATCATTCCATATTCTACAACATTCTCTTGTTTTGAATGGTGCGATGTTCTTGAAGTTATCTATTCCTTCTACTGTATTACTGCTCCTATTCCATGTTAATCCTGCCGCATCATACGTTCTTGTTCCTACTGTTTTACTCGGTTCAAACAATACTCCATACATAGGAACTGTTTCATCTAGTGCTGTTTTTACTGAATCAGGAATAAAACTTGTATCTACGTTTCCAATAAGTAATCCCATATCTTTCTTTTCCTCCATTAAGTAGTTTGTTCTCTCATAGCCCAAACAGAATTATCAGCTACTTTTATATATACCATCTTATAGAATTTTGATAGCTCTAAATAGTCTGTCGGTATGTCTTTTAGGTATTCATTTACACCACCAAATATTAATACATCATCTACTGTAACATCATACCCTGTTAGTGTTTTACTGTCATTACCTAAATAAATATAGCTTTTATCATTTAAGTTAAATACAACTGTGTTTATTCCTGTTGCTATTTGTTCGTTGTTTACATATATTGTTACAGTATTATTTTTGTCTCTTTGTATTTTATACCAATTCCAATCTGTTTGTACTAATTCTTTATTATCTGTACCTATTGTTTTTGGTAGTGTTGTTCCAATGCTTGTTCCATCATTGAATATTATATGTATACTATTTGGGTGTACTTCATCTACATCCTTTAGTTTTTCAAATTTCGCCCAAAAACATACTGTAAATTCTTTATCATATGTGTATGGTATTTCACCAACATTATATAGATATGTATTTTTCTTAAATGTAGTTGCTACATATCTTTTTTTATTGCTAAATCTAGGGTCTCGTCTTACCGTGTTCATGTCTATGAGTTTACTTGATTTTGCCATAAACTCTATTGGTTTTATTTCGTCTTGCCATCTATAAATACTTTTACTCAATTAGCTCCACCTTCTCGAAAGTCTTAAATTCTGATGGGTCTATTTCTTCTGAAACCCTATAATAGTTTGTAGTCATTTTTGTATAATCTCCTAGGACATATTTATATTCATTATTTGGCTTTGCTACTCCGTCAAATATAATAAATTTTGATTTACTTGCTATTGTATTGTTTATAGTAAACCTTTTTCCATCACCAGAATCATAATCAAATATATTTTCTGATACACCTTTTGTTACACCGGAAAGTTTTAATACTTCTACGGGTGGAAATGAGAATGTTGCTGTTTTTTGAACAGAAACATCGAATGTATCACCTTTTTTAGCCCCTAGTTTATTTACTTGACCATAGTTATTATGTTCTGTTGCAGATAGCAATACCCAATAATTAGCATCATCTTCAAAGCTCTCTGTTGACATATTTTTTTGTATGCACAAATACAATTTATTATCATTTATTACAATATCATTAGTATTATATTGTTTTTTTGGTTTCCATTCTTCAACAGAACTTCCACCACCTATATTAGCCCAATTAGATTCTGTAAATGCAACATCAGAATTTGTTGTCTTACATTTATAGATTTTATTGTTATGCTCAACAATAGCTCCTTTTACATAATAACAACTACTTGTCCATTCAGGTATTTGTGTACATACTAATTCCCAATTATTTTGCTCTTGTGTAAAATCTGTTCCTGATGTTATATTTGCTTTTGCTCGATATAGTATATTATCATAATATACCATTTCCCCTTTATTATATCCTTTTTTTGGTTTCCAGTCAAGTATTTTATTTGAAGAATATAATAAACCTATAATTTCCCAAGAAACATTACCGTCTGTTATAGTAGTGCCAATTTCTTCTGTTTCTAATGTTGGTGGTGTACTTGCTGTTGTTCCACCTAATACACATCTTATCCATACATCATTAAATCTTACAATATCGTCTTTATTGTATAGGTGATTGTTCTGCCTTACAATTGAGTTTTTATTTATGTATTCTACTATTTTTTTATGATAATGTTTTAGTCCATTTGTGTCTAAAAATCCTTGTGACATTCCATCCCATACATCTAATGAGGGTACTGTAAAATTATCTGTCCATAATCCTGCACCCTGTATGAGTGAAAAGCTATCTACTTTCATGTTTCTCTTTATGGTTGGTGTATTATCAGAATCATTACATGAACCACTATTTATAGCAAAGTCTGTTACAGGAAAACTAAAGTCTTTTGTTTTATATCTAGTCTCTAGGTTATCTTCTATTTCTTTTTTGCCATCAATGAAAACATAAAAGATGTCACCTTTTCTTACTATGCTTATGAAATGATTTTTGCCATCTGCTAGATTTAATGTTTCTGTTGCGTCAATATATACATTATTCTGTATAGCTAGTCTTAATGGATTGCATAGAAGCATAAATGTTCCTGCTGTTGTTAAGCTATTATTATTTGCTACAGACAATAAAACTGTATTTTTACCTGCTGATGCTTCTACATTAAACCAAAAAGATAGTGTAAAGTCATTACTTCCTAGAGAAAAATTTGAAGTGCCTTTAACAGAAATCTCATAGTCTGTTCCTAGATTAAAGCTACCATCACCAATTATTCCTGCTTTTTCTATAGGTACAGAAGAATTACTTAAAGCACCTGATTTATATATTCCAAATTCTCCATTTATATTGTTGTCTTTATATATTTCAACTTTTCCATGTTTATATATTGCTCTTAATGCTAATGTATATTCCAAGTATTAAACCCCCATTCACTGTAATCCTTCAATTGACACTCCCCATGCTTAAAGGCAGGGGATTCCTACTTCTTTGACCGTAGCGTATGCGGTGAAACCGCATGAGGTATGGCGTAGCCATACCTTTTTATGTCTTACACAATCTCCATAGGCTTATTTTATACTGATTCCGCAAGCCCTACGGTACAGTTTTTATATTGTTTAAGCTACTGAAAGTAATCTTTTACCCTCATTTAAGATGTTTATGCTTGCATTTATGTCTCTATCATGTGTAGTATGACATTTTGGACATTCCCATTCTCTGATTGACAAATCTTTTACTTTTGGATTTCTATATCCACAAGAACTGCAGATTTGAGAACTAGGAAAGAAAGTGTCTATTTTTACTACTTGGCAATTACTTTGCCATTTTGATTTATACTCAAGCATAGTAACAAATTTATACCATGAACAATCTTGAATAGACTTAGCTAGTCTATGACTCTTTACCATATTCTTAATCCTTAAACTCTCAATAGCTATAACTTGGTTTTCGTCTACTAGCTTTGTTGAAAGTTTTTGAAAGAAATCATTCTTGAAATTGGTAATTTTTTCATATTGAATAGCTACTTTTATCCTTCTTTTTTCATGGTTTTTAGATTTAGGCATTGTTCTTGAAAATTTTCTTTGTAACCTTTTTAACTTATTTTCAAGTTTTTTAATATGCTTAATATCCATATTGTATTTTGTACCATTAGATAAAATAGCAAAATCTTTAATACCTAAGTCAATACCAACTTCATTAGACTTAGAAGTTTTAAAAGTATCTTCTTCCTCAACAAGAAGTGAAACAAAATACTTATTTGATGGTGTCTTTGACACTGTAGCATTTTTGATTTTTCCAGTAAAAGCTCTACTCTGTTTTATTTTTATAAGAGTTTTTAATTTAGGCAAGTGTAACTTGCCGTCACTAATAAATATCATTCCAGACTGATTAAGTGTTCTATAAGAATTTTTCCTGTGTTTACTATGAAATCTTGGATATTTAGACTGCTTCTTAAAAAATCTCTGAAAAGCAGTATCAAGGTCACGAAGAGATTGCTGTAAAGCAACAGAATCACTCTTTTTTAACCATTCATATTCAGAATATCTTTTTAAATCAGTAATATGCCTTGAAAGTTCTTTCATAGAGATAGATTTTTTCTCATTTTCCCAAAGTTCTTTTTTAAGAGCTAAACAATGATTATACACAAAACGTGCATTTCCAATACATTGGTTAAAAAATTGTTTTTGACTCTCATTGGGATATAACCTAAATTTATATGCTTTTAGCATTTTGTTTCACCCCCCCCCCTCCAGTTTAACACTCTCCACACCTAAATTTTTGTTATTTTGTTTATATTATAATACAAAAGTTGGTGCTTGTCAATACTTAATTTAGTTCTCGCGCCTTATATCCCCAGCCATAAATGACGGGGTTTTACAGTGCTTCAAATAATGTGTCTATAAATTCGTTTGTTATTGGTTGAATTTTTGTGTCATATACTGCAAGTTCAAAATTATTTTTTGAGAAACTTGTGTCATTATTCTGTTTTATGCTTCTATATATTGCACCATCATATAATACAAGCTCTCCTTCTGTATATGTATTTCCTGATTTCCAATCTTGTATATTAGATAATAATTCCCAATTATCAATATCATCTTTAAATGTATTTGCGCTTGTATGTTCTTTTATACATCTATATAATATACAATTATATATAATAACATCATTTACAAAATATCTTGTACCTTTTGCCCAGTTATCATGTTTTCTATCAAATCCATCCCAATACTGTGGTTCAAATATACTTGTTGATATGTGTGTTGAATTACATACATACAATGCTCCATTATAATATACTAAAGTATTTTTCTCATAAACTTTATTTGCAGTCCATTTTGAAATATTTAAATCAGATACATCACCAATTAATTGCCAATATCCATCATTAACAGATATTATTAATGGCTTTACTTTATTATATGAACCATTAGAAGCATAGCTTCGCTTTTCTCTATTTGATACGAATTTAATATATCTTGTATTTAAAGTAACTTTTAAATTAAAGTTTCCATCAAGCTCATTTTGTGTTTCATATAATTTTGAGTAATTTGTTCCGTCATCACTTACATAAATATATAAATTACAATATGCCGCGGAATAATTAGCAAAGTAAGCATAAATATTTGATACTTGTTTTATACTTCCTAAATCATATACATCTGATGCGTCTATAGTAACATATTCGTATGAGCCTATTGGTGCGTCACCATCATATGTTGTTACAAAAAATTCATTCTTAGTATTTAATGTAGTTTGTTCAACATCTTCTGAAACACTTGTATGTGCTACTTTACATCTATATAGTTTATTATTAGAAATAACAGTATCTCCAACTTTATAATATATTCCTTTTTTATATAATTGTACATTTGAAAATGTCTGTAACCATTCTGCTTCATCCGTTGCAAAATCATTGCCGCTTATATGTGTTTCTACTGCTTTATATGGAACATTATTATAATAAACTATTTGGTCTTTTAAATATAATGTTTGCTTTGTCCATGTGCTAGCAATATTTATTGTTCCAATTAATTGCCAATTAGCTACATCTGCATTGAAACTTGTACTTGTATGTAATTTTACACACCTATACAAATTATTTTCATAACGAATCATATCACCAATTTCATATTTATGTGATGTTACCCAATCTAATATTGTAGCACTGCATAATTGTACCCAATCATCATTATTATAATCAACATCAAAATTATTTGTGCTTGTATGTAATACTTTGCATCTATATAGTAAATTATTATGTAATACTAATTGGTCTTTTTTATACTCTTTGTTTGCAGTCCAGTCCGTTATTTCATCTACTGTAGGAGAAACTAATTCCCAATCACCATCAGTTTCATAATCTACTTTAAAGTCCGTACTGCTATCATTATTTTTAATGCACTTATATATCTGTGCATTTTTTAATACTAAATCACCAATATAATAATGTGTGTTACTTGCCCAATCGTCTATTTGTGTTTTACTTATTTCCTGCCAATAATCATTTTTATAATCGTGATTAAAATCATTATTTGCTTTGTGTGCTAATAAGCATTGATATAGTTTATTATTATGAATAACAATGTCATCTTTTAAATACATTGTTGCCGCAGTCCATGTATTTAATGTGCCACCACCAATGGTTTCCCAATCAGCATTATCATTGTCCCAATTAGTTGCGCTCATGTGTGCCGTTTTGCAACGATAAATCGTATTTCCATTTACAATACATTGACCTTCATAATAATATTTATTTGCTACCCATGCTTGCAAATTTGCTAGTACGTTGCTTAGTAACGTCCATTTTGAGCGGTCTGTTTCAAAGTTACTACTAGATGTATGACCCGCTGAATTTATAAAAAATAGATTATCATATTTTATTATTGTTCCAGCCTTGTAATATACTCCGCTTGCCCAATTTGGTATATTAGCGTAAACTATATCCCATTTTGCAATATCTGTTTGAAAATCTGTTGTATTGCTTGTATGTTTTGTATTACAACGATATAGAATATCTTTGTATATTACAAATTGACCTACTTGATATGGTTTATTTACTTGCCATTCATTTGCACCACCAACACCACCAACAATTTCCCATGAATTAGTTTCATTATCAAAACTTGTTGCATCACTCATGTGGTCTGTTTTAGAACGATATATAATACCGTCTACTAAAACGCATTGGCCTGTATAATAATATGTGGATGATTGCCAATTATTTAAATATGCTGGTACATTTCCTAGTAATTTCCATTTTGCACGGTCTGTTTCAAAATTACTTGTCGATGTATGAGCACTTACACATTTATACAATAAACCATCTTTTATTACTACTACATTTAATGGGTAATATTTAGGATATGTCCAGTCATTTACTGAAGCATATAATAAGTTAAAGTTTGCAATATCATCTATAAAATTAGTGTTCCCACTTGTAAAATTTGCATTTGCTACATAGTATGTTCCTTGATATGTAACAATCTGACCTTTTTGATATTCTGTATTTTTAGCATATTCATCAACTAAACCATATGTATCTAATAACTCAAATTTAGTTTTATCAAATGTAGTTGTACTTGTATGTTCTGTAATACATTTATAAATTCTATTATTATAAACTACTGTAGCATGTTCTTGATATAATACACCATCTTTCCACTCTTGTACATTTGAAAATAACTGTTGAAAATTAATTTTATCTTGTGCAAATGTATTTAATGATGTATGGTCTATTTTACATCTAAATATCTCATTATTATATAATACAATTTGTCCTCTTGTATAATATGTATTACCTATCCATAAGTCTAATGAGTTACTACTTCCAGCACTAAATTCATACACTATCCATTTTATACTACCATCAGTAACTATAGAACCTGTTACATTGTTTTTTGGTTCGGTTACACCGCTTGTGCCACCAACAATACATTGATAGTATTGATTTGATTTTCCTTTTGTTATACGAATTATATCGCCCTTTACATAATCTGTGCTTTTATTCCAAACACTAAAATGTGCGGGGCTTTTTGCATGGTCTACCCCAAGGCACTTATCATCTATATCTTTAATAACATTATTAAATGTTACATCAATAAACTTATCTGTAGGTTGTATTAATTTAATCCCTAAATTAGTTGTTTTATTACTTGCCAATATATATTCACCCCGCATAATTTTTACGTTATTAAGTATTAATTTAATTATATCATATTGCAGTATTTAAGTCAATAAAATAAGCATGATGCTTATTCACCATGCTTAAATTGTAATAAAGTCTTTATCTTCAAATGCACCACTATTCCACTTATAGCCTTTTGTATAATTATTTGTTAATTGTGTATATCTTGATGCAATTCTATAGCCATCTTCCATTGTTACTGGTAACAATACAACTTTTCCATTACTATCTAATCCACATATTCTATACATTGTAGGTTGTAATTCATATAAGAACCCATCTTGTCCTGTAACAGTACCTAATGTAGTCTGTGTCCCTATTCCTAATAATACACAATCATCTGTTGTATATGCTTGTGTAACACTATTTACTGTTTGTGGTAATGTTATTGTATTTCCTGTAACTACGCTTTGTGCAAACTGTTCCAAATCTTGTTGTGTTGTGAATACACCACCTAATATTGGAGCATTGTATTCCATTTCTTTTTCATAGCTTGCCCAAGAATAAATATTATTCTTTTCATCATATACATGTACAGTCATATGAATATTACTGTATTGTTTTAATTTATCATCACCAATAGCATTACAAAAATCTACCCACCTCATTCTCATGGATTTTTTACTAACACCGTTTGGTTGGTCGTATGCTACATCTTTTGTAACGTCAAATGTTTTATCATATGCTTCTATAGTAACTGTATTAAATAAATTTACATTAGTAACAACTACTGTTGTAGCATCTGTTTGTGATATTATACCATAGTTATCAAATTTATTTCTTGGTATAAAACTATATACTAAATCACCAGTGAAATGTTTCTGTATGTCATAATCATCAACATATTTATATTCTGTTATGCTATCTCTATCCATGCCAAACTTCATATTTGCCATTACTGTTGGTTGTTCACTTCTACGTTTTGTGTATATAGTTTCTATTTTATCTAATTCAAAATCTTGCTCATCATTTACACTTGCCGTTCTTATTTCGTAATTATCTATTGTGATATTTCCTTCTTTGCAAGCATAATTAAGCCCATTTGCGTTCATACCCGTATTTAAGAATGTTACTAAACTTCCTTGTGTATGCTTTTGTGGTAATGTATCAAAAATACCTCTTATAATCCCTGTTAGCTTATATGTACCATTTGGCATTAATTGCATTTTATCATATGACATTATTTCGTCATCAATCATTACAATATTTTGACTACTCTTATTATTATATGTATCTGGGTCATCTGCAATTCTATCACAAATATTATTAAATTGTGAACTAGAATCTGTACCTATATTTTGTATCTCAAATCCATTAGCATCTTCATCAAATGATAATGAATATTCTGTTGTTAGTTCACCAATCATAGAAAATTGAGAACTTCTTGATGTTACTCTAGTTCTACCATCTAAATATTTGTACATAAACCATGAGCGTGTTTCTTTATCTGGTCTTGTTGCATAAGCATTGATTGTAGTATTTAAATTCAATGTCATTTCATATGGTAATTCCAAGAAAGATGTTTGTTTACTTTCTGTTGGTTGCTCTGGTGTATCTTCCCATGATATTATACCATGATAATCATAATCAACTTTACCAAATCCAAATACATCTTCTACCGCCGTTATGTTTATAGTTTCATCAGTTAATGAACCATAATCTATATCTGTTACCCTAAATGCCTGTTTTGTAATTCCATATGGTTCCCAGTTTATTCTTATTGGGTCTCCCAAAGTTACATTATATCCTGCGCGATTACATTTAAATGTTATTGATGCTAATGGGTAACCTGCACTTAATAATGATGTTTGTGCTAATGTTCTTGCATTTTCAGCAGTTGTAAAATATTGTCCATCAGTATCTTGTTCAGTATAATTATGTGTTATAAATGTATTCGCAGTATCTTGTATAATTACCGTGCTTGTATCATATTTATTATTTGCATCTGTAAAATTAACATTTATTGCGCTTACTGTTTCAGACCAATCAAGTCTTGTAAACTCCATATTCTCACAATTAGATGTGTTAAATTCTATAACATTATCTACATCGTAATCATTACGAATTAGCTTAAATGTTAGCATACCTGTTGTTGGTGAGTCAAAACATACACCATTTATATGTTGCAATATCTTATTTATATATGAACTTGCTATATCTACTTGGTTAAATACACATGATACTCCTAATCCTTCTAGTTCGCATATTGCACCTAGCTTTATTAAGCTATCAACATCTATTCTAGTATCTCCATAATCGCAACCCCAATAATTATTCTTTAGTATCTCATATATAGCATCAGCAGGATTTTCATCATCGCCTAGTCGTCCTAAATGATAACGACCATTTTCTACTAATTTATCAAAATTAGATGATACTCTATTAAACTCTGCACTCTTTGCATTTGGATAGTTATCTTTTAATGCTTTCCATTTATCTTTGATATCAGATAGTGCACTATTGTAATTAACCATTTCTGCATCTGTGTCTGCCGATATAGTTCCTATATATGTATTTAGCGTATTATCACAGGCATCTTTGTAGTCTTTTATTGCATCCTTTACTGCTTGGTTTTGCTCCGATATATATTTATTAATATAATCGTAAGAATTAGTTATATCATTTCTATATTTCTGTATTATTCTATTTTTATGATTTGTCCATAACTTATTTGGATAATTTACTATTTCAAACCACATTTCTGGTATATTTGGTTGCTTTCCTATATATGCTTTTGGTATTACACATGTAAAATACATTGGATATACTGGTGTTAATCCTTTTAAATCATCCTCTACTTGTGCATTATCTGTCATTTGCTTAACCATCCAGCTATCTCTACCCTGTTCTGTAGTACCAAAATATAGCCTAATATCTCCTACAAATCCACCGCCCTCATCTGGGCCACCAAACATATCCTCATCGTCTATATGAGCTACTATACCTTTTGGATTATCTACTTTCCATGCTACATGGTCGTTATTATCCCATACACCTTTTTCTGTAGATTCTTCAACCTTATCATCATACACATTCATGTATATTTTTTTTATTCCTATATTATCTCCTGTCCAACATATTATATGTTGCCAACCTAAATAATATTTAAACCCTTTTTGTATAGTTGTTTTTAGTAAATGTTTATTTATTAATGACATTAATATCCATACAAAGAAATGTGAAACAGCTTTCATCATTGCCGCACGTTTACCACCAGAATCTATAGTATTACCTTCACCTGGGCTAGAAGTAACACCACCACCACCACTTGTTGTAACATGTTGACCTGGGTGTACAATAACTTTATCTGGTATAGATATGCTAACTATCAAATCTATTAACGTCCCCAATATCATAGGCCATACGTTTAATTTACTATGTGCTCCATATTCTTCTGTATATATTTTATAATCATAATCTCCATAATAACTAACTAGTGGAGTTTTAATCATTCCACGTCCAATTACTACAGGGATTGCACTACCTATTGCATTAACATTATCATATGTAAACTTTGATGGCTCTTGGATGCTACTTCCATCATTACCAAATCTTCTCCTCAATAGCCATAGTAGCGTTGTTGATATACCCCAACCAAGATATGCTGAAAATTGGTTTTTATTTTCATTATTTTCATTATTTTTTGCGCGCTTACCCAATTATATTGTCACCTCTATAAATAAAAAAAAAATTCCTTACACATATTATATCATGTATAAGGAAAATTATCAATATTAACCTAAGTTCATTGAATATATCTTTCTATCTGTATCTCGTGTAATTACATCTGTCATTACCCAATATGCTGGCGGATTTTGTGTGCTTCTTCTAGTATATACATTATATGCTGGAATATAAGGCACTCCACTAAAATTATCTGTATTATGAAATTTTCTAGCACATTTTGTAAATAGATTACTGCATCCAGCATAAGCATAAAATGTATTTTGTTTATCATTATCATTTATTGGATATTTTAGATATATTGTATTACCTTCATGCCTTTTTATTTGTCTATAGCAATTTCCCATTTTTATAAAGCCATCAGTAAACCACCCATTTTCAACATCTTCTAAATTCTTTGATTGTATAGTTAGTCCACTATGACTATCTACATAACATTTTAATTTCCATTCATCCATATTTAACATGCATTTATTATCATATATACAATTTATACAATAATAGCTTAATTTACCTTTTGGTACATTTCTTGACATTACATTTTCTATTGTAATAGTTAATTCTACTTCACTATCTATAAAATGCGCTTGCGTTACTGTTCCATCTAGTATTTTTATATAGTCTTGCTGACCTTCGCCATGCATACGATATATTTTTAATTCAACACCGTCTTCTTCTGGTGGCGCTCCTTGATATAATAACCCTATTTGTGATGTTCTATTCATAGTTACTATACAAGTTTCTTTATTTGTAGTACCTAGTTTTAGACTATCTCCCCTATGAATATATTCTGCCGTACATGCATATATAACACCATCTAAATTAATAGTTTGTGAAAAATTTGAGCTTGTGTAGGCATATTCAACACCATTATAGGTAAATATGTATATTTCTACAGGGTTACCATCGTCAACCGATAATTCACTAGTATTATAACTCATACGTCCACTTCCTTAAATGATACTGTTGTTGTAGCTACACAATCTGTCTCATAATTAAATTGTATCTCGTCGCTATCAAATCTTACTAGATTAAAATATGATATCATCATTATATTATCTAATGGTATAGTTTCTTTTACTGTATCTGATAATAATATTTTACCTACTTTTATCTCCCCATATGTAGGGTCATGCCTTTTATCAGTAGCATATCCAAATATTTTAAATATATGTGCTTGAAAATCTTTTGTCAATACTACTATATATTTCTTTCTTGTTACTGCTGAATAATAATCATACATGCCATTAAACTCTGTTATGATATAGTTTTGACCACCAACAATATCTTCATATGGCTCTATATCATTTACCCATGTTGGACAATAAAATGCTTTATATCTACCGCTAACATTTCTAAAAAATCTTTTCATATCAAATATCATTGATTTATCTAAAAGGTTTATATCCCATGTTTGTGTATCATAATAATAATTACTTTTCATATCATATTGGAATATACCTGTATTATTATCAAGTTTATTTACATTTTTATTTATTTTTAAATTTACAGATTCGTCGCCTACCCATGTAGGTGTGAATAAAAATACTTCTCTATCATTAAATGTTTGTGGTAGATTAAACATATTAAAATTTTCTGACGTACCCTCATAAGGTAATACTTTTGCTGGCAAACTTACGTTTCCTACTGCATTTACTGCTTCAAAATTTAATACAGTATGTGTTCCTCTAGCAAATACATAGTTTACATCTGACGATGGTTGCGTACATGTATTTATTAATGGATAAACAAATGTAGTTCCTGCTCTAAATGGTTTTGATACAGGGTCTTTTAATTCTATTATACCAACATTATTTTTATCATCTATTCTATAGTGCCTTACTTTTCTTACCATATTCTTACTTCTGCCCAATGGGTCATCTTCATAAAATAATTCTACATAATCACAATTTTCAAAATTATATAATGAGTTTACTGGTATTTTTATTATTTTACCACCTAATACATCCTCTACTACTGGTGTAGCATTAAACCATAATGGTATATACTGTGTTCTATTTTGTTTTTGTCTTAATAATGCTCTTATCCATTGTGCTTGAAATACATCCATAGCATCGTAGTCAAAACTAAATTTACGTCTAGGATATTGCCTAGTTTTTAGTCTTTGCTCTTTACCGTCATAACTTGTTATTATACTTGTATTATATTCATATGTTTCTGTTATTTTTGTATCTGCCAACTAAGTCTCACCTCAATTCCTGTGACTTGGGCTATACTCGCCATAATACTTTAATTCTGCGGCTTTTCTAGCATTTAATGCTTCTTCTTCTGTATCGAACCTACCCAAATGAATAGCCTTTTTATCTACTGTAATATATGCTTCCCATTTACCATAATGAAACCTATATCCTTTTGCACCACGTCTATTAAAATTATTATGTGATATTGTAATCCATCTACAATTCTCTGGCGAATATCCTTTATCATTATCAAATCTATCTAATTGTAATCCTTCTTTATATCCACTGTTATTAGCCCACTCAACAAATGCTTTTAGACCTTCAACTGTATCTGCCCATTCTTCACATACTTTAATTCCCCTACCACCGTAATTAGGGTATTTATAATCTTTTTCGTATTCACAACGTTTGTGCATGTCCTTAAAAACTGGGTATAATTTATTACTAGATAAATTATGTTTTGTGAAAGTATGCTTTATAGTGCAAGCATGACACATTTTAGTTTTGCTATGCGTTAAATTTGATAATTGTACGTGGTATATTTTTCCACACCCTAAACATTTCAAAATCAACATTCTTGCACCACTTTTATTTGGTTTTGGTAGTTCCCCCAAATACTGCCAATGTCCAATAACTTCTCCAACTGTAAAATTGTACTTTCTGTTAGCCATAGTTAACTTCCTCCTAAATCATTTGATACATCTATTATAGCATGATTTTCCTTGGTTGTCAACTACATGATTTTCTACCAGCTCGGACTGAGGTCATATATTGAAATACTAACATCATCATTCCAATGTTCACCATGCCCTGCAATAACAAATTTATATTTACCATAAATTAACCAAGGCTCATATATAGGTCTATTATTTATTCCTACATCTGGTCTTTGTAATGGCTCTAATGCAGGATATAATGATGTTGAATACTCTGACAACGACCATGTTAAACTTAATGGTTTTGCAGTTAATTTAGGATATTTCTTATATTTAATAAGCACATCACAAATTTTATTTAAATATTTACTGTCTATGCCTAAATCTGTTAATGTAAAATCTTGTAATACTAAATAATTTGTTCTAAAACCATCTTTATTTTCATATGTTAATACTTCATCTTTTTTATATTCTTTTCCTATTTCTACTTCTTTTATATCACTATCATAACATAAATAATAATCTTTATTTATACCATCATGGCAACTTTTACAACCACCACATATAAATTCTGAATCTAGCTTAGATTCTACTTCTATCCAATTATCTTTTTCTGCTTCAAAATCCCCTGTAGATGTATATTCCTTTATACATCTATAATATTTATACTCATATGCTACAAAATCACATTGTTTATATTCTTTGTTTTTTACATATTTCTTTATTTTATTTTTATTCTGCCCCTTACTTGCAATATGTGCAATCCATTTTACTCCATTTTCATCATCTATGGTTACAAAAGTTCCACTACAATTTTCTCCTTCTGGGTTATATGGGTCTATATGTGTTGGGTCAATTTTGACATGGGTTGCTCTTAACCATTCAAAACCTTCTAAATAAAAATATGTATTACTTAGTACCTTATTAAATGATAGTGTTGGATATTTATTTAATCCTGTATACTGATAATATCCTCCATTAGCAACGTGTAACCTAGACCACTCACCAAAATATTCATATACTGTTGTTCCTGCTTTTTTATTTATTATTGTATCATATGTTGCTAATAACTTTATAAAGAATGTTGGATTATTTATGTCATCTTTACCATATGGTCTTGCTAAATCAGCAAGATATATATTTCCAATACCCTCTTTACTATCATCATCTATTACCATATCATATACTGGTTTTTCAAAATGCCCTATAATAAAATATTTTGTACTGTCATCATTACCACCATATATTACTTTAAATTGGTGGCTATTAGCTATAGTAAAATCTATTTTCATATCTGCTATTGATGTGATATTTGTAGTTCTTGACTTTAATGTTTTTGTTTCATCGTATACTTCAAATACTTTTGTTGATGTGTTGTATACATATAAATACCCATCTTGCCTTGTCAATACTGCCGTTCCTGCTGGTAATGTTCCAGTATTTAAATGTAACATTCCCCACATTCTCATTGTCATAGTATCCCCATACCAAGGAAATTGTGTTAAACTACTAAGCATTTCTGCCGATACTATTCTTATTCCATTCCAATATGGGTAACTAAAATCAAAACTAGCATTTACTGGACTAAATGCTCTATATCCTATTTCTTTTACATAATATTCATTTGCCAATATATCACCACCACCAATAAAAAATCCTCTATATATATATTATAATATATAGAGGATTTATTGTCAATTTGATTCTTTTGTATTATCCTCAGTTTTTGCTTCTTCTTCTTGATATATTGAAATACCATCAAAACCATAATATCCTCTGCGCTTACCCATTGGGAATATTTCACAAAGTATATTACTTTCTGGGTATTGAATTTCATATGTATGTGATGTTTGCATGTTTAATGTGCTTATAAAATATATACCATTAGCCGCACCGGCTGGTGCATATAAATCCATGGCATCTGGGTCTACACATACACTAAAATATATTGGCATATTTATTGTAATACAATTTAATGTATTTATATCTCTACCCCAATCTAGTCTTTCTTTTGATTGTAGATATAAATAGTGTGGTATTTTACCGTTCTGTGCTTGCCCTTTTACTCTTATTGGTAATGATAGTCTCTTACCTGTTATATTATCATTACCACTACTTGCCCAATAGATGTTTCCTCTTGCATCTGTTGGTGCCTCATCTATATCTATTCTCAAGAATGTATTTGAATATTGACCGCTACTTAATACTGGTAATATAGCTTCATCTGATTCATCTTCATCTTCATATACTTTATATGCAGTTTTCATCATATATCTTGTAGCTGAACCACTAAAATATGCTCCACCTGTCCATGTGTCATATTTATCTAAATTACCAAATATTAAATGCGTTGTTTGGAATAATTGTGATGTTGTGTCATCTTTATAGGTTATTCCTACACCATTCTCTAAATTTGATATATAAGCATCAAATGCAGTATCATATGTTGTCATATCTTGTTGATATTTTGTCATATCTGTATTATATTGAGTCATAGCAGTATTATAGTCATCATCTATTTTTTTACAATCTGCTTTATATTGTACCCAATCATCTGATGTCTGATTATAATATCCTATTATGTTATCTATTTCAAAATTATTTGCTTTATTAGATTTATAATTATTTATCAATATGTCCTTAGGAACTAAATAAAGAGTGCTTGTATCGTATGTAGGTTTTGATGAACTACCAGTAGATGTAATAGTATAATTATTTTGTTTTGGTGTTTTCATAATGTTACAAAAATAACATTTAAATGATTTATCCTTACTTACCATATATGGAGCTACGCCAAAAAAGTTTACTACACTACTAAAATCCTTTTCTGTCATATATGATGTGATACTATATGACATACCAAAATCATATGATGATGATGTTGTTACTGATGATATTAATGCACCTTTTATAGCTGGAACATATGTAACACCATCTGACTTTCCTAAACTATCACATATTGATTGTAAATTAGTATCAGCAGTAACTACTTGCATTGACTGCAAATCTAAACGTAACGCACTATAATTAGTTCCTGCGGAAGAATTTAAATCATTTAATTTATTATTAATATTTATTGCATATGATTGTAAATCTGATACACTACCACACCCAATATCAGAACCATTATCCCCAACTAAAACATCCCAAAACCGTGCATATGCATGGTCTGGCATATCTGACATAGCTCTTATTGCTGGTTTTGTAGGTTTATTTGGATATTGTGCTTTTACAGGTTTTACAGGTGGTGTTGGTCTTGTTGGTGGGTCTGCAACTTTATCAATAACTCTTTGTCCTTGTTTTACTAAACTAAATGTTAATGTATCTGTTGGTTTAGTAATTTCATTACAATATAAATTATATGTAAATCCTGTTGCATTTTTATTTTTCAAGTATGTTATATAATTATCTTCTGCTGTTAAATATGCTTGATATGCCGCTACTTTCTGAAGATATTTGTTATAATCTGCAGCTTTATTATTATAGTCTGTGTCTATTTTATCACACTCTTGCTGATATTTTTGTAAATCTGCTTGATACTGTGCATCTATTGCCGCGACTTGTTGATTATAGGTTGCTAAATCAGATTGATATTGTTTTAATGCAGTATCATAATCTGAAATTGTTTGGCTGAAATTCTTTAGTTTTTCAAATACTGATTTTGGCATAGCTATACCAACAATACCGTCATAAAATCCTTCTCTATATGGCCCAACTGTTGCAGTAAGTAAACTTGAGTTTACATCGCCGTTATTTTTATGTTCCACAATGGCGAATGGAAAATTAAAATTACTACCAACAGAATACTTCTCTTTCGCCTGTTCTGGCATAGCGTTCCATTTATCCATAAAACTACTTTCAGTAAGTGTGGATATTTCTTGTCCAAATACTTCAATCACATCTTTGAACGTACCTGTACCGCCAACATATACACCTTTATTTTTAAACTCATTACCATTTTCTATTGTAGCTTGAGTACCATTAGTAACTATTCTCATTGAGTTATTATCAAATAAAAATACTATTTCATTATTATATTGATGTGCGGTATCGTATAATAAATCAGCTAGTGGAACACCCCTACCACCATATTTATCTTTATCATTCTGTAATGAAAATGGGTCTGTTCCATGTATGTTTGTAATACGTGGTGCTATTTTTCGGCCTAGGCTTGCGTTCTTATCACTCCTAACTACTGTAGGGTCTGTTGGCTCTGTTGGCCTTGTTGGGTAATTTGCCCTTTTAGGTGCTTCTGGATAATCTTCTTTTACTGGTTTATCTACTGGAGTAGGATAATCTACTTTTGTAGGTCTTGTCTGTACTGTTGTTGCAGTTCCCTGTGTTACTGGCATAAATACACCCTGTACATCTTTTCCTCTATATTGTACAGGTGCATTATATTGATTATACCATCGTTGTGCCTTTGAATAACCTTCTGATACTGTCATGCCAATACCATAATAATGGATATCTTTATCTGCGCTTAAGCTATCCATTTGTGCATCGTCATTTGTGCCAAATATATTTGTACCATTTGCACTACGTAAACTTATAAAATATTCATTCGTTCTATCTTGAAATACTATTTTTTTACCATCATTACTAGACCTATCATAGATATTAGAATCGTCTGTAAGGTCTTGTACTATAGTATATCCTTTTCTTGTTATATAATCTGACATTTTTTCAAGTACTTCATTAGGTGTACTTAAACCCTCATATACTACATATGACATTAATTATCACCTTCCTGTCTAAATGCTATTCCATTATAGCCTAATAATCCGAACATATTTCTACGAATACCTGTTTGAAAACAATTATATTTATGAACTTCTACTGGGTAATTACCATTTTTAATGCGATTTGTTGCCATATTATACATATTAACATATCTTATTACATTTGATATTCCTACACAAGAATAATTATCTAATTGTTGCGGGTCACGTTTTACCATAAAATACATTGGCATAGCTAAGGTTATTCCATTTAATGTATTTATGTCATGCCCCATTTCTGCTATTGATTTAGAATACAAAGGCCAATATGTTGGTAATTTTACTGCATTATTTATATCTAATGTAGTTACCATTTTCATATAATATGGCATATCTAATGTTGTACACCATATATTTGTCTGCTCTAAATCTTTTATATCACTATCTTTTATATCACTATCTTTTTTATCTGTACTATTACCTAATATTACTTTTCCACCAAAATTTTGTAATAATGTTCTTTTATCACGATTTGGTGCATTATCTACCAACCCATATAAAAATACCTCTACATTAAATAATGAATTATGATTTGGTTTTGCTGGACTAAACATATAACAATCATAATTATTTTCTGGGTAATCTATCCAAGGCTTTCCTTGTGCATACCCTGCATTATATATTGTTGAGTGCCAACTTAAATCTTTATAATCTGCACTTGCAACCATATATACTTGTGAATATAAATATGATGCTGATTTTGCTACAGTAGAAACTCTTACTCTATGAACTAACTCATATGTACATATAAAATCTCCACCATAATAAAATCCACCACCCATATCAGTCCATTTATCTAAATCACCAAAAAACATATTTGTTGTACAATCATAGCTTGTTGTATCTGTGAAATCTTGATACTGTACATTTTGTTTATTTATTGCTGAAATCATAAATGTATTATGGTCTGAATTATAATTCATTACTAATACATTTGGTTTATATAATGTAGGTGTTGGATATAACATATAATAATTTTTAGTAAAATCTACTGAACTAGATATATCTGAATCATATACATTCATTATACCTCTTGTGCATAAATTCTTCTGCCAAAATATACTTTCATCATTGTCCAATTCATTTGTTGCCATCATTGAAATATATCCATTATCTATACCAAAGAATATTACATACATTTTATAAATTCTGTTATAAAATATCATATATGTATATGTATTTTTTAGTTTTGGTATTCTATTTGGTGGTGATGCATATGTTGTTATATTTTGGTGCATAGTATATACACCTACATCTAACAAAAAATCTCTTATTTCTTTTAATATCGTAGATGTATCTGTATCTGCTAATTGTACTTCTTTTCTCAACTATTATGCACCTTCTTCCAATGGAATTAACATTTTATTATCAAATTTATTGTGTAATAATTCTTTATCAAAATAATTTAATACTTTTTTATTTTCCCAATCATCATTTACCACTACACCGACTTTTGTAGGATATTTTCGTAATCTATCATCCCAACCATTTGGCACACTTAAATATTTTTTACCACTAATAGTTACTTCACCGCTAGGCATTGTTTTAGACCATGACATATAATTGCTAGGTAACATACCATATATACCATTTTCTTTATGTTCTATTGCGTCTGTTTGATATACAATTACTCTAGTGAATGGTGAAGCAAATTTTAATTTAAATTTATTTGTTAGTTCTTTTATTCTATATGTATCAGTAGTATGTGTAGTATCTGCCCTAGATGGATATGCACCATGTAAATTTGATGCTTCTAGCCATTTCGGCTCATTTAATGGATATCCCCAATCCCATATACTACCACAACTAAAATAATGTACTACTGTTGCATCTTGTTGCATACCATAAATATCTTTCCATATACCTTCTGGTGATAATATTCTAAAATTAGAAACATTTGAACCATTAAATTTACATGGATATAATAAGTTAGAATTTGATAATGCTATATTTTTTATATCTAATGTATATGAATTTCCTTGTGTATGTGTTGGCATACCACCTGTAGTTCTTCCAAATACCCATATATCTTGTGTTAAAGCCCCACTACCTCCTGCTACAAATAATGGAAATTTATATGTAGCATCATCTACACAATCCATCATTCCAAAACTCATTGATTGATATACATCTTGTAAATCTGATGGTCTAGTAACTCTATAGGTAATTGTAGCACTATAATCATTTTTTGTAAACCAATATGTTAATGTATTACCAAATTCTGCTTTATTTTCATCACTCATTGTAAACCAAGGGCAACCAACACTAGGAAATGATGGTAATGCTATATCATTATCTGAACGACCATATTCATAATATATTTGTCGTGCTGGTAATAAATTCTGTCTATTGAATTGTGCATGGGCTTCTTTTTCACAAGTTATTTGTGGTTGTTCACACATCCATAAATTTTCATCAAATAATGTATGTGCTCCTATAGCTAAAAATTCACCTGTGTCTATAAATGGATTTTCTATGTTATCAGAATTATATTTAGTTCTTATATATCTACCACGGCTCCTATTATATGATAATATCTCTAAATCATTATGATTATATAATTCTGCTTGATTTGTTTTATGTGTTATTCCTTCACTATTTATATCATTAAAATTATTAGCTCTATAAAAAGGATAATCTACTTCTTTTCTTACCCAATCTGCATATGTATTTTTATTTACATCTGTATGTTGTAGTGATATATAAAAATATGGTAGTGTTTCTGAAAATTTCTTTGCTACCTTTCTTACTCCTTTTTTAGTGACTGTTACCTTTTTAGGATAGCCCTTTGCTTGTACTTTATGTATTTCTTCAAGTTTTTTATCAACAAGACTCTGTAATTCTTTCATACAATCATCTGTATATATTACATCTACTAGCCACAAAAAATAATCTGAATATGTAACATTATCTGTTGATAAATTATTTTTTTTCAGCGCATAATCTATTGCTTTTTTATGTATAGCACTATATGGAAGACCAGTTGGTGAATAACCATTCAGGCACATCCAATACGTATAATACTGACTTTGCTTGTTATAACTCTCACCACCACGATATGATAATATAGGATTCTTAGTTTTAATTTCAGTATTCATGTTTATTATATTTGTCGAAGTAATATTTGACAATTTTGATAAAAGTTCTTGCCAAATACTGTCACCATTTAACATCATTGGTGAAAAACTTGTTTCATTTTTATCTGGTAATATCGGAATTATCAATATATTATTACTATTTATATAGTTTTTTATATATGATATAATAGTATCTGTATCACCAGTATACTTAGTTCCAATAGATAATACATCTATCCTATTAGTAAATGTTGGTATCGTATATCCTTCTGGTGCGCTACCAACTGTATCAAAATTATTTACTAGCTTGCAACCTGTATACGAAAAATTATTTTTTGAGGAAATGACATTTAATCCTGCTCCATTATAACCTGTAAAATTATCTTTAATTTCGTATTTAGGATATATATACCCATCTTCTGTATATGTATATTCTTCATCCACATATCGTGTTACTTCTTTTGTTATTGGTACTTGTAATGTAGCTCCATAAAAACTATGTAGTCTATCATCTACTAAATTCCATGCTTGTGTTGTAGCATTTGATTTTTGGGCAAATGTTAAAAATTTGTCTCCCATATCCCTTAGTGATGTTGCCGTTCCTTTTTCAACCATCATAATAACATCACTCCAATTTTATACAAAAATATGAGTTGTTACTTCTCATTTGCTTTGTATCAAATGCAATATATTGTTCATTATTCCATGTCAATATACGTTCAGCATCTAAGTCTCTAGTACCAGAAATCCAATATACACCACGAAGAATACCATTTACATCTATTGGGTCATTTGTTTGTAACATTACTGGTATCAATAAGAAGTTATTCTGCTCAACTTGGCCATCTTCACGATAATTAGGAATTAGTTTCTCATTCTTAGCATTATATGGAAATACTGTACCTACTGTGTTATATCCATAGCTTGTGTTAAAATCAAATTTTCTCCATGTTCCATCTGCTCTACGCAAATATCCGCTACCACCATTAGGAAATAGGAATGACCCTTGTGTATTATTAGGCCATACACCGCCCTGTGATGTTCCATTACCTGCAATATACATTGGATATGGATATTGACGTTCACTTGCTATTGGATTTATAAATCCAATATACATACTCTCGTATACGATTGACATACGAGTTACTATTATTGCTCTATATGTATCTACAAATATCCAATACACAAACCTTTCATCTTTAGCCGTTGTATATGCTGGTTGTAATCCTATCTCTCCTTGATGAGATATTTTTAACCATTGTTGTATAGAACCAGGTTGTTCCCATAACATTAAATATTCATCATACCCTGCACATGAATCTAAATACATTCTTGCATTTGTGTTAGTATCTACTAATGCCTGTAAGTATATTTTATCATTGCCATCTCCGATGCCTTCCCATATGCAGTGCATTAGTCTATCATTACCATTATATGTATGTTTTTGTACTAAATGTTGTGTCCAACCTACCTTAACTAACATTTCATCTAGTTTTTCTATTACATCATATATTGAAGATGCTTCACCACTTACATAAGCCAATTTATCACCCCATCTGCTTCATTAATTCATTCATGTCTAATTTTGAAAAATCAACATGATTCATTTGTTCCATCATTTCATTCGTCATATCCCTTGTTATACCCACCTGTGTCTCTACACTATTCATGGTGAGTATTGCACTATATGTTTCTATTTTTTTTTCAACAATTCATAAGAATTGTCTTGTAAATATTCTTTGATTGCTTTTTACGCTCATCTGTCAATTTTTCAATAAACTTCTCATCCATATTAATTTCCTCCGTGCTATCAAATTTCTATATATTCATTATAGCATTTATACAGCATTATGTCAATAAATTGACACTCCACATTTCTAAAAGCAGGAGATTCTTGGTTCAACAACCATTGCGCTTTCCGCCAAAGCATCTGGCGTCTTACACGATTTCCCCAAGCGTGAATTCCCATGCAAAACATATAGCTAAATTATTTTAAAAAATAGAAATTTGACAATGAAGTATAACTTGACTATGTGTTTATAGTACCACATGACTTTTCATATGCCAATAGATTTTTATGAAAAATTTTATTTTTTCTTGAAGAAATTTCCAAAGATTTGAACAGTTCTTGTTTTGTGTCACAATTAGGTAAACATATTAATATTTCCATAACTTGTTCATATGTCATTCTCATAGAAACTTCTCTACTATTACAATCCATATATGTAAACATGAATTATAACACCTCAATATGTGTACTTAAATACAATATGCCATAAATAATATTAACTATTTAAGACATATTTTATATTATTACTTACATTTAGCCGTAAAATAAAATCGTACAAAACAGGGTAGGCGAAATCCTGTCACGATTTTAGATGTTACGGAGCACCTACATCTACAAATTTCTTATACCGTTTCTCTTGCAAGCAATGGACTACAACAGCTTGGGAAATCCGTTACCTTATTAGAATCCAATCAGGTAGGAGTGCCTGAATCTCTTGGAACAGACAGTCCTACCTGATTGGAATTTTATTATCTAAATTAAGCAGGTTTCGTAAAGTCACTTCTTTTATACATAGGATAACACCTCGTTTATTGTCTTTTTATATTATATCATTTTTGTTCTAATTTGTCAAATAAAAAATAGGTGCAAATAAGGAATTTATGCCCCCGTTTGCACCTATTATAAAATCTGCTAACTTACCTTTTAGTATTAAAGTACTGATAATACTTTAATTTGGTATAGTTTATTATTTATAGAGTCTAACTCTGTTGATATATCTATATTATTATTTTGTATTACTGACTTTAATTTTGAAATATAGTTTATTATAGTATCAGTATTCTGTTTACTATCTTCTGCCAACACAATATTTATATAATTTTTCATATACTAAATTATACTCTTATTAAATTCTTCTACAATTTCATCTTCTGTAATAACCTCACCTTCCTATATTAATAGCTACCAACAATCTTATTAGTAAACTTAGCACTACCTCTTGTAAAGTCAAGCATAATTCTCTGACCTCTTGGTGAACGCATAAAGTGTGCTATGGCTTCTTCTTGGTTGCTTACTAATGCTACATTCATATTTGTTGTACTACTTACATTTGTTCCTAAAGTACTAGCAAATGTACTCATTCCTCTTGCAGTCTCTTGTGCCGCAACTTCACCACCATCTGCAAATTTAGGAACATTTATAATATTTGGTATTCTGCTAAAGTTACCATTATTTACAGCATTTAAGAATCCTGTTCCGTATTTTCTTACGGCGCTTGCTTTAACAACAAATTCTCCATTACTCAACATCGCAGGTATACTGTCACTTGTTGATGTTCCTTCACCTTTAACATTTCCACCTGTAGAGAATTTTCTTATTAGTCCTCCATCCTTATGCCCTTGTTCTTTAGTTCCTTGCCCTGAAGGTATATTTGCAGCTGCTGTTGCTATAACGTCTAGTGCTTCCTTTGCACTTTTAGCTGAATCACTAAGTTCATCTAAACTAGTCTTTACTTCTGTTGAACTTTGCTGAACTGCACTAGATAGCTGTTGCAAAGATGTATTTGTTTGTGATATTGTTGTTTCTATTGAAGCATTATTTGTAGCTTGCTGTGCTTGTGCAGAAGCATTTGCTACTGTTGGAGTAGATAATGCTGATTGTGATTTCTTCAATTCACTATATGTTTTATTTTGGTCTAATACTCTAAAGTATCCACCAGTACCATCTTGCATCCATGTATTTTTTAAGTCATAATTCTTTTTGCTATTATCCATCTCAAAATAATGACCAGTTTCGGGATTTTTAAGGCCTAATATATCTGAGGAATCTCTATATGTTTGTAGACCCTGTATTCCAGTACCATCTTCTGATGCTATAATATGTAGCTGTGACCTGATAGGTGAAAAATAGTCTGTTAAACCATTTTTATCTACATTTTTATATTGATTAAGTGTATATATTTGCCCTGGTGTTACTTTAGACGCAAGATTTTCTGTTGTTGGTTGTCTACCAGACTCGTCTTTTACTGGAAACCATTGTTGCATAAGCCCTTCAACAAGTCTCTTTGCAAAGAACTTTTGCATTGTCTTTAGGAAATCTACAACCATATTTTGTAGAGCTTCACCTAATGAATGAGCTTCATTTACCCCGTCTGTAAGGAATGTTACAAGCCCATCTTCTAGTGCTTGTCTTGCAGTTTCATGCGTTTCTTCTAATAAAGTTTTTATATGACTTAACATACCAGAAATTCTCTCTTTATTAGCTATCTCTTGCATCTGACTCATAGAAGCTGTCTGTCTTTCCATCTGTAAAGCTATATCAGCATTTAACTCATCTATTCTTTTTGTTACATTAGCCACTTCTTGAGAGCCTTGTGGAAGTCTATCTCTTTCTGCCTGTTTCTTGCTTAATTCTTCTCTTAATCCTGCTATTTGTATCTGCCTACTCATATAGTCATTATTCATAGCGGCATATTGTTGTTTATATGCTTTATTTAATTCGGCATTTTTATAGGCTTTCATCTCCTTATTTGCTTCTTCTCTTTGAAGGTTTGTCATAGGTATATTTTCTAATACACTATTCATGTAGTCATACCTATCAGAAATTGCTTGTGTCATACCATTTAATATACTATATAATTTTTCTTGTGCACTTATTAGCTTTTTCTTTATTTCTTCTGCTTTTTCAGAATTACCCATAGCTGTAAACTCAGCATATTGCTTTACTAGAGCTTCCATCTGATAAGCAGGTGTTTGTTTAGCAAGATTTATTTTTGTTCTAAGTGTATCTAATTCTTTATTGTACTCTGATAATTCAACATCTGATTTTTTCTTTGCAACAAAATATGCTTGTTCTTTTATTTTTAGGTCTGATTTTTTCTGATTCCAAATCTTCTGTTCTGCAAGTAAATCATCTCTTGTAATGTTCTTACCTGCTGTTTTATCAGACATATCAAAGCCCTTATTATACTTAATAAGCATTTCATAGAACTTTTGATTTTCTTTACTAAATTCTTTTCTTACTTTATCATAGTCTGATTTAGCGTTTTGTGTATTTCTTATATTAGCATATTTACCAATATCAGAACGCTTTAAACCTTCTCTTAAAGAGTCTTGTAAGCCTTTTCTCCAATAATAACTATCAAACTGTTTCTTATTCTCATTGTTGTTTCTATACGCCCACTCTTTATCATTAGCTTCTTTCCAACTATTATAATAAGTCTTATATGACTCGTTCATCATATCATTACCACGAAGTGCTAATAATCTTTGTGTATCTGCATGTAAGTCATTTAATACATTTAGCTTATCAACTATTCCTTGGTTCTTAATATAATTACTATCATTTAACTTCTTATATGCACTTTGTAGTTCTTCTTTTGATGAAAGTCTATAATAATAATCACTAAGCATATTTCTACTTTCTTCCATTGACTGCCAAGAGTCAACAATATTTTTATTATTACCTGTGTTATTAAATCTCCAAAGTGCATCATTAGCAGGACGTTCTTTATCATTTATTTCTCTATATTTTGGATTTGATTTATCCCATCCTATTGAATCCATTTCTGTTTTATATTTTTTATATTCAGAAAATAAATAATTAAATTCACTTACTAAATCTTTTGCATTATTTTGTGACTCAAATACTTCCATCTTGCTTGTAAGATTTTCATAAGCTTTCTTTAATTCACTAAACCCATTAGGATTAGATAGGAAATCATATATTTTTTGTCTCTTATCGAGTGTATCTCTTATTAAGGATATACTTTCAGGTTTATTTATATAACCTATATATTTTTCTGCTAATTCACCAAAATCTGTATCATAGTTTTTATATTTTCCATAAGCAACTTCATATGCACGATACTTAGCTGTTGTTTCAAGTCTACTTATATTAAAGTCAAGCTGTTTTTCTAGTGCATCTGTTACAACTTTTGCTGTCTCTTGTCTTATTCTTATATTTAGTGCGTTAACCATATCACTAGCTTCAGGAGAATTACTTCTTTTGGCTTTTTCTAGCTTTTCATAAAGACTTCTTAACTTTACTTCAAGCATTGGCTGACTACCAAATATATCAGAATTTATATCACTTAATATATCCTTGTATTCATCTATTTTCTTTTGCATATCTTCAAATGCTTGCATAGCTTCTTTTGAGCTATGTGGAGAAAATAGAGACATCCTTCCATTAGATGAACCGCCACTTAATGCAACATTCTGTGAACCTGTTCTTATTACTGCATTTGTTCTAGCTAACCAATAATTTAAGTCTTGTTCCATAATACCACTACCACTAGAAGTATTTGGGTTATTATGTGAGCTGTTTCCTACAGTATGCTGTGCGTCTTTTACCATAACAACATGACCATAATCATTTGTAACTAAAACATCACCCGGCTGTGCAATACTTGTATTTGTGTCTACTGCAATCCCTTGACTCTTTGCATCACTAACAAGTCTATCAACATTTGCTACACCTTTAGCATATTCATCTGCTAAGAATGTGTTAAACCAACTACCTAGTCTAACTACTGCTTCTACACACCCATTAGCTAAATCAGGCATTTCTGCATTTCTTAGTCCACTATTTAATGCTGTATTCAATGCACTTGTAATAGCATTTCCTGCATTAAATCCTATCTGCTCTCCTAATGCTTGGTTTCCTATTGAGTTACTAATATAATTAGCTAATGTTATTCCGCTTTGTGAAATTTTCTGCTGATATTCTTGTGCTAATGAAATATATCCACTTAAGTCATTTGTGGTCATATAACCGCCATTATGGAGTATGTTAAATGCACTAGAAGCATCATGTGACTGTAAGAATCCACTATATCTATCTTGTTCTAATACTTCTGCTAAATCTTTAGCGGCGGCTGATAAGTCAGGAAATTTTACATAATATCCACCCTCATTAGAAGGTCTTGCGTCACCACGCATTGACATTGGATAATTTTCATTCCACGTTATGCCAGCTGGGTTATTATCATTTACAAATACATCACTTGTTCCTCTTGCTGTTTCATTAGCTATAAGTCCTGCTATTATTCCAATATCAGGTGAAGTTCCTGTCTGTGCTTGGATTGCCTTAGAAACTTCTATTGCTAAGTCTAATACTTTATCACCTGTATTAGCTTGTGCACCATTCGTTCCTGACTGCTGTACCATCTGCATAGAAGAAAGTGCATTACTAAATTGTGCAGATGCTTCAAGCATTACTTCGCTATATGTACCTAAGTCTCTACCAATTTCTTTTTGTGTTTGTGTAGCTTTAGCAAGTTCTTTTGTATATTTATTTATTTCTCTTTGTACTTTATGTTCTTCTTTTAGCTTATCATACTCGTTTGCAAATTTACTTGTCTGTATAGCGGCTAGTTCTTCTTTTGCTTCTTCTAGTCTAGCCGCCGCTTCTTCTTTTTCGATTTCTGTTTTCTGCATATAATAATCTTTTACAGACTTAAATCCTTCTTTATATGCTATGTCATTTTTTTCAAGTAAATCTTTTAGTGCTTCTATCTTATCGCTAAGAATCTCTTTTAGTCTTTCTCTGTTTTCTTTTAGCATATCTTGAGATTCTTTAATAGCCGCTCTATTTGCCTTATCTGCTTCTCTTTGTGCTTTAGCTTTTTCTTTGCTATCGTCAGCAGGTCTGCCTTTTAATGCGTTTTGATTTGGATTTTGAGTTGAAAGTATATGTTCCCTATTATTTAAGAAATTTCTTATACCTTCAACAAAATCATGCAAATTCTTATGTGGTTGTGAATTTTCTCCTGCTTCTCTTGCTTGCTGACCTCTTTCTCTCCATCCATTTATGGTTTGAATATCTCTGTAAGAATTTGTTATTATATCTGCACCTGTAATGGCTATCCCTGCGATTGGGATATATTTCTTTAACATGCCTTTTGCGGCTTCTGCTGCATCTACTCCTGCTTGTGTAAATGCCTTTGCCGCACCTTCTGCATCACCATGCATCAAATCCCACACAGCCTTAACAACATTGTATAAAGTTCTAAAAATAGCAACAACAGGTTTTACATATGAAACAATACCTATAAGTACATTCTTAATTATTGCAAAAGCATATAAAGCATCATAACCTAAATCTTCAATAGATGTTTTATTTTCTTCTAATAAAGCAATTACATCTATTATTCTTTCTGCAATGAATACTAATAAGCCAACACAAATACTTATTGCGTCGCTAAGTGAATCTACAGAATCTTCTGCCCCTAGAGATTGCTCTGCATATTCTGCAACCTCTATAATAGCATCACCGATAATTTCAACAAAATTAGCAACAAAATTAAGTAATCCTTCAAATGATTCACTTAATGTTATTACAGTAGCATTTTGTTCTTCTAATGCTTGTGTTTCTTCTTCTGTTGCTCCTGTTGCTTCTCTATACTTTGTAGCATCATCTTGCAGTCCTGTATCTTCTGCATTTTTATCTACCGCCGCTTGGTCTGATGTATCAATACCATTTCTTGCCGCTGATGATTTCTTTAGCACATCCCATTTTGCAGAGTTTGGATTGATTCCCATATCATAGACTGTTGCTATTTGAGAACCTACCCATTTCATAAACTCAATTACAGGCTGTTTTACTGCATCACTATCAAATACACTTGCTAGTGTTAATTCCCATGTTGATTTTAAGCTGTCAAAAGCACCACCTAGAGTAGCAATGTTTTCTCTGTTTGATGCAACGAAACCTGCTAGTCTATTCTCTAACCACGCATATAAATCTTCACCTTTGGCTTTTACTTCTTTAATTTCTTCGTCTGTAATGCCTAGTTGTTTAGCCATTACAGTTCTGTTAGCCATACCATTAAAGATATCTCTTGTATCTCTTGCGATAGTCAAAGAGTTTAATTGAAGTTCTTTACCAATAGTTGTGAACAAATTAGCCATTTCTTCAATCTGACTAATGTTCATTCCTGATTGTAAGCCAGGCTCAATGATTGCTCTAAATGTATTTGTTATTGCTTCTAGGCTAGTACCTGTTTTTATTGCGTCTACTGCTAGTTGCTTAACAATACCATCTGCCATATTTAGTGCTTGGCTAAATTGTAGTGGTTGATTATTTAGCAAACCTATTGATGACATAGCACCTGCAATACCATTACGCATCATCTGCATAGCGTTTGCCGCTTCTAGCCCAGGCTTTATAATATAATCTTCTATTGCACTACCAATAGATTGTACAACACTAAAAAGTGTTTCTGTTGCTGAAATAGCACCACCGATTGCAACAGAAAATGCCGCCGCTCCTGCAACCATAGTAGAAAACATCTCTGGGAGAACCGCTAGACCATTGTTTATACCAAGTATTGACTTTTCTGCCATCTCCGACTGTCTAGCCAATTCGTGCATACCAGAACCAAATCCACGTTCAAAAGAACCTGCTAACTTAGCTAATTCTATCCCTGAAAGTCTTGTTGTGAGAATATTCTTTAAGGAAGATATTGTAGGCTCATATCTTCCTTCTACATTTGAACGTAATCCTGAACCTAGATTTGCATAGTTATTATTAACAGCCGCCGCTCTTTGACGTTTTAGCCATTCCCTTCTAGCATATTCATTCTTTATTGAAGGTAGGAAATCACCATATAATTTAGATTCTGCCGCATAACTTAGCTTTCCTCTTTCTGTAAGGAATTGCTTCATGTTATTCATGATTCCTAGTGCTTCTTGTACTCTAGCATTTAAGGCTTTATTACCCTTATCAGCACTGGTATCAAATTTATTTATTTCTGCAATAGTAGACGCAAGTTGTTTACGTAATTCATTAAACTGTTTACTATCATTATTTACCTCGCGTCTATTCTTCCTTATAGAGTCAGTTAATCTATCTACACCCGCAGAAGAATTTCCAGTATCACCTAATAACTGTTTAGCATAATTATTAAAGTTATTTTTTCTACTTTCTATTGTATTTTTTAGTTGTGCCGCTGTATCATATCTAGGGTCTTGTTCTGTTATTGTACCATTCTTGATTTGAGAAAGAAGATTTCTATATACTTTTTGCTGTTCTGAAATAGAACGTAAAGAATTTAAGAACTCATTTTGTGCCGCTTTTGTTGCATCTCTTTCAGCAACTAATGCATTATATTTACCAAGGTCTCCATCTCTCCATGCTTTTTCAGCACCTTGAGTAGCATTTTTTATTCTAGTATTAAACTGTTCATTTTTTTCTTTTGCAAGTCTTTCACGACGTTCTTTGTTTTCTAAAGCTGTTAATGCTCTATCTGTTTTTTCACGTTCTCTTTCAGCTTCTTTATCCTTGCGGATTTGTGCAATTTCTTCTTGCTTTACTTGTCTCCACATGGCATCGATTTGCTTATTAGCTTCTGCCCTGCTTCGTCTTTCTTCTCTATCTAAAGCATTATTTGCTCTTGCTATATTATTAGAGGTTCTTATTCGTTCTGCTTTAGATATTTCAGGCTCATTTATTTTATCAATAACTTCTTGCCCTTTTGCTTTTAGCTGTTGCATTTTAGCATTAGCTGAATCTAGTCCATTACCAAATCCATCTATATGAACAGCCTTTGCCTTATCCCCTAGCTCTTGTAAAAGCCCTATTGCCTGTGTTAAAGACCTTTGTGCATTTTTATTATCTGCAAGCCCATCATACATACTTGCTTCTAGCACTTTTACTTGTGCTAGTTTCTGCTTTAGCTTATCTAAATTAGGTGTAAGCCCTGCTTCTTTCTGCATAGTAAAAGAGTCTTTTATAGCCTTAGAAACAATTCCAGACCTAATTTGATAGCTTGCTATGCTAGGTGAATCTTTTAATGCTTTAGCAACAGCATTTTCATAACTCTTTACTGCCTTTCTAGCAGAGTCTACATCTAGCCCATTATTCTTTAAGTTTGAAAGCAATAGCCTAGCATCACTAGCCCTATTGTTTCCATATGAAAGATTTCCTGCTATTTTTTGATTTGTTATATGGAATGGGGAATTCTTTATAGCAAGAGAGAGCGCCTTTAGTCTATTTAGAGCCGCTTCTAGTTCTGCTATATCTCTCTTTGCTTGCTTTGTGTCTACCCCTATTTTAATGTCTTTTGCTACAGTTGAAAGTTGTTTGCTTAATCCCTTTGTAGCAACTACTGATTCCCTCTCAAGGCTATTCTGCAAATTTTTAAGAGGTTTATTTACATCAAATTTTATGTTTGCATCATTTAGACTTCTTTTCCAGTCTGTTATTTTTCTTTTAGCTACGTCTAAATTTGCTAGTAGACTTTTTACATCCGCTTCTATGTCTACTACTATTTTTTCTCTAGCCATATATCCACACCGACCTCTGCTTTCTATATTATATGCCGTACATTTTATTTATTAACAAAATAGCCGTATCTAACATAAAATTAAATACGGCTAATATATTTATTGCTTCATTTTGTCTAGTAGCTTTGTTATGCGTTTTCCACCGTTGCCATTACCAGAAAAAGCTAAACCAATCGCCATTGCTGTCATTTCACAGTCATAGGCATTTTTTCGCATGTCTTGCTTTACACACTTTTCATAGTACATCATGATTTCTTCTCTACTATATTCTCTTAGTATTTTATCTTTATCGTGACCATGTTCTATTAAGCATTGTATAGCATCATATATGCTTATTTGCTCTTCTTCTTTTCTGCGTCTAGCTTCTTCTTGACTCCCGCTAACTTCTCGTTTACTTTCGTTATAAATTTCGTAAAAAAACCTTCATTTACCTCGTAGATGTTTTGAATCAAATCAACACTATCTTCAAGTGCAATCATCTCTACATCTTCATCTGTCATTGTGGTTGACTTTACAATTAAATCTTTAATAAAGTCTACACCTTCATCACCAATCATAGTTACAAGGTCTACAAAACCTAGTAGACGTATGCTTGTAGTTGTAGCTTTATTATTTTCATCTACATACGAAAGTTCACTTATTGCTCTACTAAATCCTTCGCTATCTTCCATTAGCCGTTTAACAACACCACTTAGTTTTGTTGTTAGTCTGATAGCATTAAGCATTGAAATTTTCTTTACGATAAATTTCTTTGTACCTAGTTTTATTTCTCTTTCTGCCAAGAGTAAATCCATTTCATCTTTTGTACTCATAAAATCTTCCTCATTTCTTTTTATTAATTTTATTAGTTTTCTGCATCAATTCATTAATTATATTATAACATATTTATCAAAAAAATGCAATATGCAAAAATGCAATACATTACTGTTTCCACATCCATTTTGTATTACCACATCTCCATACTTGAAATGCGCCTAGCTTATCCATTATATACACTTCTTTATTTCCTACTTCTTTATTTATTGCTTCTTCAAACAAATCAGGATAATCTTTTTTTAGATATTTTAACTGACAATGCTCTCTTTTTATTTCTTCCCCGTTCAAATACCAATAATATCTAGGTGTAGACTGACTATCAAATTTATACCCCAATACAGGATATATTCCCCCTAAAAAGTAGTCATTATCAGAATAGCTTCTTATGTATTTAGGACTATATTCTCTAATAAAGGCTTTATGCAGTTTATTTGCACCGCCTACAATAGTATATCCATCTTTTACACAATACCTGTGTAACTCATATTCGCCACTTTCTGCTTTTGTCAATCTAGGCTTACCAAAAATCATTACAGAATATAATTCGTCATTATAAAACAATCCATAATTATACAATGCAAAATGCTTTTGTGTTCTGCCCTGAATATGATATTTGTCACAAAAGCTATTTGCTTCTTCCTCTGTAATATGTCTTACAATACATTTTCTTGCATAGATTGCTTTATTTTTTACTAATAATGACCTTAAATACATTTTTATTTTTTCAGAGTTTTTCTTCCAGTCAACATCAAAAATACTAATTAGATGTACACCATTTTCTTTGCATGTCAAAAATTTTTCTCTATGATATTCTTTATCTTTGCAATATAGTTTATTATTTACTGAATGAAATACACTACCGTTATATTCAATAGCTAAATGCTTAGATGGAATATAAATATCAAGCTCTTTTCCACCTAATACACTTCTATTATGTTGCACTACTTCCTCGTTTGTAATGCTTTTTACATAATCATATATTTCTAATTCTGCTTGTGAACCTCTCTGTGCAATGTTTACACAACCACAAGAATAGCACTTACCAGCTTTGACGGAAGTAACTCGCATTATCTTATCTTTTCCACAATGTGTACAATGGAATTTCCAAAAAGTTGCCCCGTCTTTAGTATAAACATATTCTTTAGCTACTAAATATCCAAACTGTTTCCCTGTAATATCTTCATATCTATGCTCATGTTTTTTATGTCCACAAGAAGTTGTTAAACCACTTTTCATTCTTTTACCACAGATAACACACTTCTTTCCGCAAGAACATGTACAATTCCAATAAGCCCTATGTTCTTTAGTATATGCAAAAGAATCAACATGCAATTCTCCAAAAGTCTTTCCCGTTAAATCCTCACCAAAATGATTATGCTTTCCACAATCATCTGTCTTACCATTTCTTAGCCTTTGTCCACTAGCTACGCATGTGTTCCCACAATCACATACACAATTCCAATAAAGCCTATTATCTTTACTATATGCAAAAGAAGTTACTGTTAGTTTTCCAAATCTTTTACCAATAAGTTCTTTTCTTTCTTCCTCTGGCTTACACTTGCCACAGGATTTTCTTCTTCCATTTAACAAAGAGTCTCCATCTGCAATAGTTTCATTTCCACAATCACATTTACACCTAAATTTACTTTTACCAACATACTCCAATACAGTAAGGCTACCATACTTATTCCCAATCATATAATCATATTTTGTTGACTTCTTTTTTAATATACATTCTTTACAATGTGTTGTTATACCTTTTGTTAAATTTCCTGTTGCTGTTTCAATAGTGCCACCACAATCACATTTACATAACCAAAGTACCTTTCCACTATTTGATTTATGGTTGCATTTATTTAATACAACTAAGCTCCCAAATCTTTTCCCAGCTAAATTTAATGCTTTTGGCATATTAAAGTCTCCTTATGCTCCTTATGTCTCCTTAAAAAATTCTAAATACGGGCATTCCCTGCCCTTGCAGGTCATTCTTATACATACTTATATTATACCACAAATTGAGCATAAGTCAATTACAATTACATTAAATTTTTATACTAAAAAGAGGGTACTCCTGTGCCGGAATACCCTCTGTTCATAAAAAGGAAAAGAAAGGAAAAGATTTATATGATTACCACTCAGGTAGATATTCACCTTTACCGCTCTGTGCATCAGAAACACGCTCGATTGCTGTAACCTTTGCATATGGGAACTGTGGGTGGTGTTCTGAATCGTCCAAAAAGTCAATTTTTAGCTTATAAGAGCCAAAATCACTTGAGATAAGACCTGAAAGGTCGCCATCAGGCTGCACTTTGACCTTCCAACCTTCTATTGTATAGTTGATACCAACATTAGCGTCACCAACAAATAGAAGTTCACCTTCAATATCTCCTGCGTCACCTAGTGAAACATTTGAGAATGTTCTTTCAGGAACAGATGCACTAACTAGAACTGTGTCACCTGTCTTTAGTGAACCATTTGGAAGGAATCTTATGATACCTGCTCTTGCATCTTGTTCAGAGCAATCATAGTCTACACCTTTTACATATGCTGTCTTTGGTGCTACTATTTTTACTTCTGCCATTACACCTGAACTAAATGCTGTAAAAGAATCACTACTAGTTAGTGTTATTACTGCTTTTGCACCACTTGCAAGAGTAAATGTTTCTGTTGTACCTGTTGTAGCTGTATACTTCTGTGCCGCGCCTGTAATACCTTCTTTGAAAGTTATTACTAGCCCTGCAACATCACCATTAGCTGTGTTTGCTGTGTCTACACTAAAGAATAGTCTTTCATCTGTGCCTGTTGCATAAGCAGTTGCATCAATCTGTATTTTACCACCTTTATCATCTGTTAGTGTAGAACCTGTAAAGTTCATAGAAGATGGCGCTGTCTTTACTGTTGCTGTTGCTTTACCTGCACCAACAGGCTTAACAACAATATCCTTTACATCATAGTATCTATTACCATCTGCATCTGTTAGTGTTATGATTCCTGGAACACTTGCAAGAGTATATGATTCATTAGTTAGTGTTACCGCTTCTTGCTTTGTTATTGCTTCCTCACCATAAAGACCGAGTGCAAGGTCATATGGGTTGTATTCTGTTAGTGTAAGAGAAGCACTAGGCTTAACTGCTGTTGTAACTGTTGCCATTAGCGTTCTCTTTCTATTCATTGAACTGTTCTTTTCGACTGTTGTTACGTCTACTGTAATATTAAATTCATCAACATTGCCTAGATGGTGGAATCCGTTTGAATCCTTTGATGCACTCTTACGATTAAACCAAACTTCACCCGCCCCTACGAGGAGATCGGAAGCTAGACTTTGTGCCTGATTACTCAATATTATTCCTCCCTTAAATTAAACAACCATTTTGTGTTGCCACTTCTATATACCTGACTTGCATTTAATTTTGTCATTACATAAATTTCTTTATTTGAAGCATTTTCTTTTAATGCTTCATTATAGATGTCTTTATACATTTCTTTTAGGTATTTTAACTGGCATTTTTCTCTTTTAAGCTCTACGCCGTTTAAGTACCAATAGTATCTAGGGTTTGTATACCCACTAAATGTATATCCTAGTCTATTGTAGATATTACCACTAAAGAAATCATTATCAGAATAGCTTACTATTTGTTTTACATTGTGTGTTCTTTCAAAATACTTGTGTAATTTATTTGCCCCACCGACTACTGTATAGCCGTCCTTTACACAATATCTGTGTAATTCGTAGTAACCTTCTTTATTTTTAACAAATCTTTGATTACCAAAACACATTACACTAATCAATTCATTGTTATAGTATAAACCATAAATATATTTTGAAAGTCCTTTTCTTGAAGCCCCTTGTAAATGATATTTATTACAAAAGTCTTTATATGTCTCATAGTCTACATGTACTAGAGCGCATTTTCTTGCATATACCACTTTATTCTTTGTTAGCAATGATTTTAGATACATTTTAATCTTTTGTTTGTTTGATTCCCAGTCAACATCAAAGATATTTATTAAATGTACTCCTTTTTCTTTTGCTAATTTAAATTTATTAAAATGATATAGCTTGTCAACATTATCATATACGGAATTTACTGTTGCATGAAACATACTTCCATTATATTCTATACCTAATTTATATTCAGGTAAATACAAGTCTATTTCTTTACCATCAAGAATTTCTCTTGTTTTTTCTATCTTTATATTTTTATTTAGTGATAATATATAATTTTTAATTTCTAATTCTTCACTAGAACCTTCTTTTGCTATTGAAATGCAACCACAAGACTTGACTTCGCCGCGCATTACATATATTTTCTTTGCAATTATTTCATTACCACAATCGCATCTAAATTTCCAGTAATGCCTTTTATCATCGCCCACATGGTCGAAACATATAGCTGTTAAATGATTGAATTTTTTATCCGTAATATCAATAGTTCTTTCTTCATCTCGTAAACATCCACAAGACTTAGACCTCCCTGCTAATAACTTAGCTTTTTCTACTACTGATGTATTTCCACAATCACACCTACATAACCATTTTGCATCACCAACATAGGAAACTACTGTAAACCTACCAAATCTTCTACCAATAAATGAAGTGTCAATCTTTTTTCTACTACACCCACAAGAATAATCTTTATCGTTCTTATGTGATATTAAGTAACTTCTTTTCTTTGTTGTGTAGTTTCCACATTCACACTTACATTTCCACAAGTCATTACCTAAATATTCAACAATGGTAAGTTTCCCTATCTTTTTATTTAATAGGTCTTTGTTAAAGTTTTTTCTTTGTGCTTTCTTTCTTTGCTCTTTTCTAAAACACCCACAAGAAATTACCTTACCAGTATTTAGCAATGAACCTTGTACGGTTGTGTAATTTCCACAATCGCATTTACATAGCCATGCAGTCCGCCCGTTCTTCTTGCCATTCTCTCGAATAACTGTTAGTCTGCCAAACCGCTTTCCTGAAAGTTCTAGCTTTCGTCCCACTTTTCATTTCCCCTCTCACTATGTATTATACCACATTTTGAGGGAAATTTCAACTCCAAAACTCTAACCACCATTTAGCATATTTATATGCAAACATTTTCTTTATTTTATTTTTTTTATAATCTATTTTTGCGCCATTCTATATCTAAAACATAGCGTGCTGAAACTGAAACTGGAGCATTTGTATCTCCATCGCTCAATACTGCTAATGGATTTAGCTTCATCACTATTCCATTGTCTGCCATGTATCTTTGAAATACAGGTAATAGTTGAGTTATTTCTTGTTCTATTTCATATACTTGCCGATAACAGGAGTCGTCGTAATCGTTCTCTCCATCTTCTGCCGCACCTTTTACATACATATCTATCCATAACTGAACTATTGCTCCGTTTACCCTGTCCTGTTTATCTAATGATTCTTCTGAACCAAATAGTATCCATATTGCAGGATATTCGCCTGTATTACCTGCGCCTACTCTTATTATTAAGTCATCTCTATCAACTAGAGATGGAAATAATATAGAACCATCACTCTTTTTATAGTTTCTCAAAAAATTTCTTAGCGTCATAGCTATTGTATACCAATTAACTTCATGTAACAATTTTGTTTCACTCCTTAATTTCTATACACAGCCATTGTACTAGGAAACTTTCTTCTTTTAGCACTATTACCATCTTTGAAGCTATCAGCTGTTATTTTTGATTCAAGCTCATCTAATAAAGATTTATATAGTCTATACTTTAATGAAAAACTGTCATTATTTGCATCTTTACCAACACTAAATGTTGCTTTTCTTTGCGCCGCTGTCATATAAGCAAATGTCTGTGCAAGTCTGCTTATTGGATATGGTGTAGGATTAGCAATATCTTTTGGCAAGATGTTAAATGTTAGTGCTAATGATTCTATATACTTAGATGATTCCTCTACTATAGCAGGGGTTACATAAGTTTTTAAGAGAGCATCATCTAAGTTTTTTGAATTAAAATATTCTCTATTAGCCATTAAGTAACCTCTCTAAGTTTTTGCTAAAAATCTTACTTATAGAAACAGACTTCTTTGCATTTATTACAGGTTTTTCTAAGTCTATTGGCGATGTACCCGGATGAAGTACTCTATGAACAACTATATATTTATCCATTTTCTCCCAATAAAACTTTAGCTTTTTATGTGGTGTATATTTACCAACTATCTCATGTGGTCTTGTACCATTCTGCACATATGGAGCATAATAATAATCTTTACCATGTTCTCTATGTACAGCTATTCTTTCGTTTATATATATAGTACCACCTTTTGCACCGTTTACTAACCTATATTGTATTGCTCGTTCTAGTCTGCCGCTTCTTGTCTTAAAAGAAGGATGGTGATGTCTTGCATACATAGTAATTTTTTCACAGGCTTCTACTAGACTGTCTCTTATAAAAGCATTGATGTCAACATCTTTTATAATCCCTTCTTCTAGTCCTTTTGAAAGTTTATTTCTAAACTTAACTGCAACCCTACTACCTACATTATTAAGTATATCTGCCACAACATCACCACTTTCTTAAACTTATTAGTTTACAGAAGCAATTAGGATTGAACCTGCACCACTCTCAACGTCTGTGCTAAAGGATGGCAAGCAAATCTGAGAAACGATTGTCTCAACATTAACAGGGTGCTCTATTGTACGTGTAAATACTGCTACACCTGTATCAATGATGCTAACTGCATTATTCTGCTTATTGAGAAGGTCTGCTTCCTCTGGTGTTGTACCCATGAACATGTTACCAATCACGCCGTTACCAACTGGAAGAAGTGTAACAACATCATCAGGGAAGAATGTCTTTGGTGTGCCACCAACTGCATCTCTATAAGAGTTATCATTGATAAGAACAGTTAGTCCTGTAAACTTCTGAATTGCACTCTTAACTTCTGCCGCTGTGACAAGAGGTGCATTTACTGCATTTGGATAAAGTGCCTGCTTAACTTCCTTAGAAGCCTTGATAAGATTAAATGTCTTTGTTGTCATTACTGCGTAACCAAGTGCAATACGGAAGTCTGTTCTAAATTGGTCAACCCAATTCATCAGATCTTCTAGTGGTTTGCTGTTTTCAGTATCTTCCCACTTAACAGAAGCCTTTGTCTTTTGCTTACGATTTAGCTTGTAGTCATATGCAAGACGAACACCATTACCAACAATATCAATCTTACCAGTTGAGATAAGTTGCATTGCCATGCGTTCGCGCTGTGCTCTTGCACCACGGATTAGGTTGTTGGTATCATCAAAGATGTTTGCAACAATTCCTTCTAGTACGCTATCATTGGAGATTGCCATGATTTGCTGTCTAGTTTCCTCGTCAACCTTCATTCTTTCACGGAAGAATGGCATCTTTGATTTCTGGAGTTCAACAGACTGTCTATCACGGTATGTTGCCTGTGTATCAAAAGCACTTGGCTTTAGAGTAACAGGAAGTCCTGCATATCCGCTAATCTTATTTATTTCAAGCCCCATAACCTTCTTCTTTGGGAAAAGGTAATCAGAAAGATAAGTTGTCTGATTTGCTTTTGTATTATCCCAATATGCTACAATATTTTGTGGGGTAACAATATCAAAAATATTCACTATTATTTTTCCTCCCTCTTATATTAGTCCTTACGACCAAATACGATATGTGGTAGCTTTGCTTTTACTGCCGCACTTGGAACACTTGGCATATTATCTACATTGATATAGCCATGAATAATAAGTGCTCCTGTTGCTTCACCATCTGTAACATCTACACTGTGATAAAGAATACCGTCGATGTCTCCATCTACTGTTGCATCTCCACCCTTTGAAAGTGGCGCGGCTACTGCTTCTGCCGCTAGAGCATCTTCACCAACACCGGCCGCGAGTTCTGCTGTTACAAAAGTATTAGCAACAATATCGTCATTGATTGCATCGACAACCTCTTTATATGTGGTTGTGATAGCACCTGCCTTGTCTACTGCAAGAGTAACAACTAGTGCCTTTGTTTTAACATCAAAATTAACAGAAAGTGCACGCTTTGTTCCTTTTGTAAATGCTACTGTATAAGCACTAAGGTCGCCCTCATCCTTTGCTGTAACAACAACACTAGAATTTACTGTTAGTGCTGACTTTGTAACTTTTTCCTTAACTGCTACTGCTTCTTGCTGTGGATTAACTAGAAGTGAACCTTCCTTACCATAAAGATATGTGCCTTGTGGAATAATATAATGTCCATCAACAGGTGTAATATCTGCAATGGTATCTTTTGAAACTGTTACAGGACGTGCAACATACCCCTCGCTGACAAGAAGTAGTTCTTTATCATCCAAGCCTGTAACTGGACTTTTTCCAAAATTTACTGCCATATTTATTATGTCCTCCTTAAATATTAAATTTATTATATATTATCCGATTAGCCAAATGTTTCAGCTAAACTTGCTCCGTCACCATTTTCATTGCCGGAATTGTTATCACCAATAATCTTTGACATAAAATCACTAACACCAGTGTTAGCTCCATTGCCATTAGAACCATTTGAACCAAATCCACTATGTACTTGTTTTTCAATAAATGCACTATTAGATTCATCATTTGCGAAGTCTGCAATATAATCAGCAATAGAAAGTTCCGAACCATCATCACCTGTAATCATAACAGTCTTGCCGTCCTTGTCTACTGTTGCTCTACTGCTAAACATATCAACAAACATGTCAGGCTTAATTACATGATTCTTTTCAAGCTCTTTTCTAATAGCTGTCTTTTTAACTCCATCAATTCTCATTTTCTGTTCTTTGGTGAGATTTTCTGTAAGTTCAGAAATCTGCTTTGCATCCTTTTCTGTTTGACGCTTTAGCTTTGTAAGCTCTCTATTGAGTTCCTTAATCTCATCAGGTGTAGCTCCACCACCTGCTTCTTTTAGCATTTCATCTTTCTTTTCTTGAATCATTGTGTCAATATCTTCTGCTTCAAAGTCAAGATTAAATGCTTTCTTTACAATATCTAGCTTTTCTAGGCTTGCCTTATTATCCTCTAGGGACTTGTTAGATGCTTCTAGGTCTTTCTTTGCCTTGTTAAGCTCTCTCTGTTGAGCATTATATTCTTTCTTTAGAATACTTGCCTTATCCTTATTTTCATCTGTATCAAGCCCAAGTGCCTTTGTAAGTTCTTCTAGTGTCATATTTATCTTTTCCTCCGTAATAAAAATCTTTTTATAATTTTCATTCATTATATATTATAACATATTTTTAATAATTTGTCAATACCTGTAAATATATATAAAAGTGTGTATAAAATCTCGTTATTAAACATATACAAATAATACATATTATTACCTCTTATACCGCTGTTGGCTGAACTGTCTTTATTGTACCTGCTTCTATTCCAGTACCCTTTTCAGGATTCTTCTCTAGGTCATTTATTACTTCTGTTACAACACTATTGTCAACATCTTGAAGTACACTTCTTATTACCTGCTTCTTTACTTCTATATTAAATCCTTCGCAAATATTCATCGCTAAAGAAGAAGTAGCATTTGCAAGAACACTTGAAGCGTCTGTAACACTAAAGTTTTTATTATATACTACTGATATGTTATCAAGACTTTCACCAACATATAGCCCAAATATCTTTGCTATCTTTTTTTCTACTTCTTGTAGCCCATTAGCTAATTCTGTCAATGACTGATATAGCTGTTGGTTCATCATCTGCATAGCCGCACCAGAAACATTTGAAACATACTGTTGCTGTGTAAACTGCATGTTTGCCATTCTATAAATTTCTTTTATTAACATAGAAATTTCATTACTTATCATATCAGAAGCATGTGTATTAGGGCAAATCCATTCAGGTTTCTGACTACCATTTCTATATAATAGCAAATCAGAAGTTCCTATGTTTAGTGAATCAACATCTTCATAATCATCATCTTCACCTACTGGGTATACTAATAGGTTAAATGCCTGATTACGTGTAATTTCTCTCCATTCACTGCAAGCATTAAACAGAGCTAAATTAGTTCTTGCTATTGCATACATATCAGATTGTGGAATTAAATCATCACTATTATTTATAGTCCCATAGACAGGTATCATTGGTATAATACCAATAGTATTATCAAACTTTTCTGTATTGCCATCATAGCTTTTAATACAAAATTCTTTTGTCAATGTCCATGTCTCAAACATGGTTTTCTTATTACCTTCGCTGTCTATTGTATCATTCTCCACACTATATTTAATGTATACAAGTCTACCAAATTTATCTACAACATAATCTTCTATGTTTGCTGGACTAACTAAATATAGATATGGATATAGTCTATCATCAATAAATTTCTTTTTTGTTACAACAGTAGTTTCATCTATTCTTGGTGCGTCTATTACAATAAATTCAACCCCATGTAGCTTTGCTCTTATAGCCGCTTTTTTCATAAATCTTGTCAATGATGTTCCGTTTCCATCAACGTCTGATAAAAACAAATTATAAGTTGATGAAATGTTCTGCCTAACAGGTTCATTCTTAAAAATAAGATTTATATTTGCATCTACTATCGGCTTTACATAATTTATGAAATATGACATGTTCTTACGTCTTGTATATTTCTCTGCTGTTTCTCTCGGATGAGGAATTAAAGCATCTCCTGTTTCAAACATACCATTTGCTCTATAAGCATCATCAAGTAATTTATATTTGTTAAATGGAGCACCACTATATGAAGCCATCAACTGATTTATTGTCTCATTATATTTCTTTTCAGTATATTCATGCTCACCTTTTAACGTGGAATACCTTTCACCTATTTGTGACATCTAATTATATTCACCAACTTTCAAAATCATTACAGGCCTATACGGCGTGTAACATTTTCCATAGAATGTACTCTCTGTGTTTCCATTACTAAATATCTTAATGCATCGCAAGCGTGGTCATTAACCTTGCATGGACTATCTATACCTAACTGTTGTTTTTTTGAATCCCAACTATATGTATGTAATTCTTGTATTAGATTTGTACATTCTTTACTTATATATAATTTACCTTGTGAAAACAATGTGGCTACTGTTCTTATTCCATCTAATACATCGTTATTAGCATTTTTTGTTTTCATATGGTATCTTCTTAACTGTAACTTAAAGCTATTTGCCGCAGGGTCTACAATTATAGGAATTTCTCTATATGTAAGCCCATCTGTTAAATATTCATTATCAGATATGAATTGTCTCATATCATTTGTATACTCAATATCTGTTTTTTGTGAATCATAGTCACCCTGTTCTTGAGCTTCTAATCTTCCTGCAAAATAATATTCTTTACATATATAAATATTTCCATTTATATCCTTAAAACCTAATTCAAAAGCTGTAGCATTTGCTGTTCCATAGTCTACACCAATATACCATTTTTCAGCCTTATCATAAGGTATATCGTCAGGATGTTTTATGTTTACTGGTGACAACATATCATATATTAGTCCATCAGCAACACACCATTTACCATCTATAAATCTACGTTTCCAAACACCACTATATAGCTGTTTGTATCTATCCTTTACTTCTTCTGAAAGTGAAGGGTTATCATCCATCGTGAAATGTAAATAGATTCCATTTATTTTTGGTAGCCTTTTTATTACATCTTTATAAAACCATGACCAAGGACTACCAGGGTTTGAAGTAGTAAATATTTTTGCACCATCAACACTATGTCTTGCTACTAACTGATTATAGAACGATTCAGGCATTAGTACAACCTCGTCGATTAGTGAACAAGCAAGTGTTAAGCCCTGTACCATGTCTTGTGCTCTCTCATCTTTACCACCGAAGATATATACAAGATTACAAGTCTTTCCCTGACGTAACTCTAAAAAGTTCTCACTTCTATGGTCTATTACTTCTATACCTAATGTTAAACATATTTGCTTTAGTGGATTTACTAAGTTTCTTCTTGCTGTCATTACTGTCTTACCACTTATTGAAGCATTTTGATAGTTAAAATTTGACATTAAGAATAAAACAAAAGATGTTATAGCTACAACTGTTTTTCCTGAGCGGACACTTCCGTCAGCTACACATATAAATTTATCTTTATATGGACTATCTTTTGTCCACCAAGATAATAATTCAAGTTGTTTTTTGCTAAATGGTTGAAACTTAAATGCTTTAGCAACAATACTCTTATTATTTGCCATTCAAATCTTTTCCTTTAGTAGTCTTTTGTCGCTTCTTTCCAATCATCATTTGAATCATTATTTTCTTCTTTTTGATTCTCATATAATTTCTTTGTTGATTTACTTATAGCATCAATAAGGCTATTTGAATCAGCTCCAGAATCTTTCTTTGTGCCCCAATCAAAGTAATTCTTTAGATTTTCCCATGCTTTATATTTATTTGGAAGTAATAGTTTTATTCCATCTCTGCCTTGTGAAACTTCTGACAAAAGACTTGTATCACACTCATCACTATTCTTAAATTTAAGTCTACTTATTTTCTTAAATTTCTGATTTCCATTTTCATCTAAAACAGGACTACCATCTACGTCTGTTTCTGGTACTTCTTCTGTATAGAATGACATATAATCTCCTATGTCTGCTTTTGCTATTTTTAGATTATATTCTACATATTCTAGTGGGTCTATATCTAAAGTATATGCCATTAACTTCTTTGCTCTTTTTAGTGCGGCCTGTATTTTAGGCTTTTTTATTTCCATATTTCCTAAAACACCTGCTGTTTTCTTATTCTTTACATTAAAAGCACTAAAATAAGAAATTGTAGGATTTGAATTAGAAAGATATAGCATAACAAAATCTTTTTGTTTATCAGTTAAATCTGAATCACCAAAAATATCATCATATATTTTTTCTCTTAATTCTTTATTTTCTTCAAAAGAATTAACAACACGCTCTTCTTCTTTTTTCTTTGCCATCTAAAAAGTCCCCTTTATCTAAATGATTAGCATACTGTTATATCAGTATTATAGCATATTTTTAATAAAAAATCAAGATATTATATACAACAAAATAGCTACTGTGGTTAATCAGTAGCTATTTGCACAAGGAGACTGAAAAATGGAAACCGAATTCATTGGCAATCTTTATGTGTTTAGCATATTGATTGCATGTTGGAGCGAATAATCAGAATCGAACTGACATATTATCCTTGGAGGGGATATGTTCTACCATTGAACTATATTCGCATTGGATGCGGAAGAAAGAGTTGCACTTTCATCTCCTGCCTATGAAACAAGTATTCTTCTGTTAAACTATTCCGCTATGGTTGAGATAGATGGGCTTGAACCATCGACCTTTGGTTTATCTTGCTACTACATATTTCTATGTCCACAAAAAATATTGTGTTGTAGTCTGGGCTATATCTTCATCATTTCAGATGGGCAACGTATAGTCTCTACGAATCCTGTGCAATCAGTTTTCTCGGTATTGTCTTTAGCATTACCTAGTAAGAGTTTCACCGATATAGTTGCCTGCACTTTATACATTAACTCATTACATTAAATCTATTGCAAGTAATGATTCTGTATAAAGGCTCATATTATGTTTAAGACCACTGCTCTAACCTACTGAGCTATATCTCAATTATGGTGGGCTTACTAAGAATCGAACTTAGATTGTGGGATTAGAAGTCCCATGTATTATCCTTTATACTATAAGCCCATTATTACAAGTTTTTTCCTGTTTCCCCACCAAGCAGAATGGAAAACTTGAAAAACCATCTAACACACCCACATATTACTATGTATATATCCATATGTAATGTTAGTCCCTAAGCCAGCTTACATTTTACTAGACGCATTTGATAAAGATTTATAAATCATATATGTATAACTTTTTTCAATTAATTGCTGTGTGCGTCTATTCCCTTACCGCTTATATATTTATTATACCACAGGTTAAGCCCTGTGTCAATACCTTATTTTTTTTTATTCTCCAAACTTGAAATTCTGTTCTCCCCGATGACATGTACTTATTCTAACACATATTAGCCCCAATGTCAACAGTATTTGAAAATTTCTTCGACAACGTCATAGCGGGACTTATTCAGCTGTCTGCAAAAGGCTTTATATGGGTCAAGTTCATTACAACAAACCATATCTACAAGCTCTTTACTAAATCCACTCAAAAGAATTACACCATTTCTTGAGCTTTGAATTGGGACTGTACCATCATTATAACAAGAGACATTCCAAAAAATGAGTTTAGGAAGTTCATACCCACAATCCTTATACTTCTTCTCAATATTCTCAAATAATGTGTCATTTTCTTGTATATTTTGATTGCGTAATGGGAATCCAAATGCATCTGTATCACACATAGCAGTATTAAACTGCATATCAGAAATGATAAGAACATTCTTTGGCATATCTGCCTGTGTCGCATTACACTTCTTTGCTGTTTTTAGGATGAGGTCAAATACAGATTCAACATTAGTTGTACTACATTCTGTATTTTTCATTAGCTTTTCTATATTGTCCCTTAATGTATTGCAGTTTACTGTAATCATCTTTGGGTTATTAGAAAATGCCATGATTTTATCTTTGAATACACCTGTATTATTTTTTGCACAATACAGAGCAATTGAATCCCCAATTTCCATCGCTGAAACATTTTTTGATACATATGATAACATAGAGCCACTTCCATCTCTAACAACAAGCGTATCAGCAAATGTTTTTGGTTTCTTTTGAGATTCCCAAAGACTCTCTAGGGTATTGTCAACAGGTTTCATTCCAATGCCAAAAAAATTAGCATCTTTCTCATATGCATGAACTATGTCATACAAAAACATAGAATTAGCATTTATCTTATTTTCGCCACGAGCTACATCAATAAGATATTCATTTCTTCTAGCAAAATCGTGCTTAAGAAAAGAATCCTTATACTTGATATTTGCTAAAGATGGTACATGAGAGTAATCTACTTTATCCCATTTATTTGAACTTAACTTTACCTCTAAAACATCTAGCCCTTTTCTTAGTTTAGAAAGTGTTTTTCTATACTGTGAAGGAGACATTCTAAAATATTTTCTAAGTTCATTACCAACTGCTACTGTTTTCTTTGAAGATGTATTGATACTCGGCATCCATTTTGCTAAAAGACTGTATGGCTTTCCATTGGAATAATTATATAAGTCATCATAAAGCTGTTCTTGCAAAATCCCTGCAATATATATTTTTAAGTCATCATATTTTGTATTTGCAAAAAGATAAATATAGTCGTCCCATCTGCCAAATTCAGGCAAGTCAACCGTGTAAATAAATCTATAGAAAATAGACATATCGATTTCTGTAAGATGAAGTAGCAACTTTCTAAAAGTATCTCTTTCACCCATTCCTTCTCTGACATCTCTCAAAAAGAGAAGGAATCTTAATGTCATAGCTTTATCTTGATAATATGCTTCATCAAAAAGAGAATAATCTATTGGATTTTCCCTAAATGATGAAACTTTATAGAAAAAATCTAAAAGTTTACTGCCTGTTGTAGCATAAGCTACTGCACCATTTTCTGTTGTTGTTTTTACATTGTTTTCAAGATTTTCAATAAAATTCATCTTTTTTCTTCCTTCCTAGATACAAAATAATTATCCCATATTATTATTTATTATTGATTGCTGTATGTATCTAAATAAATTAAAATTATATTATAAATACTTTAGGTTATGAATACCAAAACAAATCAATACAATTCCTGAAATTAGAATAAGACTAACTAGCATTATATATCTCCAAAAAGCAATTTGCTTTAACATCTATTGGTTTCATCATTTTGACTACTTATGCTATCCACCACGTAAAGGTTGATGTTACTGGATAACTGCCCCTGACAGGATTCGAACCTGCACGTCTTTCGACAACGGATTTTGAATCCGCACTGTCTTCCATTCCAGCACAAGGGCAATAATTGGTTTTTTCGTTTTTTCCTTAACGACCTAGCTTTTCAGATGCGTTTTAGTGCTGGCCAGTCACTTCAAGCATAGTCCTATCCGCTTGACACTCCCCATGCCTAAAGGCAGGGGATTCTTGGTTCAACGACCAGTGCACCGCTTCCAAGGAATTGGTGTCTTACATGATTTCCCCAAGCGTGAATTCCCGTGTGTCCCACGGTATGTTTATATTATAACACACCCTAAAACACATGTCAACACCTTTTCTGAAAAATTTTGACGAAAATTGAAAAATATATTCTGACCTCGTAGAAGCCGTTCTGAGAGTATTTTTCCCTCTATGAGTATAAATATACCTAAAAATGCTTGGGAGCCCCTTAGTGGGCATCCTTCGAAACGACACAGGGTTTTATATTTATATTCTTTTCTCCAACCTGCACAAAAATAAAAATATTGGCCAAAAAATGAATTTTATATATATAGTGAAATTTTTCACAAGCTATACACTATTTTTTTAGGAGAGGGAGACAGCTAAAGGTAGTTCCCCTCATGGTATACATTTTACACATTTGTCCATTTCGTCTTATATTATATATTATTATATTATATATACGAACGTAGTGAGTATATTTAATATATAATATATAATATAATATATATAAAAAATAATATAATAAATATATATATATAAATAATAAAATATTATATATGCTATATATATTATATTATATATACTCACTACGTTCGTATATATAATATAATATATATAGGGCAAAATAAGCACCTGTCTTTTAGAGAAAGACAAATTATAAAGACTACTTTTTAGCTAAAAATTAGACTAAAGTCCTATTTACTATTTAGACAAAATACTTTATAATATATAAAATAATAAAAATAAATAAAAAATAATAATATTTTATCTAAACAGAGCATATAATATTTAGATAAAAATAAATATAAAATAATCTTAAATAATAAATTTAATATTAATTTTTATAAATAAAATATAATAATAAATTCTAAATAATTATTATATGTTTAGATTAACATAAATATAAGAATTTAATAAAAGTTTAATAAAATAAATTAAAATTTCTATTGACAGCTATATATACGTATGATATAATATATGTATAGAGAAAAAGGAAATAAGGATTTTAGAGATAATAATAAAAAGAAGTGAAAGGAAAAATATGATTCAAAAACACATAAATATAAAAAATTTACAAGGAACAGTTTCTTTGAATAAAGATATTCTTGTAGATTTAGCAGAATTAGTAAGAATTTCACCTATTTCATCAAGACTATTATTCTTTATTATGGGTTATGCAGATGATAATAATGAAATTATTACAAATGTAAAGACTTTATCTAAATATTTAGGAAAAAATAGAGGATTAATAGAATATGCAATTAAAAATCTAGTTAAAAATGGATATATTACTATGTCATGTGTAGATATAGATAAATCTATTGATATTATTGGTAAAGAGCATGATATGGAACTCTATTTAGCTTCAAATAAACGTATTTGGAAAGTTATAGGAAATAAATATATTGGAACTTTTAAGATTAAGGGAAAATATATTAAACTTAAAGTTAATGAGAATATTATTAAGTGTTCAAATAATAGAACAGGAAATATTATTCTTAATATAAAAGATAATTTATATTATGATACAAGAATTGAAGATAATGATTTAAAGTGGGAGTTATAATATATGCAGTCTACAAGAATTATTTTTAATATAAATACTAGACTAAAAGAAATGTTTGAAGATATTTGTAAAGAAAAAGGACTTACAAAAACTAAAGTTATTACAATGCTAATTAAAAAATATGTTAATGATAATAATAAAATTGAAAGAGAGGAAATTAAGGTTTGATAGAAAAAGAAAAATTACTATCAGATAAACTAAATACACATACATTCTCTTTTAGAACAACTCAAGATAAAATGTTTTTAGTAGTTTTATCTGATATACACATGGGAGCTTGTAATAGAGAATATCTTAGAGAAATTATCTCTTTTATTCTTAGTATTAAAAACTGTTATGTTATCTTAGGTGGAGATGCTACAAATAGTACAACTACTACTTCTAAAGGAAATGTTTTAGAAGAACAATTATCAGGTGATAAACAGATTTATGCTATTGTAGAAGATTTAAAGCCATTAGTAGAAAACAATAGATTAATTGCTATTGGTGAAACAGGAAATCATGGTAATAGAATTTATGATAATTCTTATATAAGCATCAATAAGATGATTGCTGTTTTGCTAGGTGTTCCTAAACTATATAAGGGAAATGCTCTTTTTGGATTTATCAATGTAAATAATATTTGTTATACAATATCAGTAATTCATAAAAACAGAAAAGCAAAAAATTATTATGAATATGCTAGATGTGATATTCTTTATAAAGAACATTGGCATGAACTTAGATATGAACAAAAACTTGTTTATGAATGGAATAAATATAATAAGTCACTAAGTGTTATTCCAACATTTGAAATTTATAATGGTTCTTTTTTGAATTTTCCTGAATATAGCTTGAAAGCTAATTATAGACCACAGTTTATTGGAACATACTTTACTCTTTTAGACGGTAAAAAGAGATATATTCAACCATTTATAGATAAAGATTTATATTACATTATCAATAATGGGTTTAAGGCTTAAAGGGGAAAATAAATGAGTGAATTAAGCATATCAGATAAGTTTTTAGATTTTCTAAAAAATAAAATTAATGAACATGTAGATATTGTAAATAATTATTCTTATAACGAAGAAAAACTAAACAAGGCTTTAGAAAAATTACAAGTAGAAACAACTATTTATGCTAATCTTGTAACAATTTATACAAATTCAAAAACAAAAGAAATTACAGATGAAATTATTAATAGTATGAAAAATGTTGACGCTGATACTATCAATAATGCAATAAGTCAGTTTAGTAATTTTACAGATAAGAATTAAGACGGGGTAATTATATGAAGCCAATTAGAGAATTTAAGTCAGACGAAGAATTTCAAAAGATTGCTAAAGACCTACAGCATAAACTCTTTTTAGATGATTGGTTTATCATTTTTGGGCTTACAGATGAGCCAATTAAGATTTCTGAAGGATATGCTAGTGGATTAACACATTATGATTATGATAATAGAGAAGCTACAATTCTTGTTCTAAATAAAGATAATTGGGATTATTCACCAGAAGTAGCAGAGCATAAACCTGCTGTAACTAGGAATTGTGCCTTATTGAATCTTCTACATGAATTATTGCATCTAAAGAGAGAGTATATAGTTCCTTCTGATATTCTTGGAAATGAAGCAGATGAATTATCTGAAATGGAAAGAGAAGAAGTTCATGTAAATCTTGAAAAGATGGCAAAAACACTTTTCATGGCACTAACAGGAACTAATACAGATTATTTTCTAAAATAAAAAGAATAAAGGAGTTTTCTATTATATGAGAAAACAAGACAATGATTATATAGACTTAAAGAATATGAAAGAAAGAGATAGAATATTCCTAAAGTTCAATAAAGAACAAAAAGAAATGTTTAAGTCTATACAAGATAATATATTCACATTTGTAGAAGCAAAGTCAGGAACAGGAAAGACATTAGTCTCTATTTCTGCTATGATTGACCTTTTGGCAAACGACGAAATTAATAAGATTGTGTATTTCCAAAAAGTAAGTGACAGATACCTAGAGCATGGATTTTTAGCGGGAAGTTTAGAAGAAAAAACAAATATGCTTTGGACTCCATTTTATGATGCAATGAATACTTTAGGATTTTTTGAAAGCACTATTCAACATCTTATTGATAAAGAAATTATTGTATTGACAACAGATAGTGTTCTTAGAGGAGTTAATTTAGAGAAGTGTGGTGTTATTGCAGATGAGTGTGAAAACTGTGACACAGAAACACTAAGGCTTATTTTTACAAGATGTCATGATGATTGTCATATAGTAATGCTTGGTGATTCAATGCAAAAAGACAATGCACATAAAGATAATAAAGAGTTTGTTTACTATGGTGAATATCTTTCTAATCAAGAATTTGGTGATAGATGCAAACTAACTAAGAATTATAGAGGTAAATTCAGTAAGTGTGCAGAAGATTTTATTTATAATTTTAAAGAATGAGATAAATATAATATATGACATATACTAAATTAAAAAAAAATACTATTGATTCAGTCCTTGCAAATAATGCAATAACTGATAAATCTAGCAAAATTAGTCAATATATTAAGTTAATGGAAGATTTTAGTAATAAATATGAAATTTACTTTTTAACTGTTATGGATAGTGATGGTGATACACATTGAGTACTGATAGTAGAGCTTTTTTTGAGCGAGAACTAAAGATTTTGGAGGATGAATCAGAAAAAGATGATAAGGCTATTTTTGATAAAACAGGCAAATATCCTTCTCCTTCTGCTTTGTCCGTCCAAAAGAAAGTTACAAATGCTATCTTAGAATTACATGATGTATTTGCTAAACAACATCATGATAATTTTAGTGCTAGTTATGTAATGGATTTATTTTATAAACTTGTTCATTTTACACCTCTTTCGCCGCTTACTGGTAAAGATGAAGAATGGGAACCTGTAGATGGTATGGATAATACAGAATATAATACTAGATTTACTGGTATTAGTCGTACTAATAAAGATAATAGTACTGCTATTTGGAATGATGGTATTCTATTTTGTGAACCAAATAATAATAATTGGTTTGGGGCTAAAGAATCAAGAGTAAACGTATCATTTCCTTTTTCTGATTTTGCGCGAAAGCTATATGTGTTGAAATATAAATGTGAAGATAAACCTATTGCAGACCAGCTTAAAGATGGAGATTATGAGGTTGTGAATTAATGTCAGTATCCCTACATAAAAACATCAAATTATTATCTATGCGTAAAAATTATCTGTGTGAACTAAGAAAGGTGGTGTAGTGGCGATTCCTCCCACGGGCTTGCCCGTGGGTTTCCTCGCCACAGATATTATGACTTATCGTATTACATTCACAAACGGCGAAGTAAAAGAAGTAGAGAGCGTTACAGACATTGTTTTAGACAAGGACGGTATGTGTAAGGTTTCTGTTGAATGGACTGAATCGGCATATCTTATTTTTCCTAAGTCTAAGATTGAACTAATTGAACTTATTGAAGCGTAAATAAACGAGAGGAAAGCAATTTCCTCTTTTTGTGCATATATATATGAAAACAAAAAAGACAAAAGAAATAGAAAATTATTTATATCTGTTTTTACAGAGAAAAGGAACATTTTGTTGTCCAGAAGTAAAGATGGGTATGGGGAATACAGGTAAACATGGTATAGTAGACTATCTTAGTCTAACAACTAAAGGTATAGTTACCTGTTATGAAATAAAGGTAACTAAAGAAGATTTAGTTAATAGTAGTCATGGTCATAATTTTTATGGTAATTACAATTTCTATGTTATTCCAATAGGATTGTATTCAAAAATTAAAGACTTTGTGCCAAAATATGTTGGTGTAATAGGCTTTGATATAGATGGTCATGCTAAATACTTAAAAGAAGCAAAATTCCTTACTATAAGAAATCTTTCTAGTATTAAATTATACTTGATACGTTCTTTATATAGGGAATTTCAAAAAACGATGAATGATAAATTACATGTTGATAAAAATATAGAATTTTAGAGGTGTTATGTATTGAAATCAATAAATGAAAAATACATGTACGCTAAACCAGTAAAAGTATTAGTTAAAAAATATAAAGTAGGTGGTGCTTATATCATAGAGTATGAAAATGGCAAAAAGGAAATAATTAGTGAAGAAGAACTATTTAGAAATTTTGAAACTAGATGGGAATAATTTTATAATAAAGGAGAAAACTTATTATGACTTGGCGCGGAGTACAAGGAAGAAAAAAGAAACTAGAAAAGCTATATAAAGAGTCTAATAGGCATTATGGTGGGGCATATAAAGATAATGATGGAAGAATTAAACAATGTAGTTTTAGTAGAAATAGTGATATGCCAAAGTTCTATAAACGTAAAAGTAATAAGAAACTTAGACAAATGAAAGATGAAGAACTTCCTGATTCATACAAAAAAGCATATGACTATTGGTGGAATTTATATTGAGAAAAGGAGAACGCTTTGAATAAATATATAAAAAAGAAAAGAAAAGAAGTTATAGCTAACGAGAGGTATATAAAGTTTATCATCAAGCATCAAAATAAACTGCATAGAAGATATTATTCAAGTAATGTGCCTAAAAAATATAAAGTAGTTAATGTACTTAGAGCTAGAAAGCTGATGTATAAAAACACTTATAAGGATTGACAAATATAATTTTTTGTTATATACTATATATAGTGGATTAAGTGGTGAATCTGAGGACGAACCACGAAGTCCTGCCTATCTACGGAGAAGCAGGGCTTTTTTTAGTGCAAAAAATTATTAATGGCAATAAAAGCAGAGGAGGGGTGGACAAGTGGGGTAAAAAAATAAAAAAATGTATTGACAAGTGGTCTGTGGTGTGGTATTATAATAGTTGAAATAGGACATGTTTGTGGTATGAATAAAATAAGCTAGTATAAATAAGAGGAGACATAAAATATGATTAAGTATTTTATTAATGAAGAAAAGAAAACAGTAGTTGCAAAGTTTGAAACCACTTCTGTACTTACAGATAAGGATGTATGGAAAAAATATATTGTTAATCATATTTTCAAGACAATCAGAAAAACAAAAAGTGGCATCGATTTATACTTGGATGATAAAGATATTTATTATAAGTTTATTGAAGATGCTATTAAACAAAATGATTCATGCTATGGTATTGCAAAGTGTGCAGACACAGATACATTTGATATTGAAAAAGGAAAAGAAATTGCTAAAAAGCGTTTGCTAAAGAAATATTATAATACACAAAAAAGAGCACTACTTAATATTATTCATGCTATGAATAATGTTCAGCAGGTTCTTTTTAAGGATTATCATAAGTCTAAAAATAAGGCAGGAAAGGTTGCACAGGAAATTTACTGCTTTCAAAAATAATTAGTATGAAATTAGTGAAAAGGAGATATCTATATGGATAACATTGGTAATAAAACAGGTTTAGAAGAAAAGTATGAGATTGCATTAAATAAAATGTATTCTACTATAGACAAAATTATTGAGATATTAGAAGAAGAAAAAGAAACACATGAAAACAATCTTTCGATTAGAGACTATGAAACTCTATATACATCTGCGACAAATCTGAAAGAAGAAGTTGATGCTACTATGGGTGCAATATATGAGGTACTTTCACTATATAAAGGAGAATTGGTAGTAGAAAAACAAACAATGGAACTGGAAGAAAAATATTTCAATTTCATTAAAGAGTTGACTAAAAAGATTCCTGATTGGGTATTTATGTAAAGAAAATAGAAAATAAATAGTAGAAATGCCCCAAAATTTAGGGGCATTTTTAGTAAAAAATAGGGAATGGCCCTAAAAATGCCATTGACAGGGCGGGTAGTCTGTGTTATACTAAAACCATAGGGGAACAAGAGAGACAATGAATAGAGAGACATGAAAAAATGGAGGGCTAAAAATGTTTATTGTGGTTATGCTTATTGTTATGCTTACACCATTTCTTGTGGGAGCATTTTTTGGAATTTCATATTTATATGAATACACTATAAAGTTAGTATATGAGTGTGGCTACAATAAAAATAGAGAAAATAAAAGAAGTTTGAATATTAGTGATTATAAAGATTATGCGGCTTTATCAGTAATAGCACTACTTGCATATCTTACTGTACTTCTTCACATTTCAACTTTATTTTGGAATACTCTTGTGGTAACTTTACCTATGACAGTAACAGTATTTGCAGTATGGGCTGTTATAGACTATGCAGTATTCTATAAACTAGGACGCAAAAATGGGAATAAAGAGCTGGCTGTATAAAACTATTTTATGCTTATATCAGAAGCATATATGTTGTTAAAAGAGAACATGAAGTGGTAGAAGAAGGTAAATAATGATTGAAGTAATCTGTATTTTTTGTTTAGGCATTTGCATAGGTTCAATAGGAACAAATATTTATACCACAGAAAAAATAAGACAGTTTTGGCATGAAGCCGTTTTAGGAATGACAGACTTTGATATTAAGTGTATGAATTATGAATACTCACGAAGAAAATCAAAAGGGAATATCATGACCAATGGTGAGAAATATGCAGGAGAATCACATAACCATTATGTTTTTGAACGCATGTGCCCTAAATGCAATAGCACTGTGTGCGGACGCGAACCATCAGATTTTAGAGATTGTAGAATCAAAGATAAACATGATTATGAACAATGGCTAAAGAAGTATATTTAACATGATTGAGGATAATATTGACAGTGTAAAAAATAGAATTAAAGACATCACACTAAAGATTAATTTCCATGAAAATAGAATTTCAATGCATCGCTCAGCAATTAAAAAGTTACGAAATGAAAGAGCTATTTTGATGAAGGTGAAGAAAGGGCTAGAAGAAGATGGTAAAGAAATCAAATAAAAAAGATTTATCATGGCATGAAAAGCTAAAGTATATTTGGTGTGTTTTTAGATATTCAAAACATATGGCAAATTGGGTTGTGATGGATTGTGAGTATTGTCATCATTATGAATTGGAAAGAACTGGGAATCCGATAATAAGCGATGTCAATGGACAAAAAGAGTTCCAGCAAAAATATAGATGCTTACATTGTGGTGCTATTGGAATAGTTACGCAAATATGGGTTAAGGAGCATTGAGTATGTCAGAAAATACAATGATATTCTTTGATACGTGGGAAGAATTTGAAAAACAATATGGATTTCATGATAGTAAACAGGTATATATGTTTGGCAATACTATGCTTACACCAAGTTTTAGAATACAGTAATGGTTAGACTATATAGAAGATATGAGATATAAGAGACAGTTTAGGAGCAGGAAGAATAATGAAAATCGGTGCTAAAGCAAGAGTAATTGCTCAACAGTCAGTATATTCAGAAGAGAATGTTAGTCTTATCAGAGAAGAAGATAATGAATACATATTTACTAATGAAAAACATAAATGTGGTACATTGATAGTTAATAAAAATTTAGCACATGATTTTATTGTGTGGGAGTGTAGTTCAGATGGCAAAGAATAAAGCAGAGCAATATTGCAAATTACCAATTCCAATTACGGCATATCAGACAGATAAAGAGTTTGATATTGAAACGCTTGAAGGAACACATCATGCAAGCATTGGTGATTGAATAATTACAGGAGTAAAAGGTGAGCAATATCCATGTAAGCCAGATATTTTCGCGAAGACATATATTAAATGTGGTCAAGCGAATAAGATGGAACAGGTCGTGGCGATGTTTGGAAAAAAACTAAATGAAGAGTTTACTATTAAATATGAAGGTAGACGCTATAGGGCATACTTTAAGAAAAGTGGAATTAGAGTACGTGGTTTATATTATATGGATTGGAACAATGTTCTTGTTGGACTTCTTACCGGGGAATCGACAATTATTGACTGAATTAGATTGGCTTGACTAATAAAAATGAAGTGTAATAATGGAACTAGAAAATTTCCTGTATTTACATTGTGGTGAGCACAGAAAAATTACGCATTTATTATCAGTTTAGAAAAAGCCACTTGATAAAACAGAGGAGTAAAAACAGAAGGAGGTAATTAGTATGAAACCACTATATATAGGAAACAATGTTTATATTGACAGCAATACAATTTTATGTATTATGTCAGCATGGCATTCTGAAGCAAAGAAACTTATTGCACAAGCAAAGAAAGAAAATACTCTTTTGGATTTTACGTCAGGTAATGCAAGACAATCTGTCATTATTCTTAATACAGGTAGTATCATTATTTCAACAGTATTGCCAAATGATATTGCTGATAATATAGAAAGCTGAAATATAACATAGCAAGTAAACTATATAATTATACATCCAAATCGGCAGAGAATAAAAAAGATAAAAAGAGAAAGCCCTCAAGCAGAAAAGCCTTGAGGGTGTTTTTTATATAAAGCTATATAGCTTGTGGCAAAGAAAAAGAAAAGAAATGGTGGTGTATATACATATTACAAATCAAAATCTATCAAAAAATTTTATAGCTAAAAAGAATACATAGATATAATAAAAAGAGGGGTATACTTAATAGGCAATGCTAATAAGTTAAGCAAAAACAGTTTCAAAGCAAAAGTACCCAATTCTCAATCAAAGAGAAAATAGTTTCCGATTTTCATTTGTTATCCTCTTTTTCTTATTAAAATTCTGGCGTATTTAGATTTACCATTGATAGCAACACGACCACCGACTAAAAATTCTTTTGGTACAGTGTATCTGTCAAGACCAACTATTTCAAATTGTTCTGGATTATATTTATCAAGAAATGTAATCGGCACACCCATTACACCATTATAATCAATAGGTATATCAGCAACGTGTCCTACTTCAATACCATCATAACCATCATATTTAGGGTATTCTTCTGTCGTATAATGTTTCCATAAAATCAGCTTTTCATGCCGCTTTGCAACATCCAAATTTGTGAACCAACCAACATTGCCAAACTTCTTAATACTACCACCAGGCTGTAAAAACTCTTTTACATTCGTATAGCCAAGCCATACTTTGTTATCCTTTAGTAACGGAAAGAACTCTTTGTATGTGATTGCGTTTTTATTCCCGATAATCAGAAACTTCTTCTCATGCTCCATCAGAACAGCCACATACTCACGAAACAGGCTGAAAGGCGGGTTCGTTACAACAATATCTGCCTCGTCCAAAATGTCAAGACATTCCTGATTACGGAAGTCACCATTACCCTCTAACGTGGTCTTTACACCGACCTCAATATCATTGTCATTGCCACCTGTGTATTCCATCTTATAGGTAGGTTGAGTTTTATCATAATGAGTGGAAATTAGCTTCTTGAGACCAAGAGCTGAGAAGTTCAGAAGGAAATATTTCCAAAATGCTGACAAAGTGGGGTCATCACAATTACAGAGTATGGTCTTATCCTTAAAATGCTGCTTATAATGCATCAGCTCCTTTGATACATCTGTGAGCTGAGTATAGAACTCATCATTCTTCGCATCTTTTGCTTTATGAAGATTTGCATTTGTTGACATATATACTATTACGTCCTTTCTTATAAAGTAACGGTATAGTGGTACTCCGAGAGTAAAGAAATATGCCTATCTTCTGACAAGCAAATCAGTACCACTATAGTATCCCTATCCATTAGTAATTATACTACTATAAAGTTGTAAATGCAACTTTTTATATACTATAAAAGAACTGGTTATGTTTCGGCAATAAGAGAAAGAAAGAGAACATTTATATTACTAAAAATCCGGTAGTAAAAGAAAAGAAGAAAAGCGTATGTATAAATTATACTATATAGAGAGTATAGAAAGAAAGAGAGAGAGAAACAAACTATATATAAGAATACTATATAAACACTCTATAAAATTAAATAGAAAGTTTTAGGTTTTTATTATGTGATGTTATAAAATTTAGAATATAGAATAGAGCAATGTGTATATACAGAACCAAATAGAAAATCTCAAAAAATTTTTCATCATGGGTTGTACAGCTGGCCCAATCTCAAAACTTGAATCCACGGGGCCTATATTCACTTTTAATATTTCAATAATATTTTTATAATTTTATAATATTTAATTTTTATATAATATTTTTATAATACATAGTAACATGATAGGCTATCAATAAGATAGGTTATAAAATTGATAGGCTATAAAACATAGTGAAAAGATATGTAATAAAGAGAAGAAAAAAAAGAGGAAGAATTTTTTTTCTTCCTCTTTGAGATATTTACTCACAGTAAACTTTTTTGTAATGCTCTTGTAACTCCCTGAAATATTCGAGAGTTTCTTTCACGGAATCGGCATAAGATTCCGATTCAGTGGTATTTTCTGCCATGCCAGTGCCAAGCGTCTGCTCTGCCCAAATATGGAATACTTTTTTATACGGATTCCATGCATACGCGATGTTTCCTCTCCAAAAATGGGACGGTCTATCCCATGCATCATAGGCACAGCCAGCGCTAAAATGTATTGGACGAAACTTATGTTCATTCATTCTTTCTTCTCTCCCTTCTGGGCTTTGACGGCCTTGCTAGCGGCCTTGCTAGTGGCCTTCTTGACTGTTGTCTTGCTAGTGACTTTCGCCGCCTGCACGACAGGCTTATTAGATGGCGCGCTAGGGGCTTTTGCGGGCTTGTCCTCCGCTGTCTTGTCACGCCTATGGGACTTATACGGCGTGACTTCTTCCCACGCCTGCCCTACAGACTTGAAGAAGTTCGTACTCTTGAGAAGTTCGTCAAGCGCCTGCGCGAATGACATGCCATTCGCCGTGCCGTAGCGACGAATGACGGTGCTTGCCCGCCCGCTAATTCTCACAGGCACGCTTTCACCTGTCCAGCTTTTTGCTTTTGCTTTGAGAACGGCCGCCTTCTTAGCCTCCTCTTTTGCGTTCTCTTTGCAGGCCGGGCAGATGACTTCTCTACCCGTCGCAACGAACTCGTGACCGCACTTAACACAATACTTTTTCATGATAGAACTCCTTTCTGCCGTCTCTTGACGGCAACACCAATTAATTTTGTCTTGTTCCCTTGGAACAATTATATATTACTACGCCGCCACAAAAATTGCAATTATAAAAGCATTAAAAATAAAATTAGAGAAATCGCTGGTGTAGGCCTGTAGGCAAAATATCTTTTTCCTTCTATATATAGGAAGGAAAATGTACTGTATATACACAAGCAGGAAATATACACACTTTCTTCTATTATATAGAAAGAAAAAGCTAGCACGCTTGACTATATACTGCATATCAGGCAGGTATGTTATTATATGCTATATATATATACGCCTATATATCCTTATATATAATATTATCTATGTTTCACGTGAAACATCTATATAGCGCCCTATAATTGTATCTATAATTGTATATGATTTTGGTTTGAAATTTTTTTTGAGATAAGATTTTTTCGTTGTTGCTTTCTATATAGCTATAATTATACTATGTTGTTTATGCCGATTTTTGCCCTTTTTCACTGTTAAAATCTTGTGATAATCTTGCTAAAATCTTTATGTTTTTAGGCTATATTTTATGCTATGTTTGCTATAATTGTGTTCTCTATTTAGCTATATAGATGTATCTATAATTGTGTTTATATACTTATCCACATCTTATCCACTTTATACACATCTATAATTGTCTATAATTGTCTGTCTGCGAATTTCAGACGATTTACCACTATCTTTTGCCATATTGTATATATATATAGCTATAATCACATATAATTTTTCTAAAACGATTTACCACATCTTTTTGCCAATCTATATATATAAAATCTAAAAAACGATTTGCCACTATCTTTTGCCAATCTATATATATATAGCTATATTACATTTCTTTTTTCTATTGATAATGGTAAAACTATTTTACCATTTATATTCTTTTCTATATAGTGTATCTTTTCCTATATAGTTTTACCTCTATATAGTATATTCTTTATTACTCTTATTCTCTATATTACTATAATTGTATAATATCCTTTTCTTTTTTTGTTTACTGCCGGAAGGTGAAATGATTTATTCTTTATGTTGTTACTACTCTTATTCTATATAGTATACTCTTTTTCTTTTTCTCTTTTGTTTACTGCCGAATAATCTATGATATATTCTCTATATAGCTATATATGTTATAATTGTTATACATTCTTTTCTTTTTTCTTTTTTCTTTCTGCCGCGCTGAAAGTTGATATAATTGTAGATATACTGTTTATATACTGTTGATACACTGTTGATATAATTGTGTTATATTTTATACACATATCTATGTTATAATTCTTGTTATTTATTATGTGATAAATTATAACATAAATTATCGTATTCTTATGTTACACCTTATAGTATAATTGTTATTATAATCATTGTTATATTAAGTATTTTTATTGATTTTTCATATGGATAATATATAATTGATTCTATCTATATATTACAGACGTTTTTCCCATATATATTGTATAAAAAAAATAGCTCCATTGATGGAGCTATAAAACATATTATCTTTTATTCTGCTTTTGCCGCAAAATCACCGCAACATACAGTTTTTGCAGTAGCAGAATATCTCACTAGGGAATAATCATATTCCCATGTGTTGAAATTGTTTTTTGCATACTGATAGTATGCATTAACAACCGCCTGTTCTGGTGGAACAGTATAGATATATGCATTCCTTGTTCCGAGCTGATACACAATAGTTTTCATGATAATCTCTCCTTTAGTTCAGTTTGTTCTCTAACTCTCTATATTGTTTGAGAGTTGAGATTCTTTTTCTAACTGCTAATCTCATTTTTCCACTTCTTTCTTAATTTTCATAATCAGCCGCGCCGCCTGATACAGTGCGCGTGCTTGTACGTCAATCCATGTTTCCTGTTTGTTCGGGCGACGTTCTCCGCCCTTTGTTTTCTTGATTTCAGATGGCGTACAAAGACGATGACAGATGTCAATGTTATAAATCAATGCACATCCTCCCTCGCTATACTGTTTCCAGTTATCAGCGCCGTTGAGAAGATTCTTTTCAGTGATTTCTTCATCATCTATGCTATCCAATATATCAATAGCATAGAGAATTACTCCCTTCTTCCACGCGGAACGAGCTTTTTCTTCCATAATTGCTTTTTTGATTTCTTCTTTCGTCATTTTTATCTTCCTCTCTTTCCTGCCCTTATGGGCAACACTTGTTTCAACTTTCAACTATATATTAACACTTTTTGCCATCGTTGTCTTTAGAATAGCATTAAAATTTCACTAAGGCAAAAAAAAATAAGAGGAAAAATATCTTTCCTCTTATGGTTGATATTTATTTGTTGAAACTCTTTTTAAATCTTTCTAAAGATTCTCTAACTTCTTCTCTTGATTTTACACTATAACTGAATCCCATTTTAACACCAATATCTCTATCCCTGTATTCTTCTTCTACAACGAAATTTTTATTCGTTGTACTATATGAAACAGTAATTCTATTATCACCAAAAATATAACCAGCCATTGCGATTTTCATAATACATCTTTCCTTTCTTTGTTCTTTTTCATGATTTTTAATCCATACAATAGACTATGTGGTAGCTTTCAGACTGATGTGTTTTGTGTACGGCCCATCTGTAGCCCCGCCACTTTATCCACTCGATCTCGTTGGCTACATCATAATGTAGCTGGCGGGTGATATAGATAGTTTTAAAGATGTTGCGTTCCGGTCTATCCTGCCGGATTGCTACTGTGATTTTGTCCATCATTTCATTCCACTCCTCCTTTTCTTTTGGCCTTCCTTTCGGCTTATGTCAAGTATACCACATTCTCGCCGTGTCTGTACAGTTAAAATTTTATTAAAACATTCTTAACAGCTAAACGATTTCTTGTTGCTATGTATATATAGAAGAAAAGTTATAAAAATAATGCTAAAATATGTGTTCGCGCTTTATTCTACAAGGCTTTACATGCTTTTCACTATACTATGTTTAGCCAGTCTTTTTATATCTGTTAGCTACAATACATATATTCAAGGTATGTATTATATTTCTTATCTATCTTATATTTCATAATTATCATATATGTATTATCTATCTTATATGTATTGTATGATATATGTATGTGTATATGTGTATACATATGTGCATACATGCACAGGCTAAATAAATCTTAATATCTCAATGATTCTTTATTGCCTGCCCTATAATTGTATTTGTTTTTGAAAAACATTTTGGTTAAAAATAGTTAAGCACCTATCAATATCTTATCACATTCTATAATTGTATTTGATTTCAAAAAACATTTTAGACAAAAAAATAGCCACTAGATATTATTTCTAGTGACTAAATATCTTATGTTAATGCCTATCTTCGTCTACATCATTGATATATTCTTTGATGCAGTCCATTTCTCCCATAACTTCTTTATACAGTTTCTTTGATATTCTCTTATTGGCGCTTGCCGATAAAAGAATACTTTCGATGTTTCTCAAACTAACTTCAATTTTATCAATGCAAGCATCAAGATTTCCTGCACTCTCTTCCAACAAATCTGTGTACCTGCTATAATCTTCAAGTCTCTTTTCTTCTTTTTCAACCTTTCTTTCTTCTTTTTCAAACACATCAAATATGTCGTTTGATATGTCATAACCTAATACTTTATCTAGGTAATTCCGCACATCATACTTATCATCAAAATAAACATTTTGGCTATTCATTTCTAATCCTTCTTTCTATCTTTTAATTATTTTACTTCACGCAATTCACAATACGGGTTGCCATCATAATCTACATAGATAACCCCCTTGTTAGTAGCATCTAAGTCAATTTTATATGGGTCATCAAGACCCAATTTTTTACAGATACTTGATTTAGATGTATCTGTATAAATGATGATGCCTGTTGGGATTACATCATTCACACTATACCCACCTTCTTCGTTTCTCCAAACGTCATAGTCAAAGATTTCGTACTTTTTCATATTTTTCTCCTCCTATCGTGCCATATGGGCTTCCCTACGGCCTGCCTTGTTTTTCTTTACACCTATAATATAGCACAAATAAGGCTATTTTACAAGTTAGAATTAAATTAAAATTATTGGTCAGCACGCATACACTCATCAAGATAAATCTTGCGATTGTGTGAAACAAAATAGCTACGCTCTTTTTCATACCGTATTTTAGAATATCTTGTCTTTTCCACTTTACCACAGATATTCCATGAAAACTTGATTTTATCGTCGATGTCATAGATAACATCATAAATGATAATACAAACGTTTTCTGTTACTGGATAATAAGCCTTAATCATTTTTAATTCCTCCTATCATTGCAACGTGTTCACACATCCAATTACGGAGTGCTTGATGGAAAATCAACAAATCATCACTAGATTTGTAATTCTTTTCCATCTTCTTGATAATAAGAAACATCACATAAGCCTTTTCTGAATAAGAAATCAGCTTATTTTCATTGATTTTGTTGAGTTTCTTATTCAACAAATTGATAATATTTTCATACTTTTCCATACTTTTCTCCTCCTCCTGTTTCTGTCCTTATTATACAGTATGAGAACTGGAATTGCAAATTAAAATTTTATTAATATAAAATTAACGTACCGTGCACTTTTAAGTATCTCAAGAATGTTTCATCATCGTCTAAAACATATATAGATGGTACTAGCTCTGTTTCAACTCCAATCTTATTATTATATATTCCATTGGCTATCTGTACTGCTTTTTTCAAGTCTTTTTGTTCATCATCAAAGTAATATTCTAAACAAACATTATTTTTTAAGATAATAACATAGTGCTTTTTCTTTTTATATTTTATATGATAAACAGAAAGTATCTTCTTGATGTATTTATACTTTCTTTTAGGTACAAGCTCGTAGGCTATAATTGTATTCGTGTATCTATACAGCTGTCTCATAAAGCATCATCCCTTAAATATATATATCTATAATTGTAGTTGTATTAACCAAAAATTATCTTAGATGGATTTACTAAGATAAGGTATTTTTCTTCAACGCCTGTATACCCATTATTTGGGTCATCATTTCCTGCTGCAGGAGTTATCATATATTCAAAATCACCCGGTTCGAAATCACCCGCTACAGAACGATACAAGCCATCACCGGTTATATTATATTCTTTACTAGGAATTGGATGACCAGCACGCTTTTTACCTGTATATCTTACTCTATCTCCTACTTTAAATTTTGGTTTCATTATTGTTATCTCCTTTTTATTTTGTTAGATACACAAACATCTTAATGCTATCTTCTACTCTTAATTGTCCTTCTAGTATTTGTGAAATAATAAATCCACTAGTCCATTTATATTTGTTATTTCCATATACACCATAATATACAGCATACAAGAATGAAACATATTCATTCTTTTCTAGCTGTTTTAATACATCAATATCTTTTGTTTTTAGAAAATTCTTTGCTTTGGTCTTTACACTTGTATCTGCAAATTCTTCTATATATTCTAGCTTGTTTTTATAATGCTTATAGAAAGCACTCTTTTTATCTAATTGTGTCTCTACTACACAGATAACATCATAACTTAACTTATCTACCAACTTATCAAATTCTTTTAATTCTTTTGTTGGTAGATTCATTTCTTTTGTGTATAGAAAATATACATCATCCTTTTTTGGTGAAAATAAACTGTCTGTATTGATGTAGTCAAATACGTTCTTTACGAATTTATAGTCTTTTAATACATCATTTAGACGTGTTCTATTCCCTACAAGTATCCTAAACATTGGACTATCATCCTTCTTATACGTATATCACAAACTTATACATACATCACAAATTGCCTAGCTATTAGCGTAGCTAGGCTAGGATATTTTATTTACTCTTCTTCATCGTCATCGTCGTCGTCATTTTCGTCATCATCTTCATCATACAGATGCATGATGTCTGAAAGACTAAACCAAATAAAATCATTAAGCTCAGCTTCACTAGGAATATATCCTAATACGTCCTCTGACATATATTCTTCAATGATATTCATTGCTTCTTCTTCTCTACCCTGCTTCTCAATATCATCTAATGTAGTACGTGCTCCACTCCATGCATTTCCTTTATACTCATCCCATCCGTATCTCTCTACAGTAACTTTAATCATTACAAATTCCTCCTTGTGTTGTGAATACCCTGTTTTTCTGTTTTGTTCCCTTTGAACAGTTTCATAATAACATACCTTGTGGGCTATGTCAATTAGAAATTCATTAAAAAACACTATAATTGTATTTATTCTATTTCAAATTCCTTTTGATGTAAGATATAATATATAGAAGTCATACAATACATTATTTGTACATCTATTTATACCACAACATACTTTATTTATTTCTTTTAGGTTGTTGTAGTATTTTATGTCTTTTGTTGCTATGAAATTATTTAGATTTTCTTGTAATTTTTCTTTGTAAAATTCTTCCAAGATATTTTCACCACCATTATACACCTAAAAATACTGCATTATCTTTTACTGTATACTCTTTAGGAACATCACCATTACATCTAAGATTATGTGTAGTGATTACTTCTCCAGTATCTAGCATTTTAATACGAAATTTCATCCCTCCATATCCTAATCCGTATGTGTTTATTAAATCTTTTGGTTCCTTACCTATATGATAGCAAACGCCTTTAATAATTACTGCACTATCATCTAATGCTAATTGCCAAAATCTTTTAGAAAAGCATTTTTCGTCACCACATAGCCCTGAAAATTCACTGCCTTTGTAGTAATCTTTCTTTACTTCTTTTCCACAGATAGGACATTTCATAATATCACGCTCCTATAATTGTATGTTATTCACAAAACATTTCTCTATATACGGTTGCAATAAATAATTCTTTTAGCATATCATTACTTGCATTTGTCTGCAGGTCATAGAAATCATTCATAATTTTTTTTGCAACACTAACATATCCTTTAATATCATTTTCAAGAACATCAGGTATTCCTGTAAGTGTAATATCTTTTGTCTTTCCATATACACAAATACCTAGCACAAAGCTAAAGAAATTTCTTGTAAAGATTTCTATATTTGTAACGCTATTTAGTGTCGTTACAACATCTTTAATGTTCTTTGTCATAATGCCCTCAAGAATATTAAACATATCGTCATATTTACCACATAACATATTTGTTACTGTTGACATAGTGATATGTTTTTCACCAATTACTTTTTCAAGATTACTAATAGCTTTACGCATAGAACCATCAGAACGCCTTGCAATTTCTTTTAGTGCTAGACTATCGTATGATGTTCCTTCACAGTCACAAATATATTTCAACCTATTTGTAATATCTACTGTTCCAATACTGTTAAATACAAGTGTTTTTACACGACTTTTAATCGTATCAATCAGCTTATCATATTCTGTTGTTGTGAGAATATAGATAACATAACTAGGTGTATTCTCTAAAGCTAAAAGTAACTTTTGTCCACCAATGCTATCTTTTCTCATAAAGATGTTATGTGCTTCTTCTAGGATAATAACAAGTTTTTCATATCCGATTGGTTTTGTCATTGTTAGATTGATGATTTCTTCTACATTTTCTGCTTTATTAAACATAGACGAATCAATCGTGTATGTATAGGCATTAATTGTTTTAGCAAAAATCTTAGCGGTATTACTTTTTCCACATCCATATTTTCCTGCAAAACAATAACAGTTAGGAAATTTATTTGTCTTGATGTCATGTTTAAGAATATCTATAGTTGTATCCTGTCCAACAATGTCATCTAATGTTTTACATTCATATTTATTGTAAAGTGCCATGATTCTACCTCACTTTTTAATTATAAATAAGCAGGAAATTCACTACACTTCCTGCTAGATAAATACAATTAATTTACTTTTGCTAATCTATAAACATCCTTAATGCATTTTTTGTCAAACCAATAACTATCACCATCAATAATGATTACAAAATCAACCATGTTTACTCGTTCTACTTTATACATCTTTGATGTCCCGAGAGCGTCTACCATTTCTGGACTAAAATATATATTATCTGCAATTAATGATTTTCCACAACCATTTACAATAAGTTCACAACCATTATATAACTTCATTACGTCTTTCAATGATTTTAATGTAATATAGTCACCAGTTTCGATGTTCATCATTATGTCCTCCTGTCTATTGTTTATTCCACCCGTACAAGTCTATAGACATCTTTTACACACTTTTTATCAAACACATATGCATCCTTACCAATGAATACACAAACTCTATTATCATCTGACCATGCTACTCTATACACATCGCATGCATCCATAGCATCTAACATAACCTGTGAAAAATATCTATCACCTATGTCTACATATATCTCAACCTTTCCTGATGCATTTTTAAGTTTAAAAGTCGTTTTCCATTTTTTGTAAAGACTCTTTACTTCATCTACTGATTTTAACATAACATAATCTCCTGCATGGATATTCATTGTTTATTCCTCCTGTTCATCTTTACTAATGACTTTTACCTTAGTATTCCTTTTGACCTACCTATAGTATAGCACAAGCACGACCAAAGTCAATTATAAAACCATTATAGAAACATTAAAAATGACCCTGCTCGTGCTTTTATTTATACTTTATCTTGTTTTATCTAATTCTCTTGTATAGTTATTTTTAGCACTACATATATCATCATATTCTGCTTCGCTAAAAATAAAATTCTCTTCATCCTCTATTGCACTATTCATTGCCAGCTTAAACCATCTATTCTTTTTATTTCTCATACATCTATTATTAGGACAATCATTACTATTGCAATATGAAAAATCATTGTCATTAAATAAAGCATAAGATGTTGGCGATTCATATAATGCAAAAGAACCAAATTTTTTTTGAGATGTATTATTATACCACCACATGTATTACACCTTCTTTTTTCTTGCCGTTTTATTTTTTAGAATTTTCTTTTTCTTATTAGAAATTATGTTTTCATCAATAATTGTTATGTTTTTTATAGAACATTTTGTGTAAAGAATTTTACCATTTCTATAATCTTTACTGTAAGCATATACAGTTCCTTTTGCTAAAAATCTTCCTTTTGGTATTCTATTAAATTCATTTTCGTGAATCCATAAATGGTTAAATGTTTCTGCCATACCCATATCTTTATCATGCTGATTCAATGAAATATCAGTAATTAGGAGTGATTTTCCTACATAATCTAAAGAAACAACATCTGTTTCACTTACGATTACTCCTGAGAAATATACTTCTTTATCTATATATTTAATTAGTCTTTGTTTTTCTTTATTGTTTTTTCTAAAATAATTCTTTTTCCCTTTTGGCAGTCGATTTTTCTTTAGTCTTACTTTAATCATAATAATCACCTTCTTCTTTGAAGTATACTTTTCCACCAACACATTTCAACTCATTACATTTTACTGTATTCTCCATTGACCTGATTTTTACTTTATTCAAAATATCTTTTGGGACTGAATGCTCAAACTTATCAATAGGTATCCCCTCATAAAATGGAATTTCATACATTCTATTCACATATTTATCTCTAAGGTATATTGTTGTCCACGGTTTAATAAGACTATTTTTATATTTATATTGGTCTATACTATTACAAACATTTATAGGTACTTTTCTTTCATCCGTTGTATCAAACAACCACCTTTCCACATAAAACATGTTAGCACCAAGTTTTTCTATATTGCTAATTGGATGTTCTTTTTCTGTTATGCTAACAGCGCATTTTCCATAATCAGAAATCAATTTAATAGCACAACTCATATCTCTATCTTGTGTGATGAGAAAAAATGTTGTTATATCGTCATTTTCATATAACATTTTTGAGATAAAACAACACATATATGTATCTGCAAGATTTTTCCCTACCTGTGTATTAACAAGTGTTGCATGAGTATATTTATTATAATGCTTTAGTGGGATATTATGTTTATTCCCAAAAATATATATTCCAGAAGAATTTCCAAACTGTTTATGTTTGATATATGAATAAGCATACTGGAATAATTCTTTAGATACATTCTCTGCATCTACAATAATAACGCTATGTTTTCTTGTATTGTATCCCATCAGTCTCTATCTCGCTTTCTTTATTCTTGTTATTCTTCACTAAAAATCAGTCTTTTGACCTGATACCAGTCCACATTCCTGCCATATCTATCATAGCTCTTATCGTCTATATACAGGTCAGCTGTAACTTTATTGCTACAAGAATATGTGTTATGATTTCTACACCAGTCTGTTGCAACACTATCTACATCTTTATTAACAGCATCAAACTCTAATCCATATTTCTTACAATTTTCTACTGCAAGCTCTAATGATTTATCTGTCCTACATGTGAATAGAATTACTTTACCTCCCATTTTCCTGTATTCTTTTAAGATATTAACAGCGTATTTATTTAATTTTCCTACACTAGGATATGAGTCTTTTCCATTTTCATTCAATGGTTCTAGTGTACCATCATAATCAACAGCAATAACCTTAAACTTTAGATTTTTCATCATTTTTAATTCCTTTCCAGACCTTATGGATAATATAAATAGCAAATCCCGTACCAACTAAAAATAAAACTGCAAAAATCACTAATGTAATCGCTACCCCATACACCATCATATTTAACAATTCTATCATCTTTTCCTCCCATAATAAAAAAAAGACTATTACATTATATAATTGTAATAGCCAGTTACTTCTTACTTCTTGTTGTACGACTCAAGCCTATCAATCTTTTTAATAGATTTTTTCAGCTTTCCTTCTACACGATGTTCCATAACATTAACCTGTTTATGGATGTATTTAGAGATTGCACATGTAAGATTAAACTCAAGATTTGTCCATTTCAAAATAAGTCTATCTTTTGCAATTTTCTTTGCTAATTCTACATCACAATCTTTTGTTACTTTTACTTTTGTGACAAACTGAATGTTATCTACTGCATCACTAACAAAGTCATCAAAAGTAAAATTATCAATAAGTTTGTTGCTAAACACTTTACAAAGTGAATTAGAGATATGATGAAACCAATATTCTCTCCCTCCGAAATTTCCTGTTACCTCATCGCAAAAATATGCAACGATAACATTTTTCTCCTTGTTGTAGTGATACTTAATCATTACTTTTCTCTCCCTTTCTTTTACAAGTAGAATTTTTTCGTTCATGCTTATATTATACACCATATTAGCACCAAAGTCGAGTTAAAATTTTATTAAAAATATATTACATTATATTAAAGTTAATGCTTTTCCTTTTCCACAAAATCTACTACAGAAAGAGTTCCAAAATTATCTCTAAAGTTATTTAATGCATCTTTTTTATTGTGTGCTTTTGTTTCGAAAACTTCAATGTTTGGTCTAATCTCATTTAACTTGTGATGATAAATTCTAAATATGCTTTGTCTCATTATTATTCCTCTTTCAGATATTCTACTAACATTTTCATTAGATTACTGTTTATAACAAAATAATTTTCGTTATAATTGTCATCAGGATTGAATTTAATTGCTAAACAGCTATATGGTAGTTGCATCTCTTTTCTTTCTAGCTCGTTCTTTTCAATCCAATTTCTATTGATAGAAAAACTATTACTTTCTTTTGTTTTTGTCTTACACTCAATAAGCATAAGATTATCTAAGATAACATCACCTTTAACGAACCCTGTTGCTCCGCTATTAGGTGTTTGATGTCCTCCTAGCATCTTTGCAACTTCTTTTTCCTGCTTATCACTAAAATATCTTGTAGCTTCTTTATTTTTCAAAGTATAATATCCTCCGTGTCACCAAACAAATATCTAAGGTATTCGTCTAAGTTTCTGTTTTTATATTCCTTATATATTCTACTAAAATTTTCTTTTGCATTAACATTTATATGTATACAATATTTACAGATAAAATTAGTTAGTTCTTCTTCTATATTACTCCAAATCTTATGATGGTCATTTTCTTTATATGTTTCTTCTGTGTCAAAAATACGAATAGCTTTTATAATTGTAGTGTCAAAATAATAATCTTGATGCAAATAATTGTTGTTATAAGCATCAGATAGCCCATACTCTTTTAGTTTCTTCTGTATAAACCTTTCTAACATAGAAATCTTTTGTTTATATACTTCTTTTGTGTTGTATTCTTTATAGATATATTTTTCTACTTCCCAAATAAACCTATCTCTATCTGATACAAGCTCATCAAATTTATATAGCTTATATCTTGGTTTTACTTTGTAGTTTTGCATTTTCTAACCTCCGTATTTTCATCTGATAAATCCCATTGTAATCCGTATATACAATTCTTTTTATTCCTGCCGTTATAATTCTTCTTTGACAAGCAGGACAAGGAAAACAATTTCCTAAGTTACCATTTTTTAATTCTCTATAGATATAAATGGTAGCCCCATCTATATCTAAATGCTTACATTTCATTAGTGCATCCATCTCTGCATGAAGATTATTTTCTTTTGTAGTAAACCCTCTATATTTTTTATTAAAAACTTTCATGATAGGATGTGACTTATGTTTATTATACCCAACAGAAATAATTTCACTTTTAAGTACAATAACTGCACCTATTTTTATTTTTCTATAATCTGATAGATTACTAACTTCTTTAGCTATAGAAATAAATCTTTCGTCCTTCTTATTCATAGTAACTACCTTTCTTATACCTCTAATAACCAGTTTACTACAAATACAAAAAGGTGTCAAGTTAAAATTTTATTAAAATATACTTTTTATAATACAAAAAAAAGATAGCTAAAAAGCTACCTTCCTAAACTATGATACTTTCAGATTATGCACCCTGTTTAGGTGTATCTGTTTTAGACTCACCAGCTGTACCTGTACTTGCTCCTGTGCTTGTTCCCTTAGAAGAATCTTCTGCTGTTGTTGCCGCTTCAATAATAATTGTTGGTTTAACTTCTTCTGCCCTATAAACTTTAACAGTATTCAATGGAAATTTAAGTAGCTTTGATGCGGCTTCATCAAGAGTGAAAATAGGATTCTTTGTGTCACTATCATTCCAGATAATAGAGTCATTCTGATGGATAATGTATTTGTTTTCTGCCAAAATAATTCACCTCGCTATGTATGATTATTGTCTATATTATAACACAATTAAAAGGATTTGTCAAAAAATATCAAAAAAAAATAGCAGGATAGATATTATCCACCCTGCTACTGACTAAATACCTTTACGCACAATCTTTAATGAGCGCTACAGCTTTATCGAACATCTGATTACCATTAATGACACTCAAGAGATTATTCTCTTTTTCATTTTTGGTATGGCGTGTAGTCGCTAAACCATGAAAAATCATGTCGCTAAATGCGTTTACTGCTTTATATGCAGTACCATTGAAATTTTGGAGGTCATCAGCCTGCATACATTTTTTGAAGTTTTCATGCATCGCAATCATATTGTTTAACTTGCGATTTGTGTATTCCCCATCTTCCTTGATTGGGAACATCTTGTCCAAAATACCCTTAATCTGATTTCCGCTAAGTTTCTGTTTAGCAAGCGCGATGCACTCATCGTCAAACGCTTTATTGTACTTATCTGCCATCATGAGACATTGCTTTGCTTCCTGCAATTTACCACCAATATCTCCCTTATGGGCGAAACTCCACTTACGTTTCGCACCTTTCAACGCTATATTTAATGTGTTATTGCATACTACCCTAACAGGCGTAATAGCAACATTGATAGAACGCTTTCCATCAAAGGAATTTGAGAACAACAGATACTTGTCAATGTCATCCCCTAAGATATTCGTGCTTGGGATGCGTGCAAGCATCCAAGTCAGCTTGCCATTTTGCAAACTACCTGCTGTCTCATACTTCACATCATCATTGTCCAAAAGTGCATCCGTGAACTCGAATGCATCTTCATTTTGGACGATTTCATACCTATCAGATACAAAACCCAAAATAGCATGGTCTGTATCACGATAGTTGCACAGAAGGTCTGTATAAAAACCCTCTTCTTCATCGTCAGGCATTGCGCACATTGGTGCTTGCAGGACTTTCCAATCAAGACCTGCTTTCTTGATGGCTGTCTTTGAATCCGGTGCATCCTTGATAACTACACCCATACCATGCCAAGCAGGCTCACGAACGAAAAAACCACTCTCAAATTCTGCGGACATTTCTAATTCCTCCATTTCTTTTACCTGCAAGAAATTTATTTTGTTCTTGCCTCGAATTACCTTACACGTTTATATTACAATACACTGGAGGAATTGTCAATTAAAGAATACTTAAAAATTATTAAAAGGCAAAAAAGAAATAGAAGAAATTCCTAAATAGTTATTCATGATTATCTATACATACCATTGCTAATTTTATTTCAGCAAAAGCATTAACAATATGTTTGTGAAATTCTTTATTGCTATGTGAATAATTTAGCTCCATTATTCCTTGAAGTAATTTAGATACCTTAAATAAATTATTCTTTATTGCTAAAATTATTGGGCTACTGCTCTTTTTATTCATATTATATATCACCTCTAATACATCTAAAAATCGGCAGAGAATAACAAAGAAAAGACCATTTTCGTAATGTCACGAATATGGTATAATAATAAAAAAAAATAAACTTCTTATCATACCAAGCATACAATCCAAAAAAATTATATGTTTAGCATGACAAGAAGTTTATTAAATATACACATCTATAATTGTAGTGCCTATAAGGTAAAAATATAAAAAATATCTTTTGATATTTTATTATTTTTTATTGTTTTGTCTATACAATATTTATCCATGCTATTTCTCCATTTCTCTTTCCTTTTAGCAATTCAATAATTGTTTGTTATTGTTTATATTATTATATGTATATTATCTTATCTATATATACTTTTATGCTTGATGGCGAGTGAGCGTTTTGACTAGGAAACGAATACCCACCTAGCAGCATAGCAGAATATCAGAATAATAAAAATATAGAGATATCCAATACACCAAAAATTAGTATATCTTTTTGCTATGCTACTAGGCAGGTAGGTTTCCTAATCAAAAGCTCAGTCAAATCTGCCATTATTAATCACACTAATAATAGTACATTTGACTGAGGTTTCCATATCTATAACTGTTTTTGATACATTAACTATTTATTTTCAGTCCAGTTAGTGTAAAAAATCTCATTCGCCCCTTGATTCAGTTATTTAACCCACTTAGTTCATCTATTAGACAAACTAAACGAATTTCCATTAGCACACTTCTATGTAAATTCATTATGATAAAAATTTTTACATATATGTTTCCCTCCCGTTTTGCCGCCACATGGTCGGAGACACCATCTCTCACTCTTGTTGACATATCCTATCACCACCATATAAATATATGATTCAGAATATCCTTTGGCACAAGGAGAACGTGCCAATCTCTATGCTATACAAAATCTATGAATACCACATGAATAATACATACTCTGCATTGTATAGTTTACAGATTGTTGCTTTTTGTCTCTAATCATAACTATATGGCTATAATTATAACTCAAACAAGACTCTAAGTAGTATGTATTTTTAGTCTTTATATATGCAACTTAACATACACAAAGCTACATGATTTTCTGGGTGTATTCCCTCCAACCTATATCTAGGTTTATTTAATTAGCGGACTAGCTGTTTGATTTTTGCGATGTGCAGTGCTACCACACACGGTTTGATAACACAGTTCTTGCTCTTTCTGCGGGTTTAATAAGTCGGGCTTGTCCTTCCTGACAAATGACAAAATAAAATAGAAACTTTCTACTTCATCTTTCATACTTTTATTATAACATAAAATGGAGAGGTTGTCAACCTCTCCATCTAAATAAATATTTTAACAACAAGAGTTAGAAAGTCAGGGCAACTTCCTAACTATTGTTCATTAGCAAGAAAACAAGCCTGATAAAAACTATTACAATAACATCTCCCATTCTTTGATAGTCATATAGTCCTCGCCGGAGTAGACAACGTACTCATCCGGTGGCCAACCATCAAAGTCAGGCAAGGCAATCCGATATTCCTTGCCGTCTACGACGGTTTTATAATTCCCGTCATAAGCGTCAGAAACTACGGGATTCAGCCATAACATACCGGTTCTATTCTTCTCTGCTTCTGCCTTTTCAGCAAGATAATTGGCAACAGCTTTACGTGCATTTTCCTTTTTCATTTTATTCGTTCCTTTCTGTATAGTTTCTATAATTTCATTTTTTGTCATTTTCTAGCCCTCCTATGCAGAACGTGCTTTTTCTTTTTCCAATTCATCCATAATTTCTTTTTTGATTTCTTCTTTTTTCATTTTTATCTTCCTCTCTTTTATAATGTATTTTTCTGCTTTTTTAGGATTTTTCATTAGCCAATTAGCTAAAATATTTTCGTTAATACCATAGCAATTTTGCCAATAATTGAACGACTCTAAGATTCCATAGCTGTTAAATATTACATAATCATCATAGCTATGGTAGTTACCTTCTTCTGCAGCAGAAACTGCATCAGAAGGTGAATGAAAGAACGAATCAAGAAATTCAGAACAATTTTTATAGATTTTACTGTTGGTGTTACCATTTTCATCATTGCATTCATTCCATAAACTGATGAACTCATCATTAGTCATGTTGTGGATAGCCTCCATAATTTCTCTTTTGGTCATCTCTTAGCCCTCCTTTGACTTTTCTGCTTGTATTATATACCAAACACAATAAGTTGTCAACCCATTTTTTGCAGGTAGCCTATTTTTTTTTTATTCATAGTTCTATATGCCCTGTTTGGCATTTCCTAGCATGAACTATTTTAATAACGCCCTCTGTACGTGCCGTAGGACGCCCGCTGACGGGTGTCTAACCCACTTTAGGTATAATTATACCTGTGGCAGAAAATGAACGCTTAGAGAGCGCCATAGGGGCTGAAAAAAAAATAAAAATATAAAAAAAATACTTGCAAAGATATATTGCAAGTATATGTGGATAGATATATTTATTTAGTTAGTCCCTGTGCTACCAATACCACCTGTTCTAGTTTGGTCAGCATTATCATTATCTACAACACCATATTTTTGGAAAACTCCTTGTGCTACTCTTTCAAAAGGTTCTAGTGTTACAGACTCATCACCATAGTTATATAAAGCTACAATGATATGTCCTTCATTATCTTCGTTGTTATAGAAATCACTATCCACGATTCCCACGGCATTATTTAGCATTAGATGCTTTTTAATACCAATAGAACTTCTAATATAAATTGCTAGAAATTCATCCTTTGGCATATATGCTTTAATGCCTGTATTAAATACTTTTGATTCATGAGGTTTAATTGTTACTGGTGTAGTGCTATAGATGTGGATGTCATATCCACAACTATTTTTTGTTTTTCTTGTTGGAAGAATTGCATTATCAAATCCTGAAACTCTTTCAAATCCTCGAATCTTATTGTTGTAATCATGAATTTCTACTTTGTTGTTTTCTTTGATAATCATATATCTTATCCTTTCACTACTACATTAAAGACTAAACTTTACAGTCTTTTTAAGAGGTACTTTTTCGATGTTTCCTGTAATCTTGTAAATGTCAAAATCTTCAATGTCCTCTTGTTCATTGAGAATGTCATCAATGTCTTCCTTATCCCAGAGGAAATCTGCTACACCATTCTTATTACCATAGATAAGCTCTCTGCGGTCTTTACTAACAAAAATATACTTTACATTGTTATCACAAGGCTTATCCTTACTCTCCTGCTTTTTTAGTGTAGAGTCATATCTATAAAGGCTATCCATGTTGTTCTCCTTTTCTTTTGCAAAGTCTTTAATTGTAGTATTGTCTGTTTTCTGTTTATTCTTAATTACTTTATCTACAAAGTCCTTAGACTTATCAAATTGACTATTCTTAAATGTATTCTTATAGTTTTCTTTGTCTTTATTAAACATCTTTACCTCGATATTAGTAAAGCCATAAAGTTTTTCTTTGGGGTTATTACCCTTTAGATAACATACTCCATAGCACTTTTTTGTATACAACAAATCCAATTTACACATCTTATCATAGAATTTTAATTCTATTGTTGTAAACATAAAATCTCCTAATTCTCGTTCAACAATAGAATATGCATCTTTCATTGAAAACAGATGTTCATTTTCCTTATCAAATTTAACAACTGCTCCAATAATGTTTCCTTCATCTGAAATAGCTGTTCCCATGCCATATACATCACTATATACTCTGTTTCCTTTTTTGATAAACATATCAAATCCTCCAATTATTTCCAATTCATTCATCTAGTTCGTCTGATTGAACCAATATAAAACTATTGAAGCCATATACATAAACTTCTAAAAGGTTGTCATCTCTATGATTATTGACAATCTTGCATTTAGCTCCGTTAAATAGTTTTAACTCTGCTCTCTTACTGTTTAAGGTAAAATACAAATCTTCTTCTTCAATGTACATCTAATAACCACCTCATGAATTATTCTATCATATTTAATGGCTACTTGTCAAATGTATATGAATCACATGAAGAAGTCATATTCATAATCTTCCTGTGGAATATCCTTCATAGGATTGATTGTATGACCTTGCTTTGAAAGTTTCCTCCAATAATTATATACTGTAGCTTTATGCATGTCTGACTCTTTTTGTCCTTTATAATCTGCTCTCATACGATATTTCAATTCATTCCCAAAACAAAATGCTTGAAATTCCTTTTGTGTAAAAATCGACTGGAGAATTTCAATAGGCTGTTTTGCACTATTGATATAATGTTTTTGCTTATTTGGCATACCAATTTCATCTTTGTTCATAATAACATACCTCTTATTATTGTAGCATACGGCTTTTAAGTTCTTGTGCAGTTTTATATTCTTCAAACAATTCACAAGGCTTTTTATTTTCAATTCTAGCATCAATCATGCTATAGATTCTTTCGATGTTGTTTTCGCATTCTTCTACATTAGAAGGAATACGGATAAACCTGTCTGCACTAATTTTAAGAATATCAGCTAACCTACCTGCATAACACAAAGGAATAGGTTGTCTATATTCTCCATTATCATCTTTCTTATCTACAAACTGTTTTAGAACATAGCATGTAGATGTTGCTTGAATGAAGTATGGATACTCTAGGATAAGAACATGGCTAAATCTAGCTTTCTGTTCTTTTGTCCAACTTTTCTTTTTCTTTCTAGCTTCTTGTAATGTTTTCTTGATTTTTTCTGTACTAGAGCTATAAACAATTTTTTTGATTCTTACTCTCTTTTTCTTTACAGGCATTTCCTGCGCCTGTAATTGTTCTTGTACTTTTGTCTTTTTGTTCTTTGACCCCTTTGGTCTACCCATAATTAACCCTCCTTAATGCAGGTTTCAATTATTTCATACAAACACAGTATAACATGAAAAAAGCCTTGTGTCAATAGGAATTTCATTAAAATTTACTGACACAAAGCTAATTTATTTTTATGTAAACACAGAATCACTCCTTTTGCATAAGCAATTTTCTTGCCCTTAAATCTGTTAAGCCCATAAACAAGTTTGCTATACATTCAATTGCTATAGCTGTCTCAATGTTCATAGTTCCTAATACAAGAATGATTAAGCCACCTGCTAAAGAAGCATAGAGTTCATAACTATTCGATAGGCTTTGCCATATAGTCAATTCTTCGCCGTTAATGATGTGGTTTATGGAATTTCTCATTACGCATACCCACAAGGTAGTAGATATTGCATTTATAAGAGCCATCCCTATAAATCTCGCCGTAGCCATTTCCATACCTGCACAAGATACGACCATAAATGATAGAACGTCTGTTACTACGATGAATGTAAAATGTTTGTCATACCACCTCAAAAATTTTTCTTTTGTGATGGATGTATTTGTAATAGCTGCTATTCCTACTGCCAGCATATTAGAAATAGCTAATACAGAAGAATCTATGAGCTGCATAAAATATATTTGAATTACAGGCGAAGTCATCGCTACCGCAAAAGAAAATACAACTGGGCCAATTAAAAGCCATCTTTTTTGTTTATTATTCATTTAAGCATCAGTTTTAGTCCTCTGTAATAGCTTTGTTTAGCTGTTCACTAATCTTATCAAAAATATCTTTATTTCTTTCAAGGTAATCCATCAGTTTTAGCTTACCTGCAAAAGAACAAGGCTCTCCTGATTCTGATTCAATGACTTCTCCATTTTCATTTTCATAGGAATACCATGCACCTTTTTGTTTGATAATTCCATAAGTAATTGCCATATTTACTGTGTCGATATATCCATCTACACCTTTTGTATATGTAATAGCAAACTTACTTAATCTTCTGTTTGGCTTTGTTGCTTTATTCTTAATTACTTCAACTTCACTATAATTACCGTATGCATCTTCTGGATGTGCTTTTAAGTCAGCATATTTATCATCAAAGAACTTACCTTTTTTTAGAAGAAGTCTAATTGAGCAAGTATGTTGCCACATTTTTCCGCCTGGTGTGATTACACGGTTATACCCACTCATATCGGCTCTAGTTTGGTTGATGCCAATAAACAAACACTTATGTTTATTACATAGTGGAAGTAGCTTACTAGAAAATACAGATAGTGGTTGAGAGATTCCTGCCATTGTTTTTTCTTCCATTGTTTTTTCCATTGTTTGTTGACTGACTAATGCAGGAATAGAATCAAGAATAAAACAACCAATACCATCTGATGCAATAAGCTGTAGTGTAATCTCAAATAGCTGTTCTGCTGTCTGATTATCAGGTGCAATAAATACTAGGTCATCAACGTCTACACCATTCTTTTCTAGCCAATCGTTAGAAGTAGAAAACTCACTATCAAGATATGCAACCTTTTGATAACCACGCTCTTTCAAATAAGCAAGTCTTTCTTTTTGTTCTTTATTTGGCTTTTCAATTTCTTCAAGTGCTGATACTTCTTCTTCATATTCTTTCTTTAATTGTTTTTGTGCTTGTCCACAGATAGAATATGACAAGCTCGATTTTCCTGCTCCGGGCTGGCCCGCAAGCTCTGCAACTGTTCTAGGCATACCACCATGAAAAAGAAAAGTTAGTGATGGCGTAACAAAAGGAACTTTTTCATAATTTCTTTGCTTAACATCACTCTTACCAATAATTTTTTCTTTGTACTTTTTGTTAATATCTTTAATAACATCATCTAGTGCTGACATATAAATATTCTCCTTATATTCTTTACTAAATTTAACTTGACTTAACTTAACTTTACTTTACATATTGTTATTTCGTGTTAATTCCATTTCTGAAATCTTACTGCTAATAATTTTCCTGAGTGTGTCATTAAGTCTTTCTGCACTTGAATATCTATTCTTTAGGATTTTATAAGCCCTATCAAAAATAATATTTACAAGTTCTTCTTCTTTTACATCCTCTAATGCTTGTGCTTGCTTATCTGCAATCGTTCCTTTTTCAATAGAAATATAACTTTTATTATATTTCTCATCCCTAATGATGTTAGCGATGCTAGAACGTAACCCAACCTTTTCTACATGAGAGGACAAGAAGAAAAGATAACTTGCTACTCTTAGTGCCATATTATTTAGGTCATCTAAAGATACCTCCTCTGTACCATTCTCTAGGAACTTCCTGATATTATCTACATAGGCTTCTAGTGCTCCTGTTGATTCAGAAACTACCCTATCAATAATCTTATCTAATACAGAAGAATCTTGCTCAACGTGCTCGATAATTGTATTGTTTACATTCATGAGAGTTTTCCTTTCAATGCTTGTTCAAATCTTCAACAAACTTTTTCATATTGTACTCAAAATACAGTCTTTTCTTTTTACCTTGAAGTTCTATACATACTTCATCATCATAACTTACTTTCTTCTCACCGGATTCAATCAGCTTAACAATATAATTCATGTTAAATGCTTTTGTTACTCCTTTTTCATAAAAGAATATAACGACATAACACTCAACATTAGCTTTATTCTCACAGATTTGTTTCATTTCATCTATCTGATGTTGTGCAAATCCACTAAAATAAAAACTCTTATTCTTTGTTGCTTTACACTCAATATAGTAACTTCCATATTGAGTAAACAAGATGTAGTCAGATGGATAATGTAAAGCAAGTTTACTCATGTTGTCGTACAGTCTTTGTATGACAATTTCATCTTGTAATTGCTCTCTAAGTTGTTTAGCAAAGTCAATCTCAAAGTTCTTTCCTATGCTCACTTATTTATTTTACACCTCTGCTTCGTCTTTGTCAATAGTATATTCGTTAATACCAATATCTTTACATTTACTCTTATAAATGCAATATGCACAATCTCTTTTTGTTACAGTCATTGGTTTAGAGAGAATAACACCACTATCTACTGCTTCAATAACAGAATTGATTTTATTCTTTAGTGTTTCTTTTTCATCCCTGCTAGGTGTATAGCTATATGTCTTTACATTTGGAATATCTCTGCTGAAATACATAAACACAACCGTAGGAATATCTAAAAGTAAGCTATATGCTGTAGCCTGATTCTTGTGTTTTTCTTGTACCCCATCTTGCTTGAAAAATGCTCCTGAACCTTCTGTCTTGATTTCTAGGATATAATATTTACCTGTTTTCTTACTCTTTAGTACACCATCACATAAAAAAGACACAATAGGCTTATCATTTTTCATGTAATATAGATGGGTTTCAAACTCATCAACAAAGTTACTTTCTTTATAAACAACAATATTCTTAGGCTTAAACTTCCTAACGTAGTCAGCAACATTTACATACTCAAAGGATGAAAGAGAAAGACAATTTTTCTGAACAAATTCATGTGTTTTTGTTCCAATCTCACAGATGATGTCTAGTGTATAAGACTTCTTTACATTAGTTGGTTTTATACCATTATATTTAAAACACATCTGTCTTACACAATTCATAGAAGAGGGGGAAACGGTTTTGCTAGGGATATGGTCAACTTCACCATTTTCTTCTACTGTTTTAATAAAGTCATCTTTTAATATATTCGAGATGTCATTTTTCTTTACTTCTTCTTCTGCATGCTTAATCATGCTGATTAGATTTTTTCTCATTATCTAAAAATTCCTCCATATTCCTAACATACATTTCAACAAAATTATAAACATGTGCTCTAGTTTTCTTATTTTCAATACTAATAGTTAAAAATGCTCCAGTTACATTAAGTGTAAGTGCCAATTCTTCAATCTCTTTATTTTCATAGCGTTCATACAAAGTATCAAAGATATTTCTTAAAATTATTTTATGGTTGATGTCACTTCCAATATAGTCTACATACATCCTCTCATCGAAACCATAGTCTATAACAATGTCTCCCATAATAACATCCTTTCTTATTTTTCCTCTACTTTTTCTGTTGTCTCTGAAACAACGTAACAACCTGTCACATCTTCAAGAACAACATATTTCCCTTCATTCATATAGATATTGATTTTACCAATATCCAATAATTTCACAAACTGCATCATTTTGTCAAGAAGGAATACACCTTTTACTGTGGCTTCTGTACTTGTTTCTGCTTCTAGTTCTTCTTTTGTCTGCCCTGTTGTGCTTTCCAAAAGTACACTACCTTTATTCAATGTGATTCTTACCTTCGGATAGTCAACGATTGTACGAATGAAGTCACTTCTCTTTAATGCATTTAAGAAACTCATCTTATCTACACTAAAATGCGGGAAATTCTCATAATTAAAGAATGGTGTAATGATATTCTTTGGGAAAATATCTTCTGTTGTCACAACTTTTTCATACACTTCAATGTTATTTGTTGAAATCCTATACCCATCTGCTATCTTAGAGATGTTTACTAGATTTCTTGGAATCCTTGAAATGTGTTCAATGATTTCATTGTTCAATTCATTGAACGGAAGTTTTGTATTAACAATAGAGATTGTTTTAGCGTTTGTAGAAACAGTCTTACCATCAATACAAACAAATCTCTGAAATTCCGGATGTGACCATGCATCTTCTGGGATAGAGCATTTTCCTCTGCTGATAATTTCTTTTGCATTGTCTACAAAGAACTCAACAGAATCTTTATTTTCCGGCATAGAAAGAGGAAGGTCAATTTTATCTCCATTTTCATCAAACATAGCTTCTACCTTATATTTTCCTTTACCTGAAACAATCATAAGATAGTCACTCTTATTGTAGAGATATGTATGGTCACTATCAAGTAGTTTAACAATACTATTAAACCTGCTAAGTTGTACTGTAATGCTACTCATAGGAATGTCTTTTTCATCGTTCAATACATTCTTATAGACCATAGCAGTCTTTTTATTTGTTGCACCAAATTGGATGAGCTTATTTTCACTCACACTTATCTCAATAAGGTCACTCATTACATTTAGCTTATCCTGCTTAATGATGCTCTGAAACAAACTCAATGTAGCTTTTAGTGTTTTCGTATTCATAAATCTTCTTCTTCCTTTTCTTTTCTTGTGAATCCTTCTAAATCTGTGTTATTTGTATTTATATACAAACCATTATTGATGAATGAATCTTTTGTCCAGCAATAGTCATTATATTTAATAAGACTACCATGTGTTAGTTCATCAAAATATAACATGTCTACTGCTGAATAGAATCCTTGTTTTTGAGCAAATAGATTCAACCAAACATCTTTTTCCTCTCCTGTCTTTTTCCATACACCGCTATGAAATCTTTTTTCATATAATCTTTTTGTTTCTTCATACGGTAAAAAGTAACTAATCAGCCCTTCCACTACTTGTTTCTTATATATTTTCATAACACACTATTTCACCTCCTTTACACTCTCTGTTTAGGTTTAGTTTAACACAAAAGCCCCTATATGTCAATAGGGGCTTACATTAAAATTATATTATTTTTCCTTTTCCATGTTTGCTAAAAGATTATGGTTGACATCAAACACAAATTCTTTTCTTTTAGTATCATATGGGAAGAATGGCATTGAGTGATAATTTACGTATCTACTCTTTGCTTGTTTGTCTGAAAGCCTTTGTTCTTTAATTGTTTTACATTTACAAAGCAACTCATCAATGTTATTTCTCATTGTCATGACGTAAGCTCCCATCTGGTATTTCCACTACGATATACTTTCTTACACTTAAAACAATTTACCATAATATAATTTTCAATATTATTAGCATTATTATCAATAGCTTCTTGATAATATTGTGGAAATTTATTTTTTAGTTTTTGTACTTGGCATTGTTCACGTTTATACCATTCATCAAGTGTTCTAAACCAATAATAGTTTGGTTCTGCTTGCTTAATATACTTAAATCCAAGCCTTTCATAAATACTGCCATCAAAATAATCATTATCGCTATATGATAAAATGTTTTTCGGCGAAAAATCTTGAATAAAATGACTCAATAATTTATTAGCTCCACCAATAATTGTATATTCACTCTTTACACAATATCTGTGTAATTCATAATATCCATTTAGTTGCTTTTTTAATCGACGTTTGCCGAAAGTCATAACAGAAAGAAGTTCATCATTATAATAAAGTCCATAACAAATACTACTTAAATTTGTATGACCTTGTAAATGATACTTATCACAAAATTCATTTGCAATAGATTTATCAATAGATTTAATACTACAATTTCTAGCATATATTTTTTGTTTTGTGGTAAATAAATCTTTTAGATATGCTTTTACTTTATCATTCCAATCAATATCAAAAATAGAAATTAAATGAACCCCTTGCTTTTTAGCTTGTAAAAACTTATCACGATGATAATATTTGTCTTTATTATCATATACTCCATTTAATGACGCATGAAAAGCTGAACCATTATATTCAATTCCGATATTATATTGTGGAATATACATATCAATTTCTTGCATTACTTTTGCTTGTAGAATCCTATCTTTATAACAATTTACCCCAAGTGATTGAATATATTTTCTAACACAATCTTCTTCATAACTACCATCATCACAACCACAAGAATGTGAAACATTATTTTTTAATTTCCATGCGTTTTTTATAGTCATGTTACCACAATCACATTTACATAACCATTTTGAATCACCAACATATTTAATTACTGTAAGTTTTCCAGAACGCAATCCTGTTAAATCTTCTGGATGTGATAGATGGTTAATGCAACCACACGATTTTGTATTCCCTGTCAATAAATTACTATTAGGAACTATTGTGTAATTCCCACAATCACATTTACATTTCCAATACGATATTCCATCTTCCATTCTATCTAAACAAACTACTGTTAATCTGCCATATCTTTCGCCAGTCATATCATGGTATTTACCACAACCACAACTAGTTCTTCTACCAGCAGTAAGTTCATATCCTGCAATATCTTTTATATTACCACAATCACATCTACAAGTAAAGTATGCAATTCCATCTTTTGTATATGCTAATTTCTCAACAACTAATTTACCAAAACGTTTACCAGTTAAATCTTTAATTTTATGTACGTTACTACCACAATCATGCCAATATTCTTTATTTGCTAGTTGGTCTGTATACCTTACACATGTATTTCCACAGGAACATTTACAATTCCAATAATTTTTACCATTTTTCTTATATGCGAATGATGTAACAGTAAGCTCACCAAATTCTTTACCAACTAAATCTACTTTACCGCCACATTTACCACATGAATGGAAGTGTCCTCCTTGTCTTAAATAAGAACCATTTACAACTTTTGTGTTACCACAGTCACATTTACATAACCAATACCTCCCTCTCTTATCACTATGGTCGTATTTAATTACTAAAAGTTTGTCAAATCTTTTCCCTGCTAAATCATACATTAAAATCACCCATATACCAATGCCGTTCAATAGTTACATCACAGGTAAGATTAAACGGGAGTGCGCTTGCCGCTTTTATTGCAAGATACTCTAATCTTTTAGCTACCTCATCTGCATATTGTACATCACAGATGACACCTTGTTCATCATGGATGGACATTACTAGCTTTGCATCATACTTTCTCATTACCTCATCATGGTAAATAGAATTAAGAGCAATTTTACAGATGTCAGCACTACTACCTTGAATTATGCTATTTGCTACTTCTCGTAGTGCTTTTGCTTTCTTACCTGTATTGTCGATAATTGTAATATTATGCTTTTGTGCATAATTTATGATTTGTTGTTTTTCTGTTCTTTTAGCATGAGACAACCTATTGATAAAATCTTCTTTGTAGAACACCTGACTTTCTTCGTTATATTCTTTACCAAAAATAAATTCATAGTCATCTAACAGTAATTCAGGAAGTCTCCTTCTTCTTCCGTAGAAGCCATCAATGTAACCATTCTTCTTAGCAAAGTTTTGTACATCTTGCAACCATTGATGCATATCAGGAAACGCTTTCATAACACTATCATAGATTTCTTGTGCCTTTTCTGTTGTTACATGTAAATCTTCACCAATAGCTTTAACACCTTTTGAATATAAAATCAACTTCAATTATTATTGAAGCTAGACTATATCTTCACCCACGTTATTACGTTTGGTCTTATAGTGTGCAAATAACTATAAGAATGATACTATATATCATGTGTGAGGCACTTCGGATATATGAATTTCACAAATATCCTACTCCCTGCCGGGATAGTCGTTTGACTTTTCTACATATTTTATATGTAAACTTAGCACTGGATTGTAATTATATTTAGAGGGTTACTAAACTAATCATGTCCCCAGTCAGCATCTAAATTAGTCACCATTTCCTGTGATTACTATACGTTTTAGACACACCCTAGATTTCTAGGTTCACCTCATTACAATATACTATTTCTAGTATATGGAGCGTTTTATTCACCCAATACGATTGCTTTTGCTTTACTTCTTCTTTCTTTTCCTTCTTTATTTGTTGTTCCGTCATCATTAAACTCACAACAATCTTTGTATGGAACATTAAATGCAAGACTAGCTACATGAGAATAAATGTCTATGCCATCCCTAAACGCTTGAATCATCTTCTCATCACCGGAAACTGCCGCACATACCGCAACTTCTTGTCTTGAGTAGTCACACAGAATCAAAACCTTATTATCACCTGCATAGAACATATTTCTTATATCGCCCATGTGCGAGGGCAGTTGCTGGATGTTAATCTCACCACTACTAGATAATCTTCCAGTCCTTGTTCTAACACTATTAAAGTCTGGTCGAACTACATGATTCTTGTCTGATTCAGCCAAGTCAATAATTTTATTGATAAATGTTCCTAGTGCTTTATCATATTTCTTTACATCTACTAGTGCTCCTGCTATTTTCTTTAGCTGTGTATTTTCATATTTAGGACTAGTTAAGATTTTATCTAGTACATGCTTTCCTGTTCCATTAGGCTCTTTTTCAAAAATCACACCTGTGTTAATAATCTCATAGAACAAGATTTTTATTTGAACAGGGCTATTATAGTTTATTGGATATTCTAGCTGTGTTCCTGCATGTTGCTTTATATAGAATTTTATTTTATCCTCTAGGGGAGATACAGCTTCATTGAATTTCTCTAATGCTTCTTTTTGTAGCTTCTCATATTTTTCTTTTAGCTTATATGCCATTTCAATATCAATTTGTATTCCACGCCATTTCATATCAGCAAGAACTTCAATCAGAGGAAGTTCTTCTGTATGAAATACTTTTGAAACACCCTCTAAATGACATACCTTACATTCTTCTGTTCCTACTGTTAGATATGGTTTTTGGAATAGATATAGTTGTTCTGTCATTAAACAGTCATGTGCTGAATAATAATATCCAACTTTAGGATTAATTCTATTAAAAGGAATCCCATCAAATAGCTCAACAAACTTATGAACCCCTGCTTTACCTTCCATAACATATTTATCATATAGAACCTTCAAGCTATGTGGCTCATTTTCATTTAACATTGCCGCCGCTACTAATGTATCCCAATATACACTAGGGAAATATCCCAAAACAGCTTTCAACACAATCAAGTCGTAGTAAGCATTATGAAATACATATCTACAATGCTTTTTATTCATGATGTCAAAGCCTTGTTTTATGCTTTCTTTACTTACTTGATTGCTTAATGGTTGTTCTGTTATGCTACTGATATGACCAACAGGTGCATAGGCTTCTGTTTGCCCAATACTCTTGATACATACACCTGCTAGTCCTTCTGTCTGGTCTTTGAATGATAACCCGCTTGTTTCTGTATCAAGAGAAACAATATCGTTTTCATGGATATTATTACAATATTCATTCCATTTTTCATTACTGTCTAAAAGAATTGGATGATAATCACCAAGGTTTGTTTTTACATTCAACTCAATTTCTTTTAGCTTATTGATTAGTGTTCCTTTCTTTACAGAAATCTTTGACTTGTTACATTCTTCTTCTCTAATCTTTGCAATTATACGTGAAACATTAGGTGATTGTCTTTCTTGTAGTTTGAATAGCTCCAACAGAAAGTCCTCCTTTTTATCAATTATAAAGATGGCCTTTATATTCTGTGAACACAGATGTACCTGTAATATAATAATTATCTTTATTTTTTCTTTCTTCTGTGTTATCTTTTGCAGGCAAATTATCAATAATCTTTCCAATAAGGTCTTTTGCTTCTTGATATAATCCTGCCGCGCCAACTACTTCAAACTCATCATCATACTCAAATGTAACAACATACACAAAATCTACCATAATAGCATGCCTCCCTAGATTTTACACTCCCCTAGCTGAAGATAGGGGTTTTACGGTGGTTTGTATAATAACAACCTCACTTTCTTTCTTCCTCCCTTTCGATGATTCTACTATTGCATATTGCATAGGATAGGACAAAATCGGCAAAGAAAAGAATTAGGACTTTTCTTTGCCGATTTTCAGAGGTAGCTAGACTCGAACCAACGGAAGCAGAAGTCAAAGTCCCACGCCTTAATCAACTTGACTATACCCCCTATTGGTGTACCAATCGCGGTTCGAACACACGCCAAATCTAATTACTCAAAACGGAAGTTTTATTCCATGCGCCGTGAAAAAATCGTGCATAACATTTTTTGTTTTTTCTGTTACTAATACACAAAGAATACTAAAGTCTATCTTTGGATTCTTGAATTTCTTTACGAAGTGCCATGCTTCTTCTGAGATAAGCTCATGATAGACACTATTAAGACATCTGCCAATACACTTATTATCCCAATTATCGGCTCCAATATCTTCTAGAATCTTAGCAAGCTCTTTTTCGATAAAAGCATCAGTACAGAATTTTTCTACGATTGATTCCTCGATTTCGTTTGAAGAAACTTCTCGATGAATCTTTTTTGACGCCATGAACTCTTTGCGTACAATCTTCGCCCATGTAGTACGACCGTACTTATTCTTCCATCCATCATAGCGTTTAATGACAAGTCCTTCACCGGGAGTTTTGTCGTCAGACTGAAGAAACGTTGTTTTATCAAGATAAGGCAAGATATCTTCTTTTGATGGATGATTTAATACGGCAATCAATGGAACATATTCAATATTATACTTCTTAAGAAGTGGCTCGTACTCCTCATAAGATAGATATCGTGGATTCTCTGGGTTGCTGTAGTCTACTACATCGAATACATACAGCTTTCTCCAAGCAGAATCTTTATAAGTTCTGATGCTCTGCTTTACAAGAAATTCTCCATAAAGGTAGAGATTTGGGAACTCTTTGAAGAACTGCTCGAATTTAGGCTGAGACAATATGTAAGCCATACAACCAGCATTATCTTTACCTTCTGATAGCTCTCTTTTACGGCTATTTACGATGACCTTGCCATTATCGTAATGAACGCCTGCATTTGTTCCATCGAGCTTAGTATAAATATATACTTTTCCGTCAAGAATACCGTCAACTTCATCGCTACCAAGACGTTCTACATGTTGATAAAATTGGGTTTTCAAAAATATCTACCTCCTTCTTTTTATGTTAGAATCCATATTAGAATCCATGTGTGTTTCTACGTACAGGAACTTCATTTCCCGATTCCGTGAATGGCACTTCATCTCCTGCACTCCCACCAATGATGGCTGAAAGCTCATTATCTGAAAGAGATTGTACAATAGATTTAAGGTCTGATTCAATATCTGTATTATAGACTTTGATATATTCCTCAACACTCTTTACTGGTTCAAGCGGATGACCTTCAAACTTATCCTCTACTGGATAAAGTGTATATGTTGTCTGCTTACCACTACCATTCTTTTGGATTTCAATATACCCACCAAAGTTAAACCGTTCCGCAAATGGAAGAATCGTTGAACTGTAGAACCCTGCACTACGAGTCCAATACTCTACAGCAGGTGCTACATTACCGTCCTTATCAATCGCGGTAAAATTAACAAGCGGGATAACAACCTTATCATGTTTGAAGCTCACTGTGCCATTCGGATTATTGATTGCATATTTGCAAAGCGGGCAATCCTCTCCCATGCAATCCACTTCCTGAAAAAACCGTTTGCCATTCTTACTAATCTTCTGAATGGTATGCGTTGTGTAAACAGGCACTTCATCTGTACTATTGAGAAGGAATTTTACAAGAGCGTTATTTCTTCCATTCTTTCTAAAATAGAAGTTACGTGCAAACTTCCTCCCACGAGTTTGTTCTGCTTCTTTTTCATGATTGAGCATTTCTGCAAGATTGATGCGAGCCATTTTTAGCTCTCCTTTCTTTGTACGTGTGTTTCTTACACAACTTTTCATTTAACACGCCTTATTGCGTGTTCCTCTTTACAATTAATAGTATACCAAACCTCTACTGGTATGTCAACACTTTATTTCTTAAAATTAAATTAGAAATATATTACATTGCCATGCAATGAGCTAACAACTCTTCTTTTGTCTTGCAAAAAGATAAGTCGTTAAAGTCTTTTGTTTTATCAAGCACCTTTAGTCTTTTTACTATTTTATTGTAACACAGCTTTTTTCTTAATTTATTACAACCTACTTCTCCTGCTTCATCACTATCCAAAGCTAAAACTACTTTTCTATATGGTAGTTTCTTTAATATATTTGCTTGCTTACTTGTTCCTGTACCTAACAATGCTACTGTTGGAAATCCTAATCTATTTAGTGTATATAAGTTAAATACACTTTCACATACATATATTTCATTGGTAGATGGAAATTGCTTTTTCATCTCATAATATCCATAAAGATAATCACCCTTACTAAAATCTTTTGGGTAATAATAATGCTTACTATAGATAGTCCTTCTACCTAAAGAAACACATTTTCCCGCTTCATTACGAATTGGAAATACAATGCACTTTCCAAAAATATTATTGTTGTCATAACCTAAATCGTATTTATAGATATCCTCATCTGTTAATCCACGTTTATATAGATATGGATGTGTATACCTGTACTTGTCTAGCTGTTCTTCTGTTATATAGGGTTGTTTTTCTACTTCTTTTTCTTTTACACTTGTCTTTACAGGAATACTTAATTTGTGCATCATTCCCTCTCTATTTTCTATTTCATAGTTTGAGTATCTATTTAATAAATAGCTTTTGCCAAACTCTCCATTATCTTTTTTACCATATAGATGGCTAATAAGTTCAGGTAATGTTCCTTTTGCCTTACATCCAAAGCAATAGAAAAATCCTGCTTCATGTTTATCAGTAGTAAACTTACTAATCATTAAATCAGGTTGATTTCTATTCTCATGGAAACAGCAACTAACCATAATATAATTGCTATTTCTGTTATTTACTTTTTCAAATATTCTTATATTGCTATTTGCAAACTCTATCTTTAAGTCGTTTATTACTTCTTCTACTGTTGTTAATATAGGAATATTATCTATAAATAACATTACTTCAACCCTCTTTAATCCAAAATTTCAAACGAAGCATCATCTAAATTTGTAGATTCTTTTACAGATTCATCTATATACTTGAGTATTCCCTCTCTTGTTTGATATTCCTTTGGAACTTCTAAATACAATGTTTCTTTCTTATCAACAGTTATTTTTATTTTCAAATTAATCAACTCCCTATTTTCATATTATAACATAGAAAGCAGGGAATGGCAAATTTATTATTGAGTGTCTTTTTCTTTTTCTAGTAATTTCTTTTTTAGCTTTTTAACTTCTTTTATTTCATCTTTTGTTTCTTTGCGCTGGTCTACATGGCTATTATTGCTTATCCTCTCTGCCGCCGCATATCCACAAACAGGACAATAAATAAGTCTAAATTTCAGCTTCTTTTCTCTATCTGTCATTACTTTCTGTTTGCTATCTATTGACACCGTTGTATCATAGATATATCTATTCTTACAAATAGGGCAAGAGTTGTATACAATATTACGCCTATCTAAATAATACAAAAAGTCTATAGTATCTTTTAGCTTTTGTATTTCTTCTACTTCGTAATCATATACCGCCGAGATTTTTCTATAATTTATTAAGCCAGTAAGGAATTTAATTATCTTTTTTCTCTTTTTAGCAATATAATTCCAATCCCTCCTTCTTGTTTTTCTTTTAATCATAGATTCTTTATTTCTTAAATATACTATAGATTCTTTACATTCTTTTTTACCACAATTATCTTTTCCTTCCATTAAATTTCTTGCATAGGTTTCAAATACCTTTCCGCAATTCATGCACTTTACGATTACTTTATGTTTTTTATATTTTTCTTTATAGTCTAATATATCCTCTACAACATAGAGAGTACCAAACTGTTTTCCTTTCAATAAGTAATCAAAAGTACCTGCTCTCTTATTTAATTGATTTTTAGGTTCATATTCATAATTTACTATAATCATTGTATACACCTTCTTTTAGAAAATGCTCTTGAAGTTTTCTTTATTTTCTTCTGTTTCCTGTTTTGTTTCCTCATCGTTATTTATATCTTCGATATTTTGGATATATGTATATGTATTTATATCAGGATTCCAGTTATAAATACACTTTGTTTCTTTTCCGCTCTTGCCATAACGATTCTTTGTAATGGTCATTTCAAGAATAGGATTTTTATTTACAATACTAATAAGTCTTGTGCAACTTGCACCAATCTTATCACTTCCTGTAATGTTTTCGGTTCCAATATAATCTTTATCATTTTCTACTGCTTTTCTGTTTGTTTGGATAACAACAACTACTGGAATACTTAATTCACGAGAAAGTGAAAGTAAATCCTGTGCAATATGCCCTAACTGATTAGGAACACTATCAGATTTCTTTGCTCTCTCATCAATAAGATAATCAAAGCCATCAATAAAAAGAATATCAGCTGTTGTTGCCTTACAGAAAGTTCTGATTTTACTGATTGTACATTCATTGTCAAAATCTTCGAGGGTACTAATACAAAATCTATTTTTGCTCTGTTTTAGTTTTGTTAAAAAATCTTTATACCCATTAACCTTACCACAATACATAAGGTTATTAAGGCTGAATCCTCCCATAGTGCTATCCACACGTTCTGCAAACTGATTTACCGTCATTTCTGGAGAAATCAATGCTACATTAAATCCTTGTTCAAATACACTTGATGCTGATTTTGTAAGCACAAAAGATTTACCTTGTCCTGTTCTTGCTGTAAAAAGAACAAGGTCATCTCGCCTTTCATATCCAATAAATCCATGTGCATCCAATTCATCAAATCCACTTGGCATAAAATATTTTGAGAAATTATTCTGTCTTTCTAAATATTCATTATACCTAGTGTCTACATCATGTGCGATGTCTACAAAGTGCATAGAGTATTTAGGCTTTAACTTATCAATATTTGCTAAAAGAAACTTTGCACCTTCATTTGCATCTTTCTCAAATAGTTCTGTGCTTTTATTGATTACATAACAAGCACTTCTAAATAATGACTGCTCTCTTAAATCATCAACAATAGACTGTGAATCCTGCTGAACACTAAAAAATTCAAACTCACCAAACTTCCCTGCTATTGTTGTCTTATCAGGAACATCATTATATTTGTTATGAAATTCTTTAATAAACTCAAATACATTTCTACAAGTTGTAAAGTCATTACTTGTAATATTATTATTCTCAACTAAAGAATAATCTTTAGTTTCAAGCAATTTATTGATAAACTGTTCTTCACAAAGCATATCTTATTCCCCTTTGCGCTTATATGTATTTGTGTAGTTTCTTCTGCTATTACCAACTAACTTTATTACAATATCACTACTGATTCTATCTGCTATTCTTACACCAACAGCTTTAGCTAATTCTGATAGACTTAAATTGCTTGTATAGATTGTTGCATAACCATTACTTGTTCTACAATCTATTACATTAGTCAAAACACTAATATCATAGTTACTATTCATTACTGCACCAATATCGTCGATAATTACTAAGCTACTATTCATAGCTTTATCTAGCAGTTCTTTTCTGTTGTCATTGCTGAAATCTTTTTGCTGTGCTAAAAAAGTTGGTACAAACAAAAAGAAACATTTTTTATTGTTAAAGCCATTCCCACTAGCAATCATAGCCATATAGGTTAATGCCATCTTACAAGCCCAAGATGTTTTTGCACATCCTGTATTTCCATAAAGATACAACTGTCTACCTTCTTCTGTAAAAGCTAAAATATCTTTCTTAATGTCAGACAGTGTATAAAAAGACTCAAGGTCATCTTCTTCGGGGAATAATTCTTTTGGCTTTTTATACTTTTGTGGAATATTACTTTCTTCCACCAAATAGGAAAATTCTGTAATGATGTTACAACCACCATCACAAGGTTTATGCTTTTGCCTAGCGCATACACCATTGAATGGACAATTCTTATAGGTATACATACACGTTCAACCTCCTACTCAATAGTATAACACAAAATGGGAGGAATTTCACCTCCCATTTGCATTAAAATTTTATTAAACTGAAATTAAACGTTTGATTTATCAATTTCTCTAAACATTATCTGTTGTGGCAATACATTATGGCATATATATATGCTAGAAAATGGTGTATTAACCTTTACTTGTCTATCTGCACCAATAAATGAAACTCTTTTATCAAAATTCATTACTTCAAATTTATTTTTAGAGAAAATATTGTATCTTCTCTTACTTTCAAATACACCTACACACCCAACAAGTACAGCAAATGGCTTATCTATTTCAAACAGTCTTTCAAATATTTCTGTTTTCAAGCTAAATGGAATATTTGATACAATAGCATCACATTCAGGTACTTCTATCTTAAAGAAATCTCCTCCTGTGTCTTTATGTGTGTAAATAACTTCATGGTCTTTTGAAAGCATCTTAACATAGTTACTCCAGTCCATATCAAAAGGACACCAAATCTTTTTGAATGGTTTTAAGAATGGTAATAATGGTTCGATTGCATATTTTGGTGTGTAGTATTCATCATTCTTCTTGTATATTTTCTTTATATTCATTAAACTCAATTAGCTCTCACATCCGCTTTACATATTTTGCATACAAGTCCTCAAAGAATACAGGATAATGCTTATATAATAGTGTGAGTGCTGTTGTAATTAGTGCTCTTATGTCTTGTTGTGCATGTGTATCACATCTAAGCTCTATTACATGCCGCCACTCTCTGATATTACCACTAGCAATAATATGTGTAGCAAGAGAGGTATTCAATACACTTCTTGCTGTTTCTGGAGCACATCCCGCATCTAATAACTTAAAATAATCTTCTTCTGATTTCTTACAAGACTCTTCCCAAATCTTCTCTTGTTCTTCTGTTACAATGCCTAATGGCTTCACAAAAGAAACACTATGATTAAACTTTCCTTTTGAGTAATTACAATACCTAGCTGATTCAACTGCTAGACTGAGTAGTCTATGTCTTGATAGCTGTCCGAGAAAATTTCTGTCGCCAACAAATCTAAATGTAATATTATTCATCTCAATAGGGCTACCATGACCAATAGCAATTAGTTTTCTTGCTAGTGCTTCTGCACTTTCAATATTATCTGTTTTGTCATTCAGGCTCTGATAACAATTCCTTGCCGCTGTATTAAATGTCATTAGTACAGTTTCATAGCTTGGTGGATTAACTAAAGAAACATCTCTTATTGTAGTTTTCAAAATAAAAACACCTTTCCTTTCTAGTCTTTTCCTCATATATTTCAGTATACCACAAAATGAGAGCATTGTCAATAGGGAAACAAAAAAAATAGCACAGGAATTTCCCCATGCTAACACAATACATCACATTATTTTGTTATGTTACTCTGTTGTATTTACCCAAACATTATTTATCTTTTTCCAAATGTTTTGGTTACTACTTCCTCTAAATTCTAGTGTTAAATCTCTTAACTCATCAACGTATCTACCATCAACAATAGTATCTACATTGTCTAGTATTTCTTTACCGTACTTTAATCGTTTTACTTCTTCAAAGGTATACCCAGTATAAACCCAAATAATTATATCAGTTACACTCTTTCTGATTTCAATAATAGTTTGTAATACATCATATATATTCTCTTTTGCTAATGGTTCCCCGCCTAAAATAGATACCCTTTTAATAAATGGTCTATTTACAAGTTTCATAAACTTATTGCAAGTTTCCCTTGTAAATTCTTTACCACCATCAAAATCCCATGTAGATTTATTAAAACAGTTTTTACAATGGAAATGACACCCTTGTGTAAATAATGCTACACCAATACCATTTCCATTTGATATATCCATATCTCTTATACTAGCATATCTCATGGTTGTCTAAATGCACATACCTTTCTGCTATTTCTTCTGTACGTCCTTGATTGAAAAAGTTACTACTAATGTACCCACAGACCCTGCGCCTTATAATCATTTGACTATGGTCTTGATTACCGCAATTAGGACATTCCCAATCAAGTTTACCATCTTTATCAATAATTTTTATTTCGCCATCAAAACCACACTTACAACAATGGTCGCTCTTTGTATTTAACTCTGCATATAATATGGTATTATATATGTGTTTTATTATTGATAATACTGCGTCAATATTATTATTCACATCTGCACACTCAACATAGCTTATTGCCAAAGTCCTTTACTTTTTAATTTTTCTTCAACAATAGTTCTTAATTCTTGTTTCTTTGCTTGTGGTAAATCTAAAGTATATTCATATTTCCTAACTTGCTCTTCTTTATTAGCAAATTCTTTAAATAATAATTTTTCTGCATAATATCTTTTATATACCGCATTTTTTAATTCTTTTTCATAACCTAGATGACACCTTTTTTCTTGTAATCTTATTTCAGAATCATACCTATCATGGTATTTATCATACCTTACACCAATAAAATTTGATGTATTTCTTTTCATATATGATTTATTTAATACATTTTGCCCTTGTGTACAAATACGTAAATTACATTTTCTATTATCAAAAGCATTACAATTAATATGGTCTACTACATAACCACTATCAATTTGTTCTCTCGTAATTCCAATAATAATCCATGATAAATCTTTTTGTGTTCCTTTGCTTGGTAATCCTGTTACTACATGGTCATGACTTATTCTCCATTTATGATATTTTACTTTTTCAATATCATCAAAGTCAATAATAAACTCACCATTTTTTACATTCTTTTGATTATATAAATTAAACGTAACAGTATTTGTATCATAGTTTATTGTGTAATCATTTAGGTCTGAATTTGTTCTTTGAATATTATCTAAGAATTTACCATATTTTAATAATTGATGCATGTGTTTACTGCATAAGCAATAACCATATAAACTAATTTTCTTTTTTAATTCTCTACCACAAATATCACATTTGTACATATTTTAACCTCCGACTATATCTTAGAGTAACGGGAAATCACCGCTTTACTCCATCTGCGCTTCAACATAGTGCTTATCTCTATGCTTACATAATAGTCTGTACACCTTCTATATAAAATAGCTTGGCACGGTATTTCCTCATTCGTGTCTACCGTTAGCACATAAATAATTATGCACACCCTTTAGCAAGGTTCACAGATTTTAGGGTGGCTTTTCGGCTATATTGATTGTCCAAACCACCCGGACTTAGGGATTGATATTTAGCTTCATTTGTTAATTTTGTAAATGGGTCTACTTTATCACGTACAAAATAATGATAACTATTTGTTATATAATCTCTATCTGTTATTCCTTCTATAACACCAAATCTACGTTTTAATGCAAGTGCAAATTTATATGTACCTGTTTCCATTGGTGTTCCATATAGTGAATAATCTATATCTTCCTCTTTCTTCCATTGACTACATTTATCATTTAGAGCTTGCATTACTTTCATGCCAAACTCTGTTCCTTCTGCACCGTCCATATGAGATTTACCTGTCATATATTTAACACATTCATATAAACCTGCATATCCTAATGAACATGTAGCATATCCACCTTTAAATAGCTTACCTATTTTCTCACCATGTTTTAGACGTGCTAATGCTCCGTCCATCCACATGATAGGTGCTTCATCTGCTACTGTATCTTTTATATGGTTTATACGTTCTTTATGTGCTTTGTGACATAACTCTGCACGTTCATCAAAAATCTTCCAAAACTGTTCAAAATCACCTTCTGATGATAATGCTATATCAACTAAGTTTAATGTGACTACACCTAAATTAAACCTACCATAATATTTCTTACCGTTCACCCAATTATTTGCGTTTGCAATATTTGTTTGTGTTCTATCTGGTGTTAGGAACGAGCGACAACCCCTCTTTGTTCATAGTAGTTCGCAACACTACTACAGTTCTCTTATGAACTTCTATATATCACTATATAGAACAGACTATATCTATATGTTGATAAAAACATAGCTACTATTTCGTTTTAAGTGGTATTACGTGTCCGCAATCACAACCACACCTCATTAGCTTAGGCACTACGATTAAAAATCTAGTCGTTTGGCATTTATCAGTTTATATAAGCTGATATTTAGCACAGGATTGACTTATAATAAGTTATCCCCTGTTTAAGTAGCTTATTCATTTAGTTCTCACAAACTAAAGGCACTAATTTGTCAATGCACGGATATACGTCACCCTTTAATTTTTTCATTATCTTAGCTGATATATAATCTGGAACCATTCTTTTTGCAGTACATTTTGCCGCAAGCTCTGTTAGATAATAATATTTGCTATCTTCATGTATATTGTTTTCATCTAAACAATACAGTAGCTTTGGAAATGCTTGTGTTATGTAGTGTCCATCACGATTTTTCATTCCTTGAATACGTTGTTTTAAAAATTCTTCAATTAACATAGCAACTTCTTCTGTATATTCTGTATCTTCATTTAAATACATAAATACACTGACAAAAGGACTCTGTCCATTGACATTACTCATGCTATTTATTTGATAATTGAATGTTTGTACTGCATCTTCTATTTCTTTATGCAAATCTTCTTTTGCATATTTTTCACAATCTTCTTTATTAAATCCTCTATTTTTATACTTATCTAAAAATCTATTATAACTACTTCTTACAAATGGTGCTAAATGTGTTAATGTTATTGTAGTTCCCAAATGCTATATAAGTCTGTATTCTACATATAGCTTAGACTATTTCTTATTACTATTTGTGTTTAGTAATCAGTATGTTTCAGATTTTGCTACCAAAACCTTACAATTAGTCGTTACAATTATTCTATAATTTTAATATCATGTTTTTCAGCTTCGTCAAGCCATCTTCTAGCTTGTGTTTCTGATTTATCAATAAATCTTGCAAATGCTGATACCGTATGAAATTCATATGTTCCTTTATATATGAAATGTTTATACTTTCTATTTTTAACTCCTACTCTTACTTTTTTCCTATGTAAAACCTCATAAGCATGTTTATTATTTTCTGACTGGCTAACCCACTCTAAATTATTAGCATTATTATTTGTTTTATCTCCATCAATATGATTTACAGTATTTCTTTCTTCTGAATATCCATCACAAAAAGCATGTGCAACAATTCTAGCTAATTGAAGTGTCTTACCTTTGATATATATATAATATCTCCCAGTATATTTATTATAATCATTAGTGAGTAAAATATATTTATCATATGTTTTTATATAATGTTTTACTCTACCATAATTAGATACATAATAGTCATCATAACCTAAAATTTGTTTCCAAGTTTCATTTTCAAATTCTTCAAAATCATAGTTATTACTACTATCATTAATCATTTTATTTACTGCTTCTTTGTGCTTTTTGTGAATCCTAGCTACATAATCATTTTTTGCTTTTTCTAAAACCTTATCATAATAAAAAATAGTTCTTAATGTTTCTTTTGAACAATGTAACTCTTTAGCTATATCTGCTAATGATATATCATTGTCTAATCTACTTTTTATTAACTGCTTATTCTTATTGTAAAACTTTTCTGTTGATGGATTCATATATCTATGTGGTTCAGCTTTTGGTAATTTCCAAATATCATTTATATACATAATCAATGTTTTTCTGTTTAATTCTAATAAACGTGCTATATACGATTTTGTTCTACCCTCTTTTGAGTATAATTGATAAATTGTATTTTTTAACATTTCATATTTATTTTCCATTAGGCATTTCCAACCTTTCATTATAGAATAATCACGAGATTAGCTTTTCCAACCTGCCTCGTTAGCCGTGTATTTAATACGCAACCCTGTTGTGACAGTTAATACTGTTTTACTACGGCAGAATTTAGACCGTAGCTGGAAGATGTAACTGCGGTTATGATTTGTGTGACAATCGTAGTAGCAGTTGTCAACATGTGTGGTTTATCAATATGTACGCCATTTATATTTGTACCATAGTTTAACATATCTTCAAGATTAATTAATTCACAATTTGTTAAATGCTGAATTGCATAATCTAAATCGTGTATCTTAATAATAGCTTCTTTATCTGCTTGGACTACATCTGGTGTAAATATATATTTCTTAGATAATGCTTTTGACATTACACCTGCCATATAGTCTCTTTTTGTAGTTACTAGTTCTGAATTTTTGTTTGAATTTTCTGTTGTCCAATATTCATCATCATTACCTAGCATACTCATGATTTGCTTTTCTGATTCATTGTCTATGTTACGTTGATATTCTCTTACTGCTCTATAACCTTCATAACTTTTTGCAGTATTTTTATGACCATGCTTAACAAGCAAATTAAATACATCTGTTTCTATTTCACTTATATTTATTGGCATATTTTCATTTACATGTTTTATGTAAATTTCTTCTCCTATTTTATGTGCAACAGTTTCAGAAATTTTACCACTCATATTCATAGCTTTTTTAATGGCATTATATATCTTATCTCTATTAAATGGAACAATACTACCATCACGTTTTTTTACAGAAAGCATTTAACCACCCCAATATGAATATTAAAAACCTATCTTTGAAATATTGTGTTTATGTGAATCTGACTTTGAAAAAGTTAGATTTTCACCTGTATTATATGTATTAGAAGTATAAAAAGATGTTGTATCAAATGCGATTTGTCTATATCCATTTAATGTACTTCTTCTTACACTATTTACCCTAAATTGTTTTGGAAGTTTTTTAAGCAATTCTAATTGCATCTCCCAACTAACTCTAGTAGGATAATTTTTTTGTGCTTTTCTTGATTTAAGGTATTTATCTATTTCAGTAAGAAGTTCTTTATCACCAAAAAACTTCTTCTCTGCCATCTCAAATAATGATTCTTTTGATTTTGTTTTTTTATTGTCACTATCTAAATCAGTATAATCGTTTCCTTGAAATAGCAACACAGCATTAACCTTCTTTCTACACTAGGTTAGCTTATTCTCTTTTTACAAGAACATTATTTTGTGTTCTGATAATTTTCCATGCAGGGTCAATCTCACACTCAAAATCTGTTACGGAATCAGTTAATTCTTCTTTATTGAATCTTTTATCCCATCGTGGTACTACAATAGAACCGTCCTCCTTGTCTACATATACAATATCATCTACTTTAATACTTCCGTCTGTGTTACATCTTGTAACCTTGTATGCAACATCGGGCTTAATATACATCACTTACTATCCTCCTTATCTTTTTCATTCTCTTTGTCATCAGAAGTATTGTTATTATAGCACAAATTGATAAATTCTTCAACTTGTGAGTCAATCTGTGAATTAGCCCTGTCATACAGTTCTCTTGTTGCATTTCCAACATCATCCTTTTTATCTAGTGTTGCAGTATACTCTGTTTCAAAACTAACAAAAGTATCTACTGTTGTACCAACCTTAATATGCTCTGTACGCTTACTAGATACTCTTACTTCTTTAATTTCCATAATAAACACCTCATGTTTTATTTATTCTTGTTTTTATTCTTTTTGAATGTTACTGCAAATGTATGTGTTGTTTCAATAGCATCTTGGAACAGACTAGCATCTACTGTTCCATTGTAGATGTCGTTCTCTAGCTTTTCTTCATCTACTGTTTCTTTAAGTAGCCAATTAAGTTTATTCTTTTTGATGATGTCAACACACTTGTCTGTATTAAATGACTCTCTTACCCTATCTTTTACACAAGCAATATATTTATCTCCTGCATAGTCACCTACACCATTAGCCTTTAATTCTTTTTTTGCTTCATCTAGCTGTTTCTTTAGTGTGTTAATCTTTTTGTTTAGTTCATATACTTCATCAATGTTAATCATTATAATCTCCTCCATGTGCACCTACAAAAAATGCAATTACTAAAGAACCACAAAAACTACCTGCAAAGAATGTTAAAACATAAGATAGCAATTTATACACCTCTGCTAAAGATAAATGTAATGAACATTTTTAATGTATATAAAGAAATATACATACAATTTTTTAGCATCTGCACAAAGATGTAAATATTCTTTGTACTTTCTGTCATCTCACAAAGTAAGCACATTCTATTGAGTTTACTTTTTAGAGAATTTAGAGTATTGTTAGTTTCCATATATTACTCCTTTTTTGACACTCCCCACGGCTGAAGCCGGGGGATTCTTGGTTCGACAACCACTGCACCGCCTCCGAAGAATTGGCGTCTTACACGATTTCCCCAAGCGTGAATTCCTGTGTGTCCCACGGTACTAGAGATATTTATGCTACTTTGGGTTTCTCTTCCAAAGCGTGCTTCATAAAATTTCAACATTCATGTATCTTTTACCAAATCTCATACATTCTTGTTTGCTGTTCATATAGATGTCAATTGTGTTTGGTACACCGCATCTATCTTTTACTGTGTACACAACACCATTGATTCTTACCTTTGTTCCTAGTGGTAAATCGTAACTAGCTACTGCACCAACATGAGCTTTTTCACCGTTTGCCATCGTATCACCAGGTGTATATGCGTCACCTACTGTGTATGCTGTTACATGGCATGAGATTACTTGTTTTCTATTTTGCTCCTTGTTGTTAGTTTCTTGTGTCTTCTTTTCCTCCAATTCTTTTTCCATCAGTTCTTTTTCAAGTGAATTAGTTTTATAGATTTGTTCTTCTAATTCTCTTGAAGTTTCTTTTAGTTCATCATATAACTCATCATTTAATTCATTCGAGTAGTTATAATGATTTTTCATTTCTGTGAGCTGTTGATTTGATTCCTGAACCTCCCCATAGCTAAAGCTAGGGGATTCGTAAGAAGTTTAGTTTTTTATAACTCTTATTCTTACTGGTGTATTCAGTTCACCTCTACTGTATAGTCCACTTAAGGACACAACATTACTTTTTCTTAATATGTTTAATGCACCATTTACATCTGCATTAAGTAGTATACCACTAGAAGTTTTATACAAGCCGCGCTTTATACGCTTTCCGCTAAAAATATGTTGTTTAGAATCACCATATACAGGAATCTCATCTTTATCCCAAAAACTTGCTTTTGATGTATAGCTTTCTTCTTGTTCTATCATATCAATGCCATATATTTTACATTGATATTCTAGCTTTTGTTGCAACTTATAAAAAGGCATTTGAACAAATATCTGATTGTTTACCTTCCCTAAATTACTTTTCTGCTGAAATCCTTTATTATTACCAATAACAAGATTTCCTATATTATGCTCTAAACAGTAATTTATTATCTTTTTAGCTGTCTTACCTAGATAATCCCTTACACGATTTTCTCGTTTTCTAAGTAGTCTTGCTTGTCTTTTTGTTAGTGTCTTACTTAACTTCTGTTTGTCTTTAATGCTTTGCAATCTAGCATTTTCTTTATTATACCATTGGTTATAGCTTTTCAGCTTTTTCCCATCAAGTATAAAAGAGTCACCATCTGATGTTACACAAGTACAAAGATTGTTTACTCCTAAATCAATGGCTAGTGCTTTTGTTTTATCTAAATTTATTTTTGAAACATCTTTTACTTCATAAGTATAAACAATTTCAAAAAACCTAGCATTATATTTTGGGATTATTTTTATTTCTTTGACTTTCTTATCAGATAATATCGAAGGCATTTGAATATAAAATTTTTTATGTGTTTTTGCATATTCCCTTGAATATGGCATTTGAAACTTACCATTACGAATATTAATCTGTTGAATTATTAGCTGATTATATCCCTCTTTTGGTAAGTAATGCGGAATATTGACTTTATGAGCTACCTTCTTACTTTTTAAGCTACCAAAGAATGACTTAAACTCTGCATCAACCTTTCTCATAATCTGTTGTGCCATACTTGCTTGCAAAAGTTTATAATTATCACTTGTCTTTAGTGTCTTGTAGACCTCATTGTAATTTAGATAACTCTTATCACTGAAAAATTTCTGTCGTATCTCGTATAAAACTTGATTTTTAAGATTTTTTGAAATACGACACTGTTCTTTAAGGACATTATATTCTTCCTTTGACAAATGGTTAAGCTGTTGTTTTACTACTAAGTACATTTACAATTTCACCTCCTCTAGTAATTATTATAATACTAAGTTAGTGAAATTGTCAAGAAAAAATTATGTTGTTAGTAAGGTTGAATACATGAACCCTCTAACTTTAACCTTCTTTAGGAGGTCTAGTTCATTACAAGTCGCTACACTCGTAACAGTTCTCTTATGAACTTCCTATCATTTCTGATAGGCACAGACTATATCTTATCCATATCATATCTCTATGACTTAGGCGAAACCACTTCCATAGCCAATAGCTTGCTATGTACTTCCCTCAAGAGGAATAGTCGTTGAAGTTTCCCCTATTCGGGGCTTACCTGCTGATTACCAATTTTTGAAATAGGAATTAGGATTTAACCTTGTCCCATCTACTAGATTTTTTCTGTTTTCACCGCATATCACGTTTAGGCTTGTTTCATCCTTACGTTGTAGCTCTAGTAGCTTTATGGTATTCCAGCAATTCAGTTTCTTTGTTGCATGGCTACACAAAACCATGTCTACACACCAATTTATTGATATGCTTACCTACTTATTCCCTTATATCCCCATAGCTAAAACTAGGTGTTTTACGGGAATTAGTGATAACACATTCCTCCTAATACTAGATTACTTAATAGCAATCCAAAAATTATTGTTTTTTCTACCTTGTTTTTCTTGCTTGCTCTCTTTGTCATTCTCAACGCCCTTTCTGCTTGACCTACATTTATATTACCACATAAAACAAAAAATGGCAAGGGAATTTTGCTCTCTTTTGACATACTCCAGGTTGAACCCGCTGAATTTTGGTATCAACAAAGACTGCACATCTCGCGATGGTCTTACATCTTCTTCTCCAATGGATGATGCCCCACCCATATTTATAGATTTATGCTGATAAAATTCTTAAACCTTCGTCTAAGATATTCTGTGCAGCATTTCTATCCCTATCACAATGATGTCCACAAGAAGGACAAGTCCACTCACGAATAGATAAATCTTTTATTTTTGGATTTTGATAACCACATTTATTACACAACTGACTTGATGGATAAAATCTGTCTATTTTAACAATCTTTGTGTTAAATTGTGGTGCTACATATTCAAGTATTCTCAAGAATTCACCAAATCCATAATCTCCAACTTTCTTGCCATGTCCTTTCTGCATCCATTTCATATTCAAATCTTCAAAACAAATAATAGAATATTTTTTGCAAAGTTCTCTTGCCAATTTCCAATGATAAGCATTACGCTGATTGGTTACCTTTCGATGTAACCTTGCTAAAGCAAGTTGTGCTTTATGCCTGTTATTTGAACGTAATCTTTTTGTAAAGAGATTTCGATTAGCTTTTGCAATAGCTTTTTGCTGTTTCTTGAAAAAACTTGGTGCAATTATGTCATCTTCTTTGTTTGGTGCTACAAGCATTTTACCCTTGAAGCCAAAATCAAATCCGATGCTTTTACCCAGTCTAGGTTTAATATTAACTTCTGGCGTTTCACAAACAAGATAAACATAGAAGTCTCCACAAGAATCTTTCTTGACAGTAAGCATTTTAATCTTACCCTCTACTTCTCTTGACTTGAAAAACTTATATTTGTTCTTAGCAATCTTAATAGTATTATCTTTAATAGCGTTTTTACCTACTTCATCATAAGAAAATGAACAATACTTTCTATAAGGCTTAAATTTTGGCGGGGATGTTTTCTTTTTTCGTTTTAGATTTCCCCAAAATAATTTATAGCCATTATCTATTCTACACACGACATCATGAATAGCATGAGATTGTAAATCTTTCCAATAAGCATACTTATCTAGTTTTTTGAGCTTAGTAATATGCTTTTGCAGTCTAAATTTATTCAAAGATTTATGATAAAGTTTCCAATATCGCTTATGGAGAGCAATGCAATGATTATATATCTTGCAAGCTACCCAAAGCTGATATTGTAACTTCTTATTCTTCTTGGAATTATATAGCTTAAATTTATATGTTTTCACATTGCTCACCTCTTGTTTGATATTATATCTATTTATAAACTACATCTATCCCTGTGTCTAAAAGCAGCGGCTTGCGGTACAGAAATTTATGACATTAACATTTTAGTTAATGATGCAATAGATATATTATT